GCTATAAGGATTTTGATGAAGTTCGTCAAGTGTTTTGGTGAAAAGTACCCCCATAAGATTAATTATGTGATACTTAGAAACATTTAGGTATGTCATGTAGTTGGGCAGTTCATTTTCGTACTGTTTTTATATCGTTCCCCGAATACGAACATTTGCATGATTATTTTATATTAACGTTCGTCCCACATTTCCTATTCAATATCCGTTTTTTGCGATTCCCTTTTTTGCATTCCCATGCGAACATATGCACGTAACATATCCTATAGTGAGCGCGGGAATTGCTGATACAACATTCATAAATTGCGATTTTCCCATATTCCCGAAATCCCCAAAAAGCCCACGAATATTTATATTTATATTCTACAATATCCAAATATCCTATTTATCCTAATTCCCAAAAGTTCCCAACTATTTTCTATATCATACTTTTTAAATATCCTACATTTCTAATATTCTACATACCGTATATTCATTATTCTTAATTTACATTTTATGTCTATTTGAACTTTACGATATTATGATTATGTATTGTTATTACATAATGTTATTAACTAACTTATCATAAGTGTATTACTCTTAATATATAATTATCATTAAGTAAGTAACATACATTATGTTATATACTTATATATATTATATTACTTATTATATATATGTTATACATTATATATTATATACTTATGTTATTATATATACTTACTATATGTTAGTATACTATGTATAGTTAGTATGTTATGTATAGTAAGTTACTTACTATTAGTATATCACTTATCTATTATCATATACTTACTATTAGTATATTACTTATATTATATACATTACTATATCTTATACATTACATTACTTATAATAAGTAATATACATTATGTTATATACTATACAATATATAGTTACATATATTAGTTCTTATAATTACTTACTATAATCTACTTACTATTAGTAATTACTATACCTTAATGTTAGTACCTTATTATATTCTATATCCTATACTAATACCTATTACTTACTATAATAAGTGTACTATAATTAAGTAATTATATTCGCTTATATAAGTAGCTTATATAACGGAATTAAATATAAAAAGTATATTCTAATTACTAAATGTAAGTTAATAATAAAAATGGAATATAAAAGCCTTTCTATATTCGATTACTAAAAGTAAGTTAATAATAAAAACTTATATGCTATATCCAATTATGATAATTACTTTAAATAAGAAAACGTATATTCCACTTTTACAATATTCAATAATACCGTTTATTATATTCGCTATATACAATATAGATTATAATTGCTATATGGAATATGTATTATACATCTAATTACTAAAAGTAAGTAACTATTAATTAAACTTTAATAATCCGAATCACATTATTATCAATATGTCAACTATTATTATTAAGGCTATATAAAAGGCTTATATAACGAACTCTGTCAGACGCTCCAGAATGGCTCATATGAGTAATTACACTACTAAGGTACTGTAGTATTAAAAACTTTATTTGAGCGTTTTTCACTTTTTCGGTAAAAAAAGTCTTGACAAAAAATAAATTTGACAAACTAACTTTTTTATGATTTTTCTTTTTTGTGTGCTCTCAATTATCCGAAAATCCAAATTTAATCATATTCGAAATATGGGATATATTATATTTAAAAAAATGAATATCCCGATATATCATTGCCCGAAAACGAACGTAATTCTACAGTAACTATAAAAAAGTAATTGGCTATACCCTATATATTAAAGAACAAAAAAAAGCTACTGTCATTTTAGACAGTAGCTTTAAATTTTTCCCTAGTCGCTTTTAGTGTTTCCATGTTTATTTGAATTTCGATATTGTAACCATTATGTGTATAACCTTCGATGTATGGAAGAATTTCTTTTGTGTCCTCTACTTCTATCCATTCATCAATTTCTTCATATACGTTTACTTCATATGTCCCAGAGCCACCACACATCGGGCAACTAATTTCTACATGCTTATCTAATCTATCGGAAAATACTTCATAATCTCCAGAGCCTTCACACATAGGACAGTCACAAGAAACATATTCATCAATCGTAATATCCACATTTACTTCATCGCACATTTCATATTCGTAACTTCCATTTGCTTTTTCCTTATGATTGATAATTTCCCCATATGAATTGTATTTATTGCTTAAATCAGTTGAATAAATATTCATTTCGTTTAATTCATTTAATGCATATGCTAGTTCTGATTTTGTTGTATTATTTCCATAATATTCTAATGCAACTAGTAAAGGCTCATTGTCAATATTGATATATCTGAATAAAGTTCTTGCAAGCATTTTATCTTCAAAGTCTTCTAAGTCGTCCACACTTTCATGTAGCATACCTATGAATAACTTATCATCATGTAGCGCACCACCTAAATTTTTACAATATTCTTCATCATCATGTCGAACGTCTTGACAAGATGAGCCTTGAAAACCGTCCCATGTTCCCAACTTACAATAGTAACTCATACCTGCTATAAATTGCGGTGCACTCGTAACTGTCAAACATAGTTCTTTTTCTGTCTTAATTTGCATACTGTAAAAATCTAACAATTGTTGTGAAAATCCTGCTTTTCTCATTGTTTTACCTAGTTTCATTCCACGTTCGCTATATTTCCCCGTTTTCCATTCTTCAAACGTAGGCTTTACAAATTGACATTTAGAGCAATGACAAGTATTGTCTTTTTTCTCTAATTCTTGGATAGTGTCATGCATAGTTTGCCAATTGATATCATCGTTGTAATATCTGTCTCTAACGCTTTGAATCTCCTTATTAATCGTTTTTTGTACGCAACCCGTTTCACGTTCGTATTGCTCAAGGAAACGCTTGTAATCGGCTTGACGTTGCACCTTTACAATATATGTGTACTCAAAGTTGTTTTCTGGTCTTTCATTGAAAGCGCTCCAAGCGTCGTATACGCTAGTTGTTGGGTTAATATCAAGAATTTCTTGACAAACCTGTAATTCATCCGTAATAGAGTTTTCCACAACTTTTGTACCATTTTGTAAAGTTTTGATAATATTCATTTTAATATTCCCCGTTTCGATTATATTTTTTTTATTTCCCCAAAATCTAAATAGATTCAACAAATCGTTTTACCTCAATATACTATTATTTTTAATCCCAGAAATTTTTCGGGACGTATGAGCCGTCCTCCGTTTGTACGTAATTCGGATTATTCCTGTTTATGTCAGTTCTTGCATTTTCTTCAAATGCTTCCCTATAGGCTTTATCATCTTCACTTTCAACTTTTTCCTGTTTTTGGATATCATCATGAGCGCCACTATTACCAAATGTTACCTTGACTTTATCCCCTTTTTTGTAATTGTCATTTTCAAGTACAGCTTTATCATTTCCATTTTCTACCTTTACAAGTTTATCTTTTGTATTTTCAGAAACCGTATATTCTGTTACTTTTTGTGTTTTTTGTTCGGGTTTTACAATTTTGTTGTTCGGCTTGTTAGCTTGTAAATTATTGTTGACTTTTGGCTTATTTTGTGAAACTTGCTTTTTGTCATTTTTTGGTTTTTCTTGTTTAACCTCTTTTTTGACTGGTGTTTCTTGTACTTGCTTTACTACATTAGAAACCTTTTGCACTGGTGGTGTAACTGGCTTTTCAGTTTCTTCTTTTGGTTGCTCAACTGGTGCGACTGGCTTTTCTTGTTCGGCTAGTGTGACAGTTACAACAGTGTCATGATTGTATGTAACTGCAATTTTCAATCCTTCTTTTGGCTCAATTTTGTCAAAGTCTGTCTTTTCGATGAAAACGAAATCATTTTCGTAAAAAGTGTTTTTAGCTTCGACAACTTTATCCATAACACGAGTAATTGTAAAATATTGAGTAAAAATGTTATCTCTATCACTCGGAATAGTTGCAATGTTAAATCCTTCATCTTTTGCCATTTTTTGAACTGGTGTATTAATTGTTTCGGCTTCGACTGCCTTATCATACTCTTTTGTTACCTCATTCACTGCATAACCACTTGCAAAAATTGTACCTACAATCGCAACGTTTAACAAACCTTTGATAATTTTTTTCATTTAGCATATCCCCTTTATTAATTGATTTTTTGAAACAATTCCGCCTACGAACAATTGTTCTAAGGCAGAGTGAATAAAAAATCAATTTACATATATGAATGTATAAACAGTGCACAATTTATTCCATATTTATTATTTATGATAAAGCATTTTTCTTCTTTTTCAGTGGATAAATCGAAGTATTTTTCTATTCCAGTAATTACCATGTTATCCACAACCAAACCAACATATTGAGTTAGTTTCATGTTTTCAATCCCCTTTATTTAAAAGTGTACAATCATGTAAGAAATTAAGTATAAAGCAAGGTAACCAAATGCAAGAATCATGCCAACTTTTAAAATCCCTCTTAGTTGCATATTGTGACAGTACCTCTCTTTTTACAGCATACCAAACGGAAATCTTTTCCATTATGTTCGCCTTTCCATGTATAGGTAGTTTCCGTTTCAACATCTTCATACCATCCGATAATTTCCTGCTCAACTACTGAAAACAGTCTATCAACTTCTTTTTGTAATCTATTACGACAAGCCTTCTCACCTAGTAATTTAGCCATGTTATTCAATCCCCTTTATTTTTGAATTTTTAAGTTTAGTTCATCTGCTAACTGACAAACCGAATTTATTTTTCTGATATAAATTTCTTGCTTAGTTTCTTTACCGAACAAGCGTTTGATAAATTTTATCATTGCTTTATCCCTCCAATTGTTGTTTTTTCCAATTTTTGAAAGTATGATGATGTCCTACATAGTGTCCTTGTGTACTATAGTTAAAAGTAAAACGAACTTCTCTTTCTTCTAAGTTGGAAAGTTCTTTCATTTTAATGTAAGCAATTCCCCGACAATCATTTTCGCTTAATCCTTGAACTGTCATTGTTTTTACTGGTGTATCTTCCCATCTTTTACCATCTTCATAAAGTTGAAAGTTGACAGTGATTGAATGTTCTAACATGTATTTAAGTTCTTGCAAACATTCCATTAAATACCACTTTTGCTCCTTCAATTCCCTTGCCATGTCATAACCCCAGTAACCACTTTCAAGCCTGTCATTAATCCATTTTACCACCTTTTCCATACCGTCAATTATTTCGGCTCTAACGTCTTGTAATTCGTTGTCTGCATGTGGTACTGAAAGTAGGCTCATTTTGTGGCTTGCTAGTTCGTCAATGATGTTTTCTAAGTCTGATAATTCGTTAACCGCCTTTAGTTCGTTCACAACGTCAATATCTAAATGTTTGTAATTTGTCATTTTAAAGTACCTCCAATTTGATTTTTGTATTTCCATCTAAAAACTGGTTAATTTCTCCAGTTTCTTGCAATATCATTGCATTCCCTTCATGGATGAAAACTTTTCCTTCTATTGTAACAAAACCTGCTGTTTCTACCCACTCGGAATAGTCACCACGATTTACCAATTCTTCCCAGTTGCCCCAGTAAGAAATTTTTACGTTTTGACCTTCATAATTTTTAATAATTTCAGCTTTCATGTTATAACCTCCTTATTATGTAGTTAACACTCTTTAGAATGTTAACTATGATAATAAAGAGGGGACGGGGACATTTAAACCTCATATTTTTTCGTTCGACTCACAAAGTTATAAGAGCGTTTCACAACGGGCTTATAACTGGGCTTTTCGGCTAGTTTCACAACTGGCTTACTTTCCGTTTCGTATCCGTCCATCATTGCAAGTATCCACTCGCTAGGATATGAGATAAGTTCCCCTTATTTGATTTTCAAAGAGCAGGTAAACCATTATTTTTTGCGTTTGCCTTATGTTATATTATATTCGCCACTTCTAGAAAGTTTCCTTCTTTTTTGAAAAAATTTATTTATTTTTTCTCATCGAACAGTTGTTCGAAAAGGCTTGCTTCCCTTAGTGCCTGTAATAACAATATCATAAAGCATTTTCTTTTGTCAAGCGAACGAATGAAAAACTTTTATCGAACATTCGTTCTTGTTTTTGTGTTCCCTTTCGATGTCTTAATAATAGCAAAAGAATATTACAGAACAATAACAGAAATATTACAGTTATGTTACAAAACAAAAGAATTAGTTTCTTCTATATAAAGGATAAAAAATTGATTCGGGTTAAAATGCATTATATAGAAGAAACTCGAAAATAACGCTCAAACGCTCCAGAATCGTTTCTAAGCGCTTTTATGTCTTTTGGGTAATTAGATTACCAGAATCAAATTAAAGCCCGTACAGAGGATATTGTATTTTTACGATGTTTGTATAAAACATGTAAATATCGTATATTCATACAGGTTTATGCAGTGAGAATATAGTAAGAATCCCTTTATATCAACGTTTTGTATACCTATCATGGTATAACTGATTATACATTTCACTGTATATTTTGCATGATTTATGCAGTATTATACATAGTTTTTGCATAAATGAGCAGAGAATCTAGAATCATGAATATAGTTCATTGTCAATACTTAATTTTAATAAGTTTTAATAGTAACTTATGATTCTATATCAACTTACTATTATGTAGTGACTTACTTAAAATATGTATACTTACTATTTGTTATCAACTTACTATAAATGATATTACTTACTATTTTACATTGTACTTATTTATTGTTGGTAACTTCTATTTTATTGTAAACTTACTAATTGTATTCTTACTTACTTTTGTATATCCCCTAACATTTTATTATTGTACTTACTTTATTTAATTATCTGTATCGTAATATTCAAATATGAGACAATTCGGGCTTCCTGTTTTGATGCTTGTCCGTTCGGGGTGACCCTGTAAAAAAAGTTCTGGGAAAAATCATAATTTTTTCTGGGAAAAATCCCCTATATATACTTACGCAAATTCGTAAATATTGCTGAACGATGTGTTAGGCGCACACGCACATACACGCACACATGTATATATTCGCCCACGCACGTAAATTTCCCACGCACATGCACGTGCACACCCATGAAAAAGCCCCAGACATTTTATGTGAATCGTGCAGGAAAAACGCCTACATGTATACTTACGGGCGCACACAAATATTGCTCCAATATAGTCGCTAGCGATACTATAACATCTTTAAAGGTGTCACTTAACGATTATTATATATATAGGAAGAAACACAACTTTTTAAATAAAAGTAAAAAATAATGAATAAATCTCTTGTCAAGAGACTATACTTAGTGTATACTTAGTATCAACAAGGAACAACAAAACAAAATGAAATGGAGTGTTGTATATGAGAAATGTAGATGTATTATTTGGATTCGTTAGTGGTCTAGTTCGTCCTAAAACTAAAACTTTAAGAATTGAAGGTGGTAAGTTATATAATTATAACACAGTCATTGCAGAACGTACATTCGTAACAACAGATGGAACAGAACTATGGAATTACAACAGTTCAATATATAATGATGATGTCGTTGAAGGTGAATATCGTTTTGTTGTAAATGTATCTAAATATAGCACATCGACAACAACAATACAAAACCAATTATTAAAGATGTTAGATGGAAGACAATTGAAATGCGTTGCAGATATGCCTGTAGGAACACAAACATTACAATAGACAAATATAAAACAAAGGGAGAGATGTGTATGGCAAATTATCAAATGAGAATTGGAATCGTTATGGTGTTGCAGGATACAATTATGAAATGGAACAATGGAGATTCAGAACCATTAACTCAAGCGTTGATTAACATAAATAATACAGAAGGTTATGGTGCACGATATTTAGTAGAAGAAAGAGAAATTGATGGCATAGTATATGATATTGATGATGTAGTGTTTGAGATACTTGAAGATGGAGCACCCTTGTTTTCAGTGTATCGAGATAAGAGAGATAACATGATGGTGCTAGAAGTATATCCAGTAGACCTATTGACACGAAACGAACTAAAAGTTGATTATGACCTAAAAATGCAAATGATAGAAGAATCATTAGTATGTTGAGAGTGTGAAAGCACTCTCTTTAGTCATATTGCCCGAAAACTGCTTCAAATCCACAATAAAAAATGCTGTTTCCGTCTATTAAGGGGATTTTCTGCATATTCGTCCTGTTGGCTCAAAATCATTGAAACTCAGAATAACGTTAATAAAGGCTATTTTAAGACCCCTATTTTCTTGATAAAATGATGATTTTATTCAGCTAGTCCTATTGTTCCAAATCGAACTAAAACCTCACTATAAAGCTATTAAACACCTCAAACCACCGCATTCTATCACATTGGCTCAAAACGAACAAAATTCTACACAAGCGTAAAAAATAATTCACACATGCCCGTACTGTTACATATGATACGATATAACGAAAAGGGAGATGATTATATGAAATCAAAAGAATATAGATTGGCTCAAATGCAATTAAGAAATATAGTGAACATTGGAATTGAAAATGGTATACCCCTAACAGATATCAGACTGTTGGCAATGGCTACTATTGATGCATCACAATTATTTATGGATGATAAAGAGATTTCAGAATTAAGAATAGATTTATATAATAGGCTCAAATCGGTTGCAATTTATAGTTGACAAGCATAAAATATAATGGTATACTCGGTACAACATAAACAAATAATAAAGGGGAGATGTTTATGAATACAATAGCTATTAATGATATGGAGCATATCCGAAATATGGTCGAAATCGGTGACAATGCTTATGGTCAAGGTTTAAAAACATTCGATAGACTGGGACATGGATTTTATGGAACTGTTTATGGATACAAAGACTATGCCATTAAATATTTTAGATATGGCATGGATTCATTCAGTAAAGATATTGAGATGTTAGTACGATTACAACATATAAAGCATGTACCCCGATTGTATGAAGTGATTGATAACAAGGCAATTGTAATGAGTAGAGTCAGAGGATATACAATAAACAGATACATGCAACATGTAGAATCGAAAAGGATTGATAATTTTGTCAGCCCCCGATTTAACATAGAATATAGGAAAGCATTGCAAGACATCATGAGAGCAGGTATTCATCCTGCTGACTTACATAACGAAAATGTAATGATTGAAGAGTCAACGGGATTACCCGTAATAGTAGATTTAGGTGAATTTAGAGATGAGAGTTTCAGTGAATTATCAATTGAGAATCTAAACTATATCGGTCATACAGATACATATGATGAGGTTATTGTACCAATGGAGAAATACATAAATGATACATACATACAAGAAGCAAATCAATACAAGGAAATGTTAATGGAAAGAATTGACTTAATGGGTGGCATAGCGAATATTTATTAAAATATTCGCTTGACAAAAGAAATTAGGTATGATATACTTGAGTTAATCAAATAGGAGGTGATGCCTATATACATGATAACATACATACTGCATGGTATCCGTCATTCTAAATGTATTATATGTAGCAACATAGATACAGCAGTCGAGTCAATAGATGGTACTGCTACAATAGTAGAGATATATAAATCATATTAAGGGAGAGATGTTCATGGCTACTAAAACTAAATCGAGAAATCGTTATTACAATCCAAATCCATTAAAGAAAGAAACTGGTGATTGTGTAATACGTGCAATGTGTAAAGCAACTGGTAGAGAATGGGATGATGTATATATAGAATTGTATAGAATAGGATTTGAATTAAAGGTAATGCCTAACGCTGATGAAGCGTGGAAACAATTCTTAATTAGCAATGGTTTCACTTATCATAAGTTAACTATCAAACGTGGCTCAAAACGCCCTAAAGTCTCTGAATTTGCACAACAAAACAAAACAGGTACATTTGTATTGAGAGTAGCTAATCACCTTGTAACATGCGAGGATGGATATTATTATGACTTATGGGATAGTGGCACATGCTCATTATATGGATATTGGAGCAAATAGTGGTTCTAACACATTATGTGTTTTCATATAGATAGCAGTAAGCATAAAAAATAACCATAAAAAAGGGGATTGACAACATGATGAAAAGAACATTAATAGGTTTGGTTGTTGGTTTATCATTTCTTTTGGTTGCAGTTGCTTGTACAGATACAGAGGTTAAAAAGGAATCAAAACAGGTACAAAAGAAAGAATCAAAGCCAGAGCCTAAACAAGAAGCCCCTAAGAACGATGGTAAGATAACTAAAACTGAATTTGATGCAGTCCAATCTGGAATGACATATGAAGAGGTAGTAGCAATCATAGGAAGTGAAGGAGAAATGTTAAGCGAAGTAGGCTCAAAGGGTGAACAATTTCATAGTGTAATGTATGAATGGAAAGGAACAGGAGATTTTGGAGCAAATGCAAATTTCACATTCCAAGAAGGTAAGATGGAAATGAAAGCACAATTTGGATTGAAATAACTGTTTCAGCCCACTTTCTAGTGGGTTTTTTCTTGTACAACATTTGTACAACCCCTAACATAAAAATTTTAAATTATTGGTAATCGGACAAATACATAAGCACATAAGATAATGATATAACAAACAAACAGGAGCGTGATACTATGTTAAATGAAGTGATGCATAAGAAGTATGTTAAACGTGTAATGGCTCATGGTGTACCGAAATACAAGGCGAGTGAGATTGTAGCTACTGCACTTGAAACAGGTAAAGGAAAGAATATTGATACATACATTAATTATGCTATGACATTAGTGTATGGGTTAGGTTTTAAAGCAAATTAAAATTAATTTTAAATGTTAGTCATCATCCCGTTGACAGGTGCATATAATAATGATATAGTCACAAAGACAACAGAAAAGGAGATGTTAATATGATTGAATTAAAAGATTATGAGTTAGATGGTATTCTAGACGGTGAAGAGGATGCACTGGAAAGCTTTTATGAATATAATGGTGACACATACATTTGTGATGCAACTACTGAAATAGCAGATAATTACATTCCTATCTACAATTACAATGTATGGGAGAATGCTTCTGACATTCAAGAACACATTGAAGAAGCACTGTCAAATGGGTTAGTTGATACTAGTGGTGATGTGGATTTAATCAAGATATTCCAAGCAGGTTATTACCAGTATTACAGTGAACGTTTAAGCGAGAATCTAGACATATTATGTTACAACTATGTAGCAAAACTAGTAAATGATTACTTAGATAATGAAGATACAGATTCAATTGATGAAGATGCTATTGAATCACGTATTGAATCAGAAACAGACAGCTATGACCATAACAACACATTCGATGCACTAGAAGAGATAGCAAAGACAATCATTGAAGAAATCAAAGAAGAAGAATTTGCAATGTGATTCAATCCCTGCTTCGGCAGGGAAAATCTTTTTTAGTAATTCGCTTGACAGGAGATAATAAGGTGTGGTATACTAGGTATAACAAAACAAGGGGAGATGATTGAATGGCTAAAATGACAGTTCGTGAAGCGTTAGATTATGTAGTGAAAGCAAATGGGCAACCGTTCACAGTTGAATTACGTGATAATATATTGAAGTTCTTAACGTTATTACCTCATCATCCAAGTGAAACTAAATGGTTAGATAAAGGAGCAATCAAGACAGTTCGTGATTATGATTATGGTTGGTATGCAGAGGTTTTAGTTGAAGAGGTTAATGATAAGCTTGTTGTAGAGGTTATTGATGGAGATAACCTTGACCCTAATCCTAATCGTGTAAAATCAAATGAAGAAGCATTAGCATTGTTACAGGAGTATCGTGAGATTAAGTTCGCTAGTGATATTGATGAGTATTGGAATATGAGTGATGACCACAAGTATTGGATAAGAATGAGTGAAATGGATACTAGAGCATTTGCAAAGCAAGATGAAATAAAAAGAAAACTTGCATAAATCGCTTGACAAGAGCATAAGAATATAGTATACTAAGGGTAACAACAAAACGAGAGGATGATGTTAAATGACAAAACAAAGAAGAACGTTCACAGTAATTCGTAAATGGGCAGAGAAAATGGGTTACACAGTTGAGGAAACATGGGCATATGGTGACCAAGATGCAATTCGTGTTCATGTCAATGATAAACTATCATTTAAGGCTGAAATGAGAAAGAGCACAATTTATCAAAGTATTCGTGGTCAACGTGGTGATTGTGCAGGATTATATATCACAGAGGATATAAAGCATGAAGCAGGTAAAGCGTGGAGAAGAAGCTATGCATTCCACAAACCATCACAGAAGTATGCTATTGAGAGCATGGAATCAGATATCAGAAGATGGGAACGTGACAACAAAAAAAATGCTTGATAAACGCAAAAGATTATGGTATACTTAGTACATAAATAGAGGGAGAGGATGCTATGTCAACAATTTTGAATGTGATATTAGGTGGATGGGGAATATTTTGGATGGGTGTAGGAATTAGAGATGTATTTAAAGGATATAAAACAAAAGATAAAATGTTTTACTTTCTTTCAGCAATATCCTTTACTATAAGTATCATATTATTAACAGCAATTAAATAGGGAGAGTGATTATTATAAAAAATAAAAATAATAAAAAATCGCTTGACAAGAGAATGAATAGGGTGTATAATAAAGGTAACAACAAGCACAACAACAAAAAAACTAAAAAAATGACTGGAGTGTTGCGAATGAAAAAAATGCAAAATCAATTAGTGGAATTATTAAATATACATGGTGTATCTGGTGATGAAAAGGCTGTACGTGATTACTTACTATTCGAACTAGCAACTGAAAAGTTAGTTGATAGATGTCACATTGATGACTATGGTAACTTATTAGCTGAAAAGACTTATGGTGATGGCAAAGGTGCTACAGTTCTGTTATCTGCTCATATGGATACAGTGAGAGGTGTTAGAGCAGACAAAGAGTTAATCGTCAAGAATGGAGCAATCAGTGCTCAACTACCAAATGGAGAGAGAGCAATCTTAGGAGCAGATGACAGAGCAGGTATTGCAATAATACTAACAGTATTACGCAATATGAACAAAGTACGATTCAATGGTAAGATTAAGGTAGCATTCTCAAGAGAAGAAGAAATTGGATGTGTAGGGTCTACAAACATAAGAAAACAGTGGTATGATGGAGTAGACCTTGCAATTGTAGTAGACAGAAAGGGTAGCCGAGATATCGTAGTAGGATGTGGTCAGCCATTCTGCTCAAATGAAGTAGGATTATTCATGCAGGATGTGGCTCAAATGGCTGATTTAGACTTCAAGTGTGTAGAAGGTGGCATTTCAGATGCATTAACATTCTCAGAAAACGGAATCAACTCTGTTAACTTGTCGGCAGGATATTACAATGAGCATACAGAGAAAGAGTATGTTGTAATATCTGAAATGAAGCAAACTGTACGTCTTATAATGCAGGTATTCGCAATCATTAATCAATTCTGTCATACATTCAATGAAGTACCAGATGAGAATATGTGGGTAACAAACTGGTATCCAACAGGAAAATATACAAGCAAATACGATGTGGGATACTTCGAAGATGTATTTATGCAGGACTTGTATGCAGAAGAATTTGATACTCATGGAGATGTAATGATATATGAAATGGGTGCAGATGTAGTGATTAGTCAAGGCGACAACGAGATTATGCTAACACGTGAATCATTAAAAGGGTTAATTAACCAACTGTCGGGAAGCCTATAATTTTTATAGGTTTCCTGCATCAAACAAACATAAAGCGCATATAATAATGATATAAACAACATCCAGAAGCTTCACACATCCTAGAAGGGATATGATGACTATGACAAATATGTTAAAAAGAGAAAGAAAAGTGTATGTGAAAGTAGTAGGGGACAATGAATATGAGGTTTTGAATGAGAATAAAGAAAAAGTGTATGGAAGCAATGATGATTACTTTATCTATTTCAAAAACGTAAACTTTAGAGCCAATGGTGAAATAGATGGTAGGTATTTAGGTATGGCAAATGAGAACATGATTGATAATTATTGCGAGAATGTCTCATACGATGAGTTAAATGGTTTTAATATCAAAGGTAATAAAGTACGTACTGCACGTATGGTAGCATTAAATAATAAGTCTGGTGCGATTATAATTGTATCAAGTCGATAGGAGAGATGCATATGTGTATGGTAGTTAAACAAAATAAAGCAAACATTGACGGGGTTAAATCACTTCATAATTACCTGTACGCCCTCACAGAGCCAAATTATGAGTTATTGGAGATATATCACCAGATTGATGAAGAAGTGGATGAGATTGAGACAGAGATAGCTGAAAAGGAATTTGAAGCCACAGCACAAGATAATTTGGATGATGTACAAAGAGACATAAGAAGTTTAATTGCTGATATTGATAAGTGTGAATTGTCACCAGAAGATATAAAAGAAGAATTAAAAAGAATTTTATTTTAATCGCTTGACAAGAGAAATACATTCATGGTATACTAAGTACAAGAAAACAAAAGGAGTGTTGCACATGACAAAACAAACACAAACAGTAAGGTTAATCGAGTTTCACAATCGTCACATTGATGTACTGTTAAAAAGCGGAACAATGATTCCAAATGTTGCAGTAACAGGAACAGAAGTATTTGATGTTAATCGAGAAAAGCTTCCATCACCTCTAATCATGGGTACTGACAGATGGGGCAATGAACACAGTATCGCAACTGACAACATTGAAGCGTTTGTATTCCTAGATACAGATGAGCAAGCACGTTTGAGAAGTGCAACATTCCTAGTTGAAACTTATAGCCAAATTCCAAACCTTGAAGCAATCTCACCAGAACTTCAAAAGGCGTTAGAGGATTCAAAAGCAATGAAAGCAGAACTTGAAGCAAATGGAGTTACACCATATGTGCCAGTAAGGGAGGATGTATAATATGAAATTGCAATTACTAATTGATAAATTAAATCATGATTTAACTGAAAAATTTAGAGGTGTGAAGTTTACAAATATAGGGACACTTCATCTTGAAATTGTAAGACTTACAGATGAAATCCTTCAAAAATATGAAACAGGATTGGAAATAAATTATTGTTGGGATATTCATATCAAAGGTGAGTACCATAAAGTAATGAAGTATGATATTGATTATACAGCAGATAAGCGTTACAAATATGAAACTAGGGGCAAAGTACATTTCATCACATTCTCAGCGTTAAAAGAGATGCCAGAAGATGCTACTGTAGCTGATTTAATCCATGCAATGCAGTTAGATAGCGCAAAAGAGAACTATGAGCGTATGCAGAAGGAAAGACTTGAAATACTTGAAGATTTAGCTGTTAACAAAGAAGGTATTGATAGTTTGGCTAAAAAAATCAAAGCATTAGAATCCCGTTAATATACGGGGTTCTAGATACATAAGAAATATTGATAAAATAACGATTTTATTAAGGAGTTGACATCAAAATGTTCTACACAGACAGTTTAACTTTTGATTTAATTATGACTGTAGGTGTTTTGATTATTGGTTTGTTAATGTTCTATATACTATTCAAATTATAAGGAGAGATGCTTATGAAAAAGATTATTGGTGTTGCATTAATAGGATTGACTTTATTAGGTGCTTGTGAATCACCTGCAAGTAAACAAGAGCCATCAAAAACTAAAACAGAGAAGGAGGAAATGTTAGAACGACTTGAGACTATTGGTTCGGATAGAGTGGGTAGTTTTATAACTATCTTTAGAGATAAAGAAACAGGTTGTCAATATTTTAATACTGATGGGTCATATGGTGGTATTGTTATTGAGCCTGTACTGACAGCAGAAGGAAAACCATACTGTCCACAAAAATAATAATATAATGGAGGTTGATATTATGGGAAGACAAATTAGAACTAATGGTGACAAATGGGAAGTATTCTCTACGGTTACAGATGAAGTTGTAGGCACGTTTGACTCTCAACATGATGTTGCAGTGTGGTTAGCTAATGATGGTCTTTACAGAGCAAAACTGAACGCTATAGAAACACTAATGACATTCCCTGCACGATGGACTATTGATGATAAATATCAGAATGGTAGTGGCAAAAAATATTACTCATGGCTTGATAGTTTATATGCTAGGTCAGAGAATGGTGAGAATTGGTATCAACTGGTTGATGATAAATTGGAAGAATTAATGAAAGGGGAACGATAATATGGAAAATATTTTAGCAACTTTAATTACTATGGGTGGTATTGTGGGAATTGGTCTATTGACAGGTGTTTTAAAAATTAAGGTTTTAAGTATAAGTAAAGAAGAAAGAAAACAAGGAAAAGGTGGTTTATATATCAACGGTAGAAAAATATTTAAATAACAGTAATAATTCGCTTGCCAAGAGAGTATAAATGTAGTATACTATAACTAAGGAGGGACAACATGATACGCTACAGAGAGGTCATAATTGATGAAATCTTGACAGCACATGTTACCGAATTGTCATATGGGTTTGACGGTTGTGTTAAAGTATACTGGGTACATTGTCACCCTATCATTGATGCAATACATTGTGATTTGAGTGGCAAAACAACAGGTAAGGGTGTTAAAAATAACTTGCAAGTCATTATGGATGCAATACACTTGATGAAAGGTAAGAAAGCTAGAAAGTTAAAAGCCTTACATCAAAAGGGTAATGTAGTCTATCTTGACCGATGGGAGGACGAAAAATGATTACATTTGAAGAAGCGGTTATCTTATTGGAAGCTGATATGGAAGTTACTTTAGAGTGTGATGGTTATGATTATGAAATAGCACCTGCTGATGGATTTGTTGGTGGAGATGGTATGGAAGGTTGGATTAGTGTAGCACTAGGTAATGTGGTTTATGATGATGCAGAGCGTGTTTTAAGAGAATCTATTAAATTCTTATCATCTGATGGTAAAGAAGTAGGAATCAGAGCCTAAACATAAAGGGAGGAATGTATATGAAACGTATAAACAAAACAGAAAAGAACCTCAGAACTGTCTGGAATCAATTAGATAATGCAAGTGGTGAATTATATAACGCTATACACAATCTCTCTCAAATGACTGATATCACAGGTCAAATGCAACGTCAAATGGATATGATTGATGTGTCTCGAATTGATATGTTGAAACAAGAACTGGAAGCCATTATGGAAGCTAAAGGTGTTAAAATATATGAGCAAGACTGATTTAATTCTCAGACTACATGAAGAGATTGCAAAAGCTGAACGTAGACAATTACCGAATGCAACCAAACCTAGCGGTTGCATGAGGGGTCTACTGAAAGCTATTGAAATAATAGAAAATCATAAGGAGTGATTGAATGAAAAGAAAACGTGTAGATTTATATTCTGTCCTTACTCGTAATGGGTATAAAATGCCACGATATTCTGATATAGTGGGTGTAAGAGGTGACATATTCAGATTCTTAAATGAGCAGGTTGGATTAAGTAATGATTTAACTACATGTCTAGCAACTTATTCTGACAGTCAGTGGATTAAATTGGCTAGTAGGCTTAGAAAGCATGGACACGTAAGGGAGGTTGTCTGATGGATTTATATAAAACAGACCTCATAAGAAAGCTTGAAAAGTTTAGAAGTAAAGCATGTTGTCAGCATACATTATATCAAGCACACAATCTATGGACACAAGTTAAAGACCATCTTACAAAGCAACAGCAGTTAGATATAAGGGATGCATGGCATCATGCTAGGATGGATAGCAACAAGGGAAATAAAGTGCTTCACGACACTGTGAATGCTGTTATTAAAGAGATAAAGGGATAAAAGAAATCTTTTATTAAGGAGGGGTTATATGAACAAAGAAGACAAAGAACAAAAAGAGTCAATAGAAGCGTGTGAGCAAGCTATAGGTAGAGAATTAACAATCGAAGAACGTATGATATTTGGCATGGCTTATCATTGTGGTAGACAGGATGGAATAAAGGTAGTAGAAGATAAAGTCAATGGATTTGATTGAATAAAAGGATTGTTTTATGAAAGGAGTGATTTGATGAAAATTATAAAGAAAATAATCTGTTATTTTAAAGGTCATAAGACAGGGTTTTATGTTCATGATTTCGGTGAACAAGAAGGTCTTTATGGTGAAAGGTATAAAGATACAATGTATTGCAAGAGATGTGGTTATGGAGATTTGAGAGGTTGATAAAATTTTAGTTTGATACAGGAGGGTAGATATATGAGTATGACTGTAGCTGTTTTATTAGGTGCTCTTTGGGCTTTTAGTTGTATTGGAATAGGTTATTTCATAGCATGGTTTGAAGATAGAAAATAAAGTGTTGACAAGCACCAAGATTAATGGTATAATAAACTTATCAAAGAAAAGGGAGATGGTTGAATGAAGAAAAAAGCATACGTATTACTTAAAGGTGACAAAATGATTGGAAAGTTCCATAACAGTAAAAGAGCAGTTAAGAAAAATTATCCAAAGCAAGTTGTTAAAGATGGTTATTCAATTGGAGTATTCACTTTCAGTCATTCAGAAGACCCAAAAGTGGTTGATACAATCACATTATACACTGATTACATGGGAGTTAATCATTGTAAGCGTGGTGATGCATTCTACGCTGTAGATGGTAACTATAGAACAGATATGTCTCCATTCTACAAATTAGAAGTTAACGAGGAAGATGTTGAAAAGTCTAGTTATGAAAGATATTTCATCAAAAATACTGATTCTGTTGAAATTATTGGTAAAGAAGAAAAAAATTAAATACATAATTCGCTTGACAAGAGCATAAAATAATAGTATAATGAAGATACAAACAAAGCGAAGGAGATGGTTGAATGATAATTGCAAAAGTATTCAAGGATGGTAAATTGGTTGACCAAGGGATTGTAATCAGTGGTAAGAAGTGGGTAGAAGCTTATCCAGAACAATATGTTGAAGTAACAAGTGACACTCATGATTATGGTAATGGTCGCACTTATAATGTAGCTGATGGTTATCACTTCCAAGAATTGCAAGACAATGGTAACGGTTGGGAAGTTGTCTATGACAGTAATGAAAAGATTGACCGAACAGTTGATTATGATTTGCCATCATGGTTTGTAAATGCAACTCCAATTCCAGACTTCTCACACAAGATGGATGAGGACGGAAACATCGAAGAAACGTTTCATGGGTACATCAAATAAGAGGGGTTTATCCCCTCTATAAACTAAATAAAAAATCTCTTGACAAGAGAATGAATAGTATGTTATAATAAAGTTACAAACAAAAGAGAGGATGTTGTTCAATGACTAAGAAAAAAGAATGTTTAATCTGTGGTAATGACAATAAGAAGGAAATCGAGTTGCAACCATTATATTCTGATGGGGATGGAAATGATGACATTGAAAAAGAATACGTTTGTAAAGAAGGAAAGGGGTGTTGTTAATGAGAAATTTAAAAGAAATGACAATACAGGAATTAGAGAGAGAAATCTTTCATCTTAAACATTTCATGCCAACTGAAAACTTACTACCAATCTATAAGGAATTAGCAAAAAAAAGAAAAGCTAGAAGGGAGATGGTATGATGGAAAGCAAATTAAAGGTCATTACGAGTGCGTTCGAAAGTATTAAGAGAAATGGTTGGTGCAACATTTACAAAGGTCACAGCGAGGTAATTGAGTCCTTAAAACAAACATTAACAAGTCTTGATATAGAATATTCAACTCATGATTTAGGTTCGGGAATACAATTCATAGTGAGGGGAGTTTGATAATATGGGAAAATTTCAAGAGATTCAAAGGAAGTCTGGGTTGGTTGTTACAGAGATTAGAAAGTTCTATGACATGAATAATAATAGAAATTATCGAGGATTAAAAATCTACGGTGCATGGGATGATACAATTGCATTACGGTTTAATGATGTAAATAAAGAGGATTTTGAGGGTGGCTTGATTAAACACTTGAAATCATCCAACATAGCAGAAATTGATTGGACATATGGAGAGTATGGTGAAATTGTTATCTATATTGAGGGATAAAGGAGGTAATAACATGGTTATAACTATATCTGGTATTGATAAGTTTACACATGATTCTTTCTTCTATTTTACTGTAGATGTTGATTTAATGAAGGATGATTTCCAATTACATCATGAAGAAAATTGTGTAAAGGTTTATATCAATGATGACTATTATGTATCATCTAAAGAAGATTTTGAATTGAGTCGATAAAATAAGGAGTGATGTGTATGGGATTCAAACTAGTTTGCAATACGTGCGGAGAAAGTAGCGATGTTAAATTAGATTTGTTGTTTGGTGCAAAATCTATTGACATAGATGGTAAGGTTGATGTTACAACAGGTGATTGGGAAATATTAAAAGTAGAATGTGAATGTGGAAATAAACTAGTTAGCGATGAGTTTTAATAAAAGTCTGATTTTATATAGGAGGATGATATTATGGCTAAAATAAAGAAAAAATTGAATGGAACTTTTTCTGTAAATTTAAGTAAGTCAGAGTTAAATACGATTGCTTTATTGTTGGGAAATTCTTCTGATGCTTTTGTAAGAGAGAGAGCAGATGATTGGGAGATAGACAATTATTCTCAAAAGGAAGAATTAGATGACCTTTGGAGGGCATTTCAGCAACCTAGTGATATGATATAATAGGAGGGATGAACATGTATAGTATAGAATGGGATGATGGCTTTGGTGGTACAGCTTCTAGTAGGTGGACAGATGACAAAGTATTTATCACAGGATTATGTGAGTATCTTCAAAAGGCAAATAAAACAGGAATTAAAATTGTACAAAAGATTGATGTAACAGGTGAATTTATAGGAGGAATGTATGATGAAACAATTTGAAATCATTTTTACCGAAACTGTTAAGTCTAGAATTGTTGTGAGAGCGAATAGTTTAGAAGAAGCTGACCAAATGTTTGATGATGGTAAAGTTAACTTTAGTGAAGCAGAAGAATTAGACAGATGGGATGCAGGTATTGATGAGTCAAAAGAATTAAAATAAATTCGCTTGACAAAAGAAGCTATGTATGGTAAAATATAATTAAGTTAAGGAGATGGTAATATGCGACCAAGTGGAAAATTTGTTTACTTATTGTCTACAATTGAAGGGGCTTTTATTGCAGAAGTTGTATCTGGTGTGAAGCTTCAAAAAGGTGACGAACTAAATTATAAAGGCAACAAATTGTTTGTAACAAGTATAAACGTAGTTGGTGGAGATGGTACTAATATTCTAAATGTAGTGAAAATTGGGTCTGCAATTATTATAGAATAGGAGAGATGTCTATGAAAAACTTAACAAAAAAGCAACAAGAATTAGCATTAGAATATGCGGTAGCATTCTTGGAGCAGGAGATTGAAGTCCATGAAACAAGAAGAAACACTACTCATGGTAAGGATAAAGAAGCAATCCAAGCTAGACTAGATGAAATGTATAAGGAACTAAACTTGTTTACAAATGCATAATATAATAGTATACTTAAACAAAGGAGGTGTCAATATGGGATATCTAATTGCACTTTTAATAGCTATTGCTTGGGGATACGTTGTTGATTTAAGAAAAGGTCAAGTAGGTTGGTTTATTGGTAGAGTGGTGTTTATGCTTGCTTTCTATCACATTACAACATTGATTATGGGGTAAGTATTTATTCATGATATACAATACTATAAGAAAATAAAAGGAGAGATGTTATGAGAAAATGGGAAGAAAAAGGATTTTCACCACCTGCTTCTGGTGGCTTGGTTGGATATTTGACAACAGAAAAAGGATTGTTTTATGTCTACTCAATTAATAAAGATATTGATGATATAGGTTTTGATTATTCAAAAACAGGTGATAAATACGACTTAGTTAAAAGCTATGAACTTGAAATCTATTATGATGAAGACTTTTTTGACAGAATGAAACCTCATGTCCAAGAGGTTCTAAAAGAGTTAGGAATAGACAAACGTGCTTTCAAACTTTATGACGAATGGGAGAAAGAAATTGACAGAGTGCTTGGAAAGAGGATTTTTGAATAAAATCTTAATTTTAACAAGGGGTGGTGTAATGGAGTATTTAAAGTATTTGGAAAATGACTTACCAATATACATCCTAGTTGGTGTGTTGATTCTATTATATACAATAAGTTTAATTGGAGATAAGTTTACACGATAAAATTTTACTTTTAACAAGGAGGATGATAATATGACAGTATTTGTATTGTATGTGTCTTATCCATATGAAGGTGGATATGTGCTTGGAGTGTATTCTACAAGAAAGAAAGCAGAAGAAGTAATGAATGATGAAGACTATGTACCTAACAAAGAATATGCAGAAATTAAAGAAATAACGCTTAATAAATTTACAAGAATTGTAATTTAATAAAAACTCAATTTTATGAGGTGGTGATAATATGATATCTAAAACAGAAGTATTGAATAATAATGCAGTAGTAACATTCAGCTTATCAGAAAAAGAAATGGAAATCATGAAACATTTAAAAGAGCATGGTTGGATGGAATTTCGTAGAGGTGAGGGTAGTGAAATTGTAGATAGATTGTATGATTATGGTATTGTTACAAGTGATGATGATGCATGGCATTTCACAATCATACCAACAAAGGTTGGTAAGCAAATCATAAAAGCAATGGATGTATAAAAACTGAATTTTATGAGGTGGTGATACAATGCTAGGATTAATTATATTAGGTTCTTTTATTCTTGCAGGATTAGCATTCTATGGTGGATTTAAATTGGCAGAATACATGGATAAATAAAGAGAGGATGATTATATGAAGGTACGCAAGAAATCTGGAAAACCTTTTAAATCTAAAAATAAAATCAATACAGTTAAAGAGATTATTCAGCATCCAATACATAAAAATGAAAAAGCATATACATTCTATGAGGATGATTCATATGTAAGTGTTTTAATGTGTGAAGAGGTGATTATATGAAGAGATTGCAAGGTGCTAAATACCACTCTATGAAAGACAAATTAATTCCTATCGCATACAGTGTAACCAAGGCAGGTAATATTTGTATGTATTATAAGGGAGGATTTAGCCACTACTTAAATGATGAGGAAAAATTAGCATTTAAACCAAATGGATTAAAGGAGCGATAATATGGGAGCATTAGAAATTACTATGACAATTAAATGTGGAGAGTGTATCACACATTCCAATTACTCTCTTAAACGTGATGAACTGGATGATATTCTTTTATTAGCTGATACTATTAACAATCATCATATGGGACGTTTTGAAGCACGACAAACACATCCAGATGCGATTTATATTACATGTACAGAATGTGGTCATGAAGATGAATTAAGTTTATAAATCGCTTGACAGGAGAAGCACAATATAGTATACTATTATTAAGGAGATGGTTATATGAATGAAGCATTACTAGGTTTGACATCCATATTCTTACTCTGTATGTTTTCTATAGCTTTAGGTGGATTCAGTCGCAAACAGCAAGAGAAGAAAGAAGTTCATGACAAGGAGCGATTGAAGCAGATAAGAGTAGAAACAAATCAATACTTGAAAGAACAAGGTTATAAGCCTAAGATTAAGATTCAAGTAAAAGAAAGTAGTCATGATAGTTTCAGTACAAAGTCAAGTAAACCTACAAGTAGACCAAAACAAAAGAGTAATAGCAGTAGCAATGATGAGCATCATCGTAGGATGGAAATAATTAGAAATTCAAATTTAGGAGAGTGATTCAATGAAATTAGATTATGGGTCTGGAAGACAACCAAAACAAGGATTTAAAACGTCAGATTTTACAGGTGCTCCAAATTACGACTTCATGATTAAGAACTATGAAGTCATAGGGGCTAAAAGCGGTCAATTTGAAGCGATACACGTTCGTAATGTTCTGCATCACATTCCAGAGAAAGACCTTCCTACACTCTTTCTAGAGTTCTCTAGATTGCTAGCAGATGGTGGTACACTAATTATCTCTGAACCTCGTGAAGAATTTCATGAGCAAAACAAGAAATTGGATTGGATTTGGTATAGATTCCTAGTTAACGATACTAAAATCATGATTCCAGATGAATATGTGGATTACAAGAAGTATTTAGTTGATTTTGAAATGGTTGAAAGTTTTGATGAATACAATAATGAAGTAATTACATACAAAAAAGTTTCTTAATATGAATAAATCGCTTGACAAGAGAATAAGATAGGTGTATAATAAGAGTATGAACAGGAGATGATGTTGTGTTTAGAAACCTTATAGGTAAGACGGTTTTAGTTATTCACGATAATGATGATAACTCTTGGATGGATTCAATAGTTACAGTCAAAGAGGTAAAAACAGTTGGACACAAAGAATTTTGGGGAAGGATACAACCAGTTAAAAGACCTGTTGTAGAATACGCAAATGGGAGTAGGATGTTGTTAGTCAATTTCCAAGACATCTTTGAGGTAGAAGAACTTCAAGCAGACCTTCTGGGTAGAGGTGATGAAGTATTTCGGTTTATCGAATTTGAGAAAGTAAAAATACCATACGCTTTACATGATACATATGAATTTCTATATGTGATTCAAAATATAAAGACTAATGAAATAATAAAATTACAACCAGAGAATGCTATGCATCAATTATGCCCGACATTCAGAGATTTCTTTAAAATGAAAAGAGACTAAAGGAGATGGTTATATGACAAAAATGACAGTATCGCAAGTATGGAACAAGGTAAATGAACTTCAAAAAGGTATGGATACAATGGCTAAAGCATTGGCATTAGGAATGACTGGAGAGACTGCACAACCTGTACTTGACGCTCTTTTACGTGACTATAAACGATTTAGCAATGAATATTATGAATTTATGAAGCAGGAAGTAGAAATCGTTGAAGAAAAAGAAGATGATGTGTTCGTATTACAACTTAAATACGATGGGTCATTTTGTAGAAATGTAGCTATTAGCACTCAAGATGGAGAAATAATCATTCAGACAACTAACAACATGAAATGGGCAAAGAAATATACTAAGGATGATACACAAAGTATGGTGTGGGACATTGAACGTATGGCAGAGGAAGGTTATGATGTCAGAAAAATGAAGTGGGTGGAAGAATGAACCAAAACGTTATGATACAGGAAGCACTCGAAGTATTAAAACGTGGATACTTGCTTGATGGTGATGAAGTGACTGTCAGAGTTAATGGTGGTAGAGTGAAACTAAAAGCCTATGGTGAAGCCTTGACAGTAAATGTTTATATGAATGTAAACAAGAAAATATCGCTCATGAAAAATGACATCGTTAATGATGACCTTGGACTATAAAATATAGGGAGTGTTGTTTATGAATTATAAAGATAAATTTGTTGGTATTACAATCTATGGATTCTGTAATGGTTACTTTGGAAGAGATTCATATGATGATAAAACAATTATTGCCAGTGGTGATAATTGGATTGTCGGCAAAACGCAGTATGGATATGTAGAGTTTGCATCATTTGATGATGGGGAGACTATGGAAGAGTTAATTGGAGAATGGAGTGTAGAACCAGATGAGGATTTCTAGGTGGTAGTTTTATCGAACTAACAACAAAGAGATTTTAAAAGGAATTTAAAGATTATATATAATATATATAGTAATTAATTCGAATAAACTACCTTCTAAAAAATGTATCAAACAGGCTTGACACAAATAAAAAATAATGATATACTAGGGAGCGTGGAGTAATGAGAGAGAGAATTACAGATGAACTTATTGAACACTTTGCAAGAGGGTATCACATTTATAAAAGTGCTATGAAGCAAGCTAACAGTACACCGTCCACATTTGAACAATATGTTGAGTTTTGCTTAGTACAAAGAAAAGAATTAACCAGAAAGGCGTTGAAGCACATTGAAGCAAAAAAAGCGTAATAAAAAGAAGCGTATTGGGGTTATGACCCAGAACAGAGGAACATCTGTACCACCAACACGTGCTGATGAGAACAAAAAGAAAAAGAATGACCGTAGGAAGCAGAGACAAAAACAAAAAGCCAAAATTAAACGAGGTGATTATGATGTTTAGACGTAAAAAGAAAAGAAGTAAATCATCTTCTGGTGGATTCTTCAAGTTTCTTATGGACTTACTAGAAAATTTCTTTGACTAATACAAACATAAAGGGGTCGATTCTATGAAAACATTATTAAAAGGTTGGTCTGCATTTGAAGTGATTTGGATTACATTATTCACTGCATTAGCGGTATACATGTACTTCGCATTCGATGATACAGCAGTTGGTCTTACAGCTTCTCTGACAGGTATGTGGTGCGTTATTCTTGTAGCCAAGGGTAAAATATCAAACTACTTCTTTGGAGCGATTAATACAGCACTGTACGCTTACATATCATATAAATCACAATTGTATGGTGAATTTATGTTGAATGCATTCTTGTACTTCCCGATTCAGTTTATTGGCTTCTATATCTGGAACAAAAATAAAACATTAACAGGTAATGACACAGTAGTAAAAGCAAGAAAATTAAGTAAAAAAGGTTGGGCTTATGTTGTAGCAACAGTCGCAATTGTTGGAGTGTTATATGCAGGTTTCTTACATATGATTGGCAGTCAACAAGCAGGTGTTGATGGATTTGCAGTAGTATTAAGTATCACAGCACAATTATTAATGCTAAAACGATTCGCTGAACAATGGTTACTATGGATTTGTGTTAACGTTTTAACTATCATTCTATGGTTTAATGTTTTCATGACAGACGGAAACAATATTACAATGTTAGTAATGTGGATTGCGTACTTATGTAACAGTGTTTATGGATACATTAAGTGGTCAAGAAATGCTAAACAAAGTGAGGTGGCTTAATATGTTTAAGCGTAAACATAATATAAAAATGAGCACTTTTGAAATAATCCTAATGTGGATAGCAGGATTCACATTAGGAAGTATTATTGGTACTTTTATAATGAATCTAGCAATTAAATTTTTAGGACTTTAAATAGAAAGAGATGATGTTTATGAATAAGACAGTAGGATTTTTAGGCGGAAAATTTTATCCTATACATATGGGTCATGTTTATGCAATGACAATTGCTTCAACAATAGTTGATGAATTACATATTATCGTATCGTATGATGAAAATTATGAGGTTAATGTCCTTAGTAAAGATAGTAAACTACCACATGTAAATTATACTCAACGATTGCGATGGTGGACTGAAATTACAAAGGATATGCCACACGTACATGTCCATGCAGTATATGAAGAAAACACTGGTAAACTAGAGAGTTGGCAAGAAGGAGCAAAGGGAATCCGAAAAGCTATTGGCAAACCTATTACTCATGTATTCTCTTCTGAACATGCTTATACAGACTTCTTTAACGTCTTGTATCCAGAAGCAGAACATGTTGTGATTGATGCTAATCGTGATACATATCCAGTATCAGCAACGAAATTACGTACAGAAGGAGTTTATTCAAACTGGGAGTTATTACCAGAAGTTGTAAGGCGACACTATGTTAAAAAAGTTGTTGTTATTGGAACTGAATCATGTGGTAAATCTACGCTTGTAAAAAATCTAGCAACCTTGTACAATACTAATTATGTTGAAGAATATGGTCGGACATTCTATGAAGAATTAGGTGGATGTGAAGGTGTAACATTAACAGAAGATTATCCATTGATTGCATATAAACATAAAATCATGGAGCATGAGGGTCTTAAAGGTGCTAATAAGCTGTTGTTTATTGATACCGAAGCCATTGTGACTCAATACTATTTAAAAGCGTATCTGGGGCAACGTGATGGATTATTGACACGTATCGCAAATAATCAGAACTATGACTTATGGATTTTCTTAGAGCCAGATGTGAAATGGGTAGATGATGGTACTAGAACATTTGGTGAACAGTCTGTACGTGAACAAAACAATCAAGATTTGAAGTATATGTTAAAGTATATGGGTGTACAATACATAACGATTAAAGGCAATTATAATGAAAGATTGAATGAAGCAATAAAAAATATTAAAAATCTGTTGACATAAAGTAAAGATAATGGTATATTATATGTAAGGGGCATAAGTTAACATAAATGAGAGGGTCAGCAAGCCCTCTCTAATTACAAAAAAAATAATCTCTTGACAAGCGAAATGTTCTGTAGTATAATAAGAGTATAACAAAGAGAGGATGATGTTCATGAGAGATTTACAATCAGTTAAAGGTAAGCGTGATTTTCTAAGAAATGTTTTTGCAAAGGCTACAGCGAGGAAAGAAGAAGTATTAGATGGTCGTAACTTCCGAGACTTAGATGAATATGAAAAAAGTTTAATCATGGAAATCAATAAAGCAATCGACAAGTTGATGCCACAAATTGAAGCATTAACATTTGTTTTAAATGAAGATTCTGAAATATGTCCTGTTTTATTAAGAGTTGGAAGAGGTCTTAGTGCAGGAGAGGTAATGGGAAGTACAGATTGGTATGCTGATGAATCAAAATATAACTGAAAAGGATGATGTACATATGAAATTACAAGACGGTGCGAAATACATTCACAATGTAGAAGGAACAGAGTTTATTTTAAGAGAAGATTATGATGGTCGTTGGTACGTGAGAAACTGGACTGATGAAGGATTGACTAAATCACTATCAGTAACAACTACCGAAATGATTGACATTCTAAAGAAACATTATGTGAAAGCTAATGATTTCACTGATGCAGAAAAGTTGACAAAATATGATGAAATTCATAGTTGGTATTTATGGCTTAAACGCAGAACACATGATGGCAAAGTTGATAAGTGTCATGTTGAAACATTCCTAAAAGGTCTTAAAAAAGAAATTGAAGGGATTGATGCGAATGATGAAACGAAAGCTTAGAGGTACATATATTCGTGCCACAAAAGATGACATTGAAGAAATCATACACTATCAAATAATCTGGGATGTGTACAATAGTTGTTATCGTATCTTGTGTTTAGATTCATGCAATATTATGGCACGAAAAAATGGATTCAAAAATGAAGCAGAAATCAGAGCATACTTTGCAAGAGCAAGAATTGAAATAATTTCTTGGGTTGAAAATAACTTATAGGAGTGATGTTGATGAAACAGTTTAAAATCATTGACCGAGATGATAAAATTTTAGCAAAAGGTATCACACTTAAATCAAATATTACGTTATTAGAATGGTCTAGTGCAATTAAAACATTATCATTCTATGACAATATTGAACAAGTGCAAGAATTTGTATGTAATAGTGCTAAAAGTGTACGACTAGTAGAAATGAAAGCAAATAGTAAAGAAAGATTACGTGAATATTACCTACAACGCAATGAAGATTTCAGTGGTGTTAGTGGAACTGGGATTGTAGCAGAGGGTGTTATCATGCCAAGTGGTAAATGTATTCATGAGTGGTCACAATCATATGTAACCTCTCACAATATCTATCCAAATATCCAGTCTGTACAGCACATTCATGGTCATGAAGGTAGAACAATAGTTAAATTCTATGATGAGAAGGAGTGATAGTATGGCAAAAGGAAAACTTTATAAAGTAGAAGCCTTTGAGCACGAAGACCTTGTTGAAGTTGAAAAATCTCTCAATAAAAATATAGATGATTGGAAAGCATGGGATACGGAAGTCAAGTTGAGTACAAATCCAATAACTGGTAAATATTACTATGTTATGAAAATATATAATGACTAAGGAGGATGATAGTATGATGAAATTTAAAAAGGTGATTTTAACAGCTTTCACAGTATTGACAATGGGTGTTGTTATGGCAGGGTGTACGACAGAAGCGGATACAGTTTCAGAGAACTTGTCAAAGTCAGCAGATTCATTTGAAGTACAACGTAGAGTAGTATTCTTTAATGGGATTACAGATAAATACCTTTTAACAATTGAAGGATTATGTGCTTTGGATGCAGATGACAACAAGAAGATTACTGTAACTTGTAAAACTGGTGAAAAACAATATAAGAAGCATTATTTAGGATTGAGCGACAATGTTTCATATTTCATTGAGCAAACTGATGCTAAATATGAAAGTGCTTATCACTACAAAGTATTATTCCGTCCAGAAGAAATCATTCCAGATATCGACTTACAGACAAGTAAAGGGAAGTGATAATATGAGTCATGAGGATTTCTGTAAAGATGATAATTTCATCTTAAAAAACTACATTATCATCTACTACAATCGTTTTGTAAATGAAACTCAAACGCACAAGGTCATGGCTATTAACAAATTTCGTGCAGGTAGACTTTTCTATAAGACTCATAATAGGAAAGCTTATCATGCTTGTATAGAACAAATTGTAGAAATATAGAAAGGTGGAGATAGTATGAGAAAATTTACAGTAACTTACAAAGAGGTAGTTTATAAAGAGGTGACAGTTGAAGCAGATTCTCCAGATGATGCAGAAAAAATGGTTGAACATGGAGACTTTAACGGTGAATATGAGATTGATAGTGGAGAAATAACTGTAACACAAGTTGAAGAAATATAATAAAATCTTACTTTTATAAAGGAGTGATACTATGAAAAAAGAATTTAATTTCGTATTATGTACTAGTAGTGACCTTACAGTCTTTAAAGCTACAGAATTAGGTGAAGGTGGATTATACAGAGTCTCATGGGATAATGACAAAGAATTTACACTTTATCGCCCAGAGCACGTTAAAAGCCACTTAGATAAAGGTAATTGGATTGAAGTAGATTAATAAAATTTCCCTTTTATGGAGGATGATAACATGGAAAATCAAATTAGAGAATATGTTAAAAAGGAATTAGCGAAACTTGATGGAGATGTAAAGTCAATCAGTCTAACAGGTGTAACAGCTAGTATATTGTCAGATTTAATTGAGGGTTGGGATTGGTCAGAAGCAGATACAAATGGATGGCAAGTAGACTATTGGCTTACAACTGACAAATATGATATTGAAGGAAGTATGTATTACGGTACAGCGACAATTACATTGTTAGGAGAGGATGAATAATATGAAAAAATTAAGAGCAGAATTAAATGATTTACTAAGACCATTAAAAAAGAAAGATATGTATAAAATGCCCTCACACATTGTAGCTTTTGGTGATGAGAATGATAGTGTGCATGTCTTCTTATATGAAGAACAAGTCGATGAAGTTATTGAGTTTCTAGATAAAAAAGTAAATTACTTTACAATTTATTCATTAGGTCGAACTGTTGCAACTTATTATAAATATGATTGACAAAAATAAAAATTAATGGTATACTATTTTCAAGGAGGATGATATTATGGAAAATTTCGTTGAAGGTTATGCGTTAGTTACTGCAAAAGGTCACTATTTATCACTGGAACAAGTTGCTAGTCATGATATTGAAGTGTTAACCTTTTCCAACCCAGACATGGCAACACTTCACAAATTAGGTGTAGCGATTCAAACAAAACAAGAAATTATTGATAATAATGGTTACTGGAATTATTCTATATTAGAAGAACAGATTCCAGTTGGAATTGTAAAAATTAAAAAAATTATCAAAGTGGAAGAGGTGGCTGAATGACAAATGAAACAGAAAAAATAGATACGTTGTATGTTGAAGTAGTCGAGAATTTTACAGTAGTAATTGAGTTAACTAGAATCTATACTAGTAAAGTTAGAAATAGTACACTTGGATTCACACGATATTACAATGAATATTACGATTTAAAAATATACAAGACAACAAAACGTCAATATTGGTTTGGTCATAAGGTAGAAACAGTATTCAATGTCAAATGGGATACAAACCACGCTAAATTATCAGAAATGATTAAGTTTGGTAATCAGAAGGTTGATTCCTTACTTGAAAGGATGATTTCATGATTAACGTACTCTTAGGGAAGTACAAACATCTAATTGATTTTGAGGATAATATGCAAAAGAATAATTACAAGTGGGTAGAGGGCTACATACGCTTCCAGAAGAGAAAGAATCGTGCAGGATGGGAAGATGATTGCATTGAACTTTTAGTGGATGCAATTGACCTGCAAATGGAGTTTCTGATTGATATAAATTTAACAAAAAAAAGATTTGACAAGCACCAAAAATAATGATATACTAGCTATAACAAAATAAAAGGAGATGATAGTATGGAACAGAAATTCGAAGTTGGAGAGATTGTATTTGTAAAGGCTGATTTGACTGTGGGTAATCTTTATGAAAGCCAAGATAGAAGTGGTGGTACATATTGGTCACGCTCTCACAAACCATTCGGAGGTAAATTTGCAGTAGTGGTAGCTTATAATCGTAGAGGTTATGATTTACGATTCGGTGCAGACTACGACAAAACAAACATCTATTATGATGAAATGCTAGAGAAATTTGTTGATACACTTAAAGATGGTGAGGACGTAACAAAAGATGTTGCAAGATTAGTTAAAAATCTAGAAATACATAACATTCAAAGAATCATTGACAATGCATTAGAAAATCGTATGTTTAGTAGAAATCCAGAAGGTTTCCAAAAATTAGTAGATACATATAAAGAATTAAGCGAAAAGTAATGTATAGGTACTACTTACAAGTCTAGCGCATATAGTGTAACAAGGGGGAATGATATTATGACAGCAGGACAATTAAAAAGATATGAGCGACAGTTGAAGAAGTATGCGGATAAGTTTTTAATGGAAAATTATGGTATGACTCTAACAGTACCATTGAAATTGAATGGGAGATTGTCAAAAACGTTAGGATGGTTTTCGTATACTAGGAAAGAAGGTAGACCACTAGCAGTAGAGATTAATAAGAAATTTGCAATCAACAATGATGCAGAATTAGTGCTAGATGTACTCAAGCACGAACTTGTACACTATGCCTTATTCATGCAGGGCAAACCTCATAGTGACGGAGACAGTTACTTTGAGAATGAATTACAAAGAAAAGGAATCGTTAGTCAAACTACAATCAACAAGAAATACAAAATAGCAAGTGTTAAAAATGTATACAAGTGTAAGAGTTGTGATTTCACTCATCACAAAGCTAGAAGACTGGTAGGATTATCACGATACAGTTGTGCTTGTGGTGGTAATCTAGAATATCTAGGAAAGAGGGTCGTAACAGCATGATACACAAACCTCTTTTCTACACGAAACATCAACTAAGACGAATGGCAAAGCGTGGCATGTCTAAACCGATAATTGAAGCGGTGGTGACGAATGGAACGTGGGAGAAGGGTAATGAACCCTTTTCTCATCTTCTTTCATATAAAGGTATTATAGTAGTCTTATATGAACAAAGAGTACAGTTTAATGTATCTTCATGTAAGTTAGACAGGAAACATACATTGAAAGCTGAAAGGATAGCAAAGGAATCTAATATAGATTTCTGGAAAGCTTATCATCAAGTGGTCAGAAGCATTGACTTAAAAGTGGAAATTGCAAATATTTAAAAGATATTTGCAATTTCCACTCACATACATAAAAAATAATCATATAATACATATAAGAAAAATAAAAAGGGGAGAGATGTTATGTCAGCTATTTTGAAACATGAATTAGAAAAGTATTCGGGGAAGCGAAAGCATAGTTCGCAAATGAAAAAGTTTGAAAATACAGGTCTTATGAAGCGTTTAAAGGAAGTTGAAGAGTGGGAGTGGGAATTGATTGACCACGCATTAGACAGACTAATAGAGAAGGGTATACGTGCATCTAAACGTGATATTGTCTCTACTATCTATAACTGCTCAATCATCGAGTATCGCATTGTATATAATCGTAGATTGCGGTTATATGAAGAAAGAGTTATCCTACGCTCAAAAGCAACGGTTAATCGCTGTTACAATCTAAATGTTGTATTCAGCTTAACTACAAAGAATATCGTGACTGTATGGATTAATCACGTGAAAGACCGTCATTCTACTTTAGACTGGTCTATCTATGATAAGAATATGAAGGTATTAGGGGTTTAATAACCCCTAATGTTTTACCTAAAAAGAAAAATTTAATTACTAAAAAAGGTTGTAATTGTTCTGAAATAATGGTATACTAGTTACAAGAAGGAGATGATAATATGAAAGTAAAAAACAGATACCAAATCACAAATAAATTGGATTCTTACATTGTAAGGGAAACAGGAAGACGAATGGCTGAAAGTGGTGAAAGAGTAACAAAGGGAAAAATTATGGAAGAGATTGCAATTCATTCTGGTGTTGGTCTTGAGTCAATTAAGTTAATTAACCGCAACGTTTCTCAACCTTCATTAGTAGTAGCATTAAGAATGGCAGATTACTTCGATACAAGAGTAGAAAATATATTTGACGTTCTAGAGGATTAATTCCTCTATACATAGGCATCATTTAGAATCACGTGCATATAATGGGAATATAAACAGAAGGGAGATGATTATCATGAATCGGGGCGTTGCAAGTTTAGTTTTGGGAGCAACAATTATGCTAGGATTGGTAGGCTGTTCAGAGTCAGCTAAACCAGTACATGAAGTCGCAAAAATTGAGACATTCAAAAAGTCAGAAGCAGAATTAAGAGAAGACTATTTAAGTCTTGTCAAGGAAGAGAATACAAAGTCTGCACAGGCTATGAGAAATGTTTCTAAGTTATTTGAAAGAGCGACAATGCATCCAGAGTTGTTTCATAATCCACGTTTTCAGTCAGATTTAGAAAAGGAATATAAAGTTGTAGAGAATACCTATTTTAAATTGAAAATGTACAAAGAGTTAGATATCCCTAGTGACCTATTGAAAGGTCATAGAGATTTACTGACAGGATATGAATATTGCTATAATGGAAACAATTTAACGTGGGATGGCATTTTAGAATCCAATCCACAAAAGATAAAGGATGGTGCAGATTTGATTCGTCAAGGCGTACCATATATAACTTTATCTGGGTTAGACAATTAAAAAAGTGTTTGACAGCCAAAAAAATTAATGATATAATGACATCATAAGTCGTCCAAAAAAGGAGGTAACTGAAACTACCGTTAATAAAGGTAATTTCAGCACTCCTAAAATCTTGATAAAACAGTGTTTTTATACAGTTTGTCACATACCTAAAATACCCTCTATTAAGGACTATATCCTACACGAAAGTTTTTTGACAGGATTCGACAAAAATGATACAATTATTTTTGTACAAATGAGGAATAATACAACCTTAAATTGGGTATTACTATAGTAAGACAATAAATCAAGATTTGGGAGTGATAAAATGATGACTACCATGACAAACATAAATGATAATTCTTTATTTGAACAGGATGGTCGTAAACATGAATTTTTGGGTGGTATTGCACCTTCAACTGCTAAAAGTTATAAACGTATCTTTGGGTATACAAAACCTCACGAGGAAGCATTACAAAAGGATATACGTGACTTTAGCTTGGAAGAACTGGAAACAATCTTATATGATTTCAAAGCAAATACAAGAAATACCGTTGAAACGTATGGTCGTATTATTTCTAGTTACCTTAACTGGTGTGTTGAAAATGGATACTCAAAAACAAATCCTTTAAAGAGTTTGAAGCCTACTGACTTTGAGAAATACCTTACTAATGTAGAAACTTATATGACAGAGAAACAATTGACACGTTATGAAGACAGATGTGTTAATGCTCAAGATTCAGTTATTCTAAGACTTTCTTTCATTGGTGTAGGTGGCAAGCAAATGAGCGAGATTAGAAACCTAAAGAAGTCTGACATTGACTGGGCTAATCACCGCATACGTCTTGTTAACACTCTTAAAGAAGATGATAATGGTTTCCCTTTAAAGTATACAGAACGATATCTAGAAGTCGATGAGCGTACTCTAGACCTTATTGAAGAAGCAATTGCTCAAAAGACTTATGAGAAAAAGAATGGTCAAATGGTTGAACAGGATAACATTAGAAAGTATACAGACTTAGTTGATAATGATTATGTCATTAGGTCTTCTATAACAAATATTAAAGATGATGCTAAAATTAATGCACCTGCTGATAAATTTGTTATCTATAGAAGATTAGATGTAATCCAAGAAACTTTATCAATTAAAACATTAACTGCTAAATATGTACAACGTAGTGGTATGGTTTATTATGCTAATGAATTATTGAAAAATATGAAGGATGAAGAATTAACTTTAGATGAATTAAAAGTAGTCGCAGACCGCTTTAATATGAAAAGCTACCACAATCTAAAAGGATTCTTAACATTAGATACAATCCGCCAGACCTACTCAAAATAAATTTAAAGGAGAACAGTATGCGTAAATTTTTAATTCATGATAAAGACATCAAATTAAATAAAAGTAAACTGGATGCAATTTTGGATTCTCAAAAAATGGACTATACCGAACTCCATGACAAAATTTGTAAACAGTTTGGTCTTAAAATTTCATACAAAGGATTCATGAATATTCTATCTAATCGGAATAGTTGGAAGTTTCTATATGCTTATGCATTATGTGAACTTCTAAAAGTAAATTCTAATGACATATTCGAATTAGTAGATGTAGATGTGGATGCCGAACGTGTGGAACGTGAGAATATGAAGAAGCGTGATGTACGCAATAAATATTAAAGGAGGTGATTATTTTCAGAAAAGTAAGCGGTTTTCCGTAAAAACCATTGGACAATATTAGTCAGTCATGTTACACTAGTATTACAGAGGAACGGTACGGTTACCAAAAGTTAAGTCCGAAACATCTGACAATTTAATATTCCATTAGGGAGAGGGGTTTTGCAATGACTACTACATTAAATGATATTGACGGGTTTATCCAATCATTAAACTTACCACAGGAGTCGAAAGTTTTGTTTCAAACGTTTGGCGATTGCCATTCGTTTTACATAACCTGTTATGGACGGAACGATTGCATTACTGATGACCTTCTAGACTACAGAGAAAAAAAGCTAGAAGAATCTAATATAACACTTGACATGTTTATGGATATGTGTTATAATGATTTACGTGTCGCTTTCGAGACTACTTTCTTGCAAGCATTCACGCAGGAACAAATTATGTTGATTGATTACAAGTTAACTATCAATCACACAGACCTTGAAACTATTTATAACGGATTCCAAAAAAATCCAAACAAAAATATTTTAAAGTATGTACTATAAATAGTTGACAAGCGTAAAGGTTTATGATATAATTAATAGTGTTGATAAGGAAAAGATAAAACTTTTCCTTCACCATAAAAGCAAAAAATAATTACATATCGGGGGAATTTTTAATGGCTAAAAAACGAGAAGCAGTAGAACTTAAACAAAACAAATCTCTATTCAAATTTATCGGAAAGGTAACTAACGCAGACAAAGACGGGTTTTATCTTCAATCTGTAGCTGACAAAGGCGAACGTGAGGGTGATACTAGACGGTCAATGAGATTTGGCATTCGTACTTCTGAAACAAATACATTAGTGGTGCAAATGTTTGCTTATGAGCCAGATGAGGTTTACTTATGGAACAGCGATAAGAAAAAGAAAGATAAGAATTACAAAGGTGACCGAGTACCTTATCAAGATTGGATTGACAATCTAGAAGACTATCGCAAAAAAGGCTACTCATGCTTACAGGCACGTGTGGGCTTAGATTATGGTGAAGATGGGAAATTAATTAGTAATGGTGTGCCAGATTACTTAATGGCTGAGTTGTTATCAGAAGGTCTTACAAACGGTGATTTCATCGTTGTTGAAGGTGAGATTCGATACAGCAAGTACAAAGACAAGAATGATAAGATTCAAGAGCAAGTCCAGTACACTATTAAAAAGGTACATCGTGCTAAAGAAGAAGATTACATTGATGATGAAGGTAATCTAAAAGAAGAAGTTAACTACTTCGAACAAGAGTTTGTATTCTTAGATGCAGAAAATATTAAAAAAGAAGGTAAAGCAATTGTACGTGGTCGTGTAATTGATTACCGTAAAAACTGGTATGACAAACAGTTTGAGGTTGTCTATAAAGATTCAGAGGGCAACGTTGATGAAGACCTTGAAGAATTAGCTATCGGTCTAGCAAAAGAAGTTAGATGGGGCGATGTGTTAAAAGTTTGGGGTAATGCAGTGAATCGTACAATCATCACAGAAGAAAAAGATGAGGAAACGTTGAGAGAAGAAGCACGTAAGAAAAAAGTTTTAAGTGGTCTAGGTGGTAAACAACAACCTAAACATGCTGAAAAGTATTCTGGTAAGCGTTTCGAACAAGGTTTACAAATTCAAGGTGTACTAGAGTGGGACGACAAGGTTTATACTGAGGATGATTTCCCAACTAACCAAGATTTAATCAAAGAAGAAGAGACTAATAGTAAAGCACGTGGTCTAGGTGGCAAGAAGAATAATCCATTCAAACAAACTTTGAGTAAGGATTCTGAGCCAGACCCAGTAGTAGATATCGAAGAAGACGATTTACCATTCTAAGATGTTGACAAACACAAAAATTAATGATATACTAAAATAGTAAAGTATTACATAGAATACATAACGTTAAGAAACATAGGGGCAAAAAATTCAAAGAAGAAGAAAGCCCCCTTCTTACATTTTTATATGTGAGAAAAGGGGAAAATATTTATGTCATTTTTAAATAAAATCAAACCAAACAAACCAGTAGCAAGCTTAGAAGGGTATTTCATGACATTGCTTGGAAAGTCTAAATTCGGTAAAACAACTTGGATTATGGACGTTGTACGTGAGCATTATGATGGAGATATGAGTAAAGCATTATTACTTGCTACTGAGATTGGTTATAAGACAATGGATGGAGTATACGCACTTCCAATTACTGGATTCGAGTGGGCAGACGATGAGGATAATGAAGAAGAAAAAGGTTTCATCGAAACTGTTGATGAGTTAATCGAAAACAAAAAAGATGTACCATTCCGATTTATCATCATTGATACAATCACTGCATTAGAGCGTTATGCAATTGCCTACACAGTACGTAAAGCTAACAGAGATGACCAACCACAGAAACGTTACACAGACATTTCTGATATCCCTTGGGGTAAAGGTTACAATCTTGTAGCAGAACACATCTATGAGCAAATTGACCGCCTTAAAAAAGCTGGATTTGGCGTACTAGTGATTGGACATGAGAAAACTAAGAGCACAACAACAAAAGATGAGTTTACATATGATTACACAGGATTAAACGTATTAACTAAAACATCTGATATCATTGAGCGTGAGAGTGATTTCATCATCTATGGTGATTTAATGACTATCGAAGGTGAAGATGGTAAGCCAGTGGAAAGTCGTATGTTACGATTCCGTAGCGATGGCAACTTCTTAGCAGGATGTCGTTTCCGTCACTTCCCAGATGCATTAAGTAATGACCCTGCTGAGTTTTTACAAGCGTTTAAGGAAGCAGTCGAAAAATCTTCTATGCGCCCTAAAAAGGTCGAGAAGGTAAAAGACATGAATCCTGCCGATGAGGAAACAGCAGAACTTGTTGAGAAGATGAAAGAGAATCAAGAAAAGGTTGAAAAAGCCAAAGCTAAACAAGTTGAGCAAGAAGCCGAAGCTGAGAAATCAGCAGTAGAAACAAAAGAAGAAGCAGTCGTAGTAGATAAGATTGTTGAACTTAAAGACGAAATCATGAGTGAAGTTACAAGTCTTGACAATGAAACTCGTGAAAAAGTTAAAGATGCATTCCTAAAAGTATTCGGAACTCCAGACTTCCGTAAGTCAGATGACCGAGAAAAATTAGAACGTGCATTAGCATACGTAAAATCACTAGCTTAATACATAAAGGAGAATTTGGTAGGTTAATAGTTTAGCCTACCAAATCTCGTAATAAGGCTAAACTAGGAGGAACAAAATGAATAAAAAATTTATTATAAGTGGAGTGATGACAGTCAATTTAATGCTGACAATAGGCGTTGGTGCTTATTCTTACAGCACAATTGACAGAAAGAATGCGGAAATCAGTGATAATAAGAAAATTATCAAGAAAATTAATGATGACAATGCTGATAAAGACAACCGTATTAAGGACATTCAATCAAAGTTGAATGAACTAGACAACAAAATTAAAGAATCAGAGAAAGTAAGTGCTGAAAAAGATACTACTATCAATGAGCAGTCCAAGAAATTAGAAGAACAACATTCACAGATTGAAACATATCAAACGAAGGTTGAGCAGTTGGAGAAAGAATTAAATTTTAAGAAACAAAAGAAAGGAAGTGATGTGAAAAAGAAAATTAATAATGAACAACCTAAACCAGAAGTCAAAGAACAAAAACAAAGTGGTAGAACTATCACAGTAGAAGCTACAGCTTATACAAACCACCCGTCAGAGAATGGCACATACGGTGGGAAAGTGGTCACTAGAACAGGATTAGATATCTCTAGTAACATCACTTACAATGGTATGGGAATCATAGCTGTTGACCCAGATGTTATACCATTAAATTCAATTGTGCAGATTGAAGGAATGGGTACATATATTGCTTTAGATACTGGAAGTGCGATTCAAGGTAATAGGATTGATATCTTGATGGCAGATAGTAACCAGACATACAACTGGGGCAGAAGAAATGTCAGTGTGACAATTATAAACTAAGGGAGAGATGTTTAATGGCTATTATTATTCTTGAAGGTGCAGATTGTGTTGGAAAGACTACGTTTGCAAATGAATTAGCTGAGAAAACAGGTTATGCAATTGTTAAAGGAAGTAGCTTTGAGATTGCTGAAAAAGGTGCAGATTCAATGTTTGCACACATGATGTCATTGTTAGACTTGAAGGATGTAATCATTGACCGATTCTTTTATTCTAATCTGGTATATGGTAAGTTGTATAACTATCCTATGATGAAACCTGACCAGTATTTACAATTATTAAAGAAGATGAATCAAAAAGCTTTGCTGATATATCTTAATGCACCAGTATATGTATTAAAAGAGCGTATGGAGAAACGTGGAGATGACATGATTAAGGCTGACGATTTACGTCCAATTAAGGAGAACTATCGTGATGTACTACATGGATTAGGAACACCTAAAATGCTTTTACAATTACGAACAGACGAATCAAATGTTAAAATTTCAACATCAATGGTAGCAGAATTTGTAAAGTTACAAGAGACAGCTATTCATATACATAACAACTAACATAGAAGACTACTCGAAAGAGTGGTCTTTAACTATAAAAATATTAAAAAAGTATTTGACAATAGTAAAAAATAATGATATACTGTTTATCGAAGGGAGTTGTTAGAATGGCAAAGAAGACAAGAAAATGCATGAGATGTAAGATTGATGATACGTTAATGGAAGAAATGGAATTTGAGGTAGTAGGAGAAAAAAGACCTCTTAAAAAATTCTATCACAAAGCATGTTATAAAGAACATTTAGCAGAAAAACAATTCAAGGTAGAAGAAGCTGAGAAGCTTGATAAGCTAGTACATAAGATACAAGAGATTTATGGTGTTTCATCTTTACCAAATCAAGCGTATCCATTCTTGCAGAAATTAAGAAATGGTGAGCCTGTTTATGGTAAGCAACAAGTAACAAAGCGGTATAAGGAAGGTTATGATTATCTTCTTATTGAAGAGACATTTGACTATTGTAGTTCAACAATTGAATACTACAATAGTGTAAAGAATTTTGATGGTTTTATGTCTGCATTTAGATATGCTTTATCAATTATTATTGATAAGATTTATCTAGTAGAACAAAGAGTTAAATCACGTGAACGTGCAGAAATTGTCGCAGAAAAACATATGGCACAAGTGGAGCAAGAAGAATCATATTCTTCTAACTACAAAAAACCAACAAAAACAAATGACATAACAGATTTCTTAGACTGATAAAGGGAGATTGATATAATGGCAAAAGAAACAACTCAAGAAACGGTTGGACAAATTGTAGAGAAGATTAACAAAGGTGCTGAGATTAATGAGGCATACTTTGTTGGTCTGTTATGGAGTGACCCATTTAACAATTTTGCGGAATATAACGATGGGTTATCCGAAGATGAATTTATTCATGACCAATGGGGATTCTTCTTTGAATTAGGAAGACGAATGTATGATGAGGGCATTAAAACGTTTGATACAATCACTGTACATACAAAGGTCAAGGAATGGAATGTGGAAGCTAATTTCAATGAATATGGTGGGTTAAACACTGTAGATGATGCAGTAGAGATTGTAAAAGAACATTCAGATAACATTGATTACTACTATGAAACAATCAAACGGAACTATACTCTTAGACAGTTGTATTTACTGTTTGGAGACAAGATTTTCCTTAAAAAAGGTAGATATGATTTCGAGAAGATGACACGTGAACAACTGTCAATCTACTGGAATGATAAGGTGAATCAGATTTCACTTAGCAACGTTAACCGATATGAAGCAGAGGACTTATACATTGAAGCAGATGAGTTTATTAGAAAGTTAAAAGAAGAATCAGCAGAGATGCTACCATTCTATAATGGTAAACAAATGAACTCAATCACTCAAGGTGTAGCACGAGGACACGTTTATATGTGGGGTGGATTTGGTGGTACAGGGAAGTCTTCAATTACTGCTGAGAAGGTTGTAATGAGTTGTATCGCCAACAATGAGAAAGCAATCGTTGTACTAAATGAGGAAGATGCACAACAATTCCGTCAAAAGATTGTATTAACTATCTTATGGGTTGAGTACAAGATGGTCTTAGATAGAAAACGTCTAGTAAATGGTGATTTAACTGATGAAGATGAAGAAAAGATTCATAAAGCATTTGCAAAGATGAAGGAAATGTTGAATGGAGAAAATGCCTTAATCAAGGTAATCTTCATGGAAAAATATGTAATTAAAGACCTTGAGAAGATTGTAAGATTCTGGGCTAATCGTGGTTACATTAACCTTATCATCGACACTCACAAGGTTTCTGAGGAATCAGAGCATGATACACGTTGGGTTACATTCGTAGAGGATATGAAGACTATCTACCGCCTTACACGTAAGAATGCAGGTGGAATGAACTTGCGTACATGGGTAACCTTCCAGTTAGCCGACAGTGCGTTAAGAAACCGCTTCTTAGACTATGATGCAATCGGTGAAGGTAAAGCTTCTAAGAACGAAGCATCTGTAGTGCAAATGTTTAGACCTGCATGGGGTGATGAGTACAAGGACGGTAAGAAAGAGTTGAAATGTTGGAGATGGAAAAAGATGCCAGATGGTAAAATAGGGAAGGACTATTTCTTCTTAGAAGAGGGGAAAACTTACTACCTTATGTTTACAGCTAAAAATCGTTTCGGTCAAGCAAATGACACAGGATTACCAGTATTAGTCATCGAACCTCATTTCCATACAAATACATTCCCAGAAATTGGTTGGTGCTTTGTATCGAATGAGAAATCTGGAAGATAGTTGTTGACATACATAAAAAATAATGATATAATAACATTATAATAACTTGGCATTAGAGGTGGTTATAATGTCCGATTTTAACGATTTGAAAGAAATCAAGAAAAGGATATTAAGAGAAGATAAGATTGAAGCAGTATTGGAAGCATTAGAGTGTGAGAATATACATACTGAACAACGTGGCAATCTTTATTGTGCGAGGTTGCCAGAACATCACCACTCTAATAATCCAAGAGCAGTACAGGCAAAAGCAGATGAAAATATCTCCTGCTCCATAAGAAACAGAGGATTCAGTGGAGATATTTTCAATCTAGTGTCATACTTGGCACATGACAAGCGTAATGATGAAGTACAAGGTGACTTATCCCAAGCCAAACGATTCATATGTGAACTCTTTGGATGGGATGAATACCTTAATGGTGTAGCAAGAAAGAGAAAGGATTATACAGCCTGTCTCAAGGACATCATGAAGAAACGTAATAGAAAAGTTGAAATAAAACCAAACCCTGTAATACCAGAATCAACTCTGGACGATTACTATTACTGGGGCAAACCTTTGCCATATTATGACTGGGTCTTGGAAGGAATTAGTCATGAGACTCAAATCATGTATGGTATCGGTTATGATGCTTTATCTCATCGAGTAACGATTCCTCTACGAAATAGATTTGGTCAACTCGTAGGAGTTAAAGGTCGAATCATGGTAGATGAAGAAGATGAGAGAAAATACATTTACCTATGTAGATGTCAGAACAGCATGGAATGGTTTAATTTTCACTACGCTCATCCATATATTTTGATGGAGAGAAAGGTATACATAGTTGAGTCAGAGAAAAGTTGTATGAAACTTTTTGATAAGGGTATCTATAACAGTCTAGCAATTGGAGCATCTGAAATATCAGAAGCACAGGCTCATATAGTTAAACAACTAGGACTAGATATTGAGATTGTCTTATGTTACGACAAAGGCATCGCAATAGAGGATATTAAAAAGAATGCAAACTTGTTTGAAGGTCGTAAAGTTTCTGCAATGTTCGATACTGATGATTTATTGGATGACAAGGATGCACCAATCGACAAAGGTATCGAGATTTGGAGAAAACTAGAGTCAGAGTATGTATTCGAAATTGATTAAAAAAAGTTAAAAAACATAAGAAACTTTGTTGACAAGCACTAAAATTAATGATATAATAATAGTACAAGGTTGAGAGAAACCTAAACATAAAAACATAAAAAGGTGGATGATATTATGGTAGAAAACATGAATATGACAGCAACTCAAACGGAGTTAAATGCAAAGCCTTTCCAAGTAGATTACAAAGAGAATTTAGCAGTAGCTTTCAAGATGCTTGAAGAAGTTGAAATGAGTCTTGATAAAGATATACATAACGAGTTAATTAAAGAGTTAAGTAGAATGGACAGAGGGATTTCAGATGTGAAACACATCATGGAGTTTTACCGATTCAATGCACATGAAGGTTATACACTTTCAAAAATGATGCAAGAATTATGTCAAGCAAGACGAGAAATCAAAGAAAGAATTGATGAAAGAAATCGCATGATGACATTCATTAATACATACAGAAAATTGTTTAAGCAACCACTTAAACATCAACTAGGTCAGCAAGAAGGTCGTCAAAGAGCGTTAGACAGCCAGAAATACGAGTTAAGAGAAATGAAACATCTTAACGGATACTTAAAAGCTATTGAAGAACAAAAAGCTAAATTGAAAGTACAGCAAGAAGAAGAAGCATTTCTTGCATACCAACAGGAAGTAGAATACGTGAGTTTAGCCCAAGCATAAACGGGCATAGGCAAACGCCAATTTTCGATATAATTCATCACTCTTAATGATGATTATTATATAATAAAGTAAAGACAAAAACAAAAAATAATAATTTATTGGAGGAATTTCATTATGAAAACAAACAAAAACATTCTTAAAGGCAACCGATTCCACGAACCAAAGGCAGTTAACAAATTCAACTTTTATGCAGTGGTTGAGTTAACTAGCAAGGACAAAGCAGGTAATACGATTAAGAAGGATGTATTGGTGACTACTGAGAATCCGACAACACGAATCCAAGCAGAGAAAGAATTAACTCTGGAAGCGAAGAAAATGGGCGGTAAAATAACATACTTCGGTGGATTCAAAAAATAATAGGCTAAGAGTTTCTTAGCCTTTCTTATTAAACACAAACATAAAAAATAATTATATAAAGGGGAAATGAACATGAACAAACAACAATTACTAGATAACGTGAGAACTATGATTAAAGGATTAGCAGTTATAGATATGCATAAGAAAAGTGATTTCATCGGTGAAGAGTTAGTAAGATTTGGAGTTTCTAAAGCTGATTTAGATTTAATTCTTGACCATGTAAATAAAGAATTTGAAGGATTCGGATTAGAAACAATGATTCTTCAAGAAGCAACTACAGATTACTTGCAATCAGTTACTACTATCTTGCGACATATCAAAATGGCAGAAGGATATGAAGCAATGGGTGACATTAATACTAATATTACAGAAGAAGATTTTCATCTAGAAGATGAGGTTTCAAAGGGAGAGATTGTGAATGGTAAAGTGGATTCAACGGAAAGCGAAGGTAGCAATAAAGAAGCGTGATGAGGTCGAAGATAAGATTGCAAAAATTAGAGGGATTAAAGACTTAGATGAGTTTCTTAATCCCTCTGCTGATGTGCTTCATGACCCGTATTTAATGAAGAACATTGATGAAGCTAGTAATAGAATCATATTAGCATTGTCACAGCAAAAGAACATTTGTGTATCGTTTGACCCAGATGCAGATGGATTAACTTCTGCATCAACTATGATTAGATATCTACGAAACTATACTGATAAAGTTACATTTATCTATGGTGAGCGTAATGATGGTCATGGTATTAATGAAATGATTGAACTGGATACAGATGATGAGAAACGATTGGCACGTAATACTGAGAATCTAGAACTAATCAAATCATGTGACCTATTAATCTTAATCGACTCATCTTCAAATGATACTAAGGCGTGTAAGTATATTTCAGAAGAACTAGGCAAAGAAATTATTATCCTAGACCACCATGAAATTGAACGTCCAAATCCACATGTATTACTTGTAAATCCTCAACAAAAGGGATGTAACTATCCAAACAAATTCTTATCTGGTGCAGGTGTTGTGTTAAAGGTAATGCAAGTAATGGAAGACACACTTGACCAAGTAGACCCATTTAATTACATTGACCTCATCGCTGTAGGAATGTATGCGGATATTATGCGAATTGATATTCCAGAGAACCGTTATATTATACTACAAGGATTAAGAAATGTTAAAACTATGGGACTAACACGAATTTTAAAAGGTGCAAAGATTGATAACTGGAATTTAGATTGTAATGCTATTGGTTTCGGTATCGCACCATTGTTGAACGGTACAGCACGTATGGATGAGTTGCGATTGGCAATTGATTTATTGTTGGAAGATGATGACAATAAATGTAAACCATTACGATTAAAGATGCAGAAGCTAAATGAAAAACGTAAAGAGATTCAGAAAGATTTATTTGAATCGTATTCTAAAAAAGTAAATCTTGATGAGAAACTATTAGTTGTGTTAGATGACAAATCATCAAAAGGATTCAATGGTGTAGTAGCACAACAATTATCTGACACGTTTAAAAGACCTGTAATCGTAGGACGTAACCATAAAGGAACAATTAGTGGAAGTTTTCGTGGTTATGGTAAGATGAAGTTAAAATCCTTCTTAGGTGGATTTAGCGATATTGCTGAAATTGAAGTGCTAGGTCATGAGGGTGCAGGTGGTATTGTTATGCCATCGGAAAATTTAGAACTGTTACAAGAATATATCAACAAATTCTTACCAGAACTAGATGAAAAAGAACAGACTGTCATGTATGATTTAGAGTTTACACCAGAAGAAGCTATTGAGAATATCAGAGTCATTGAAAAGTTTAATAAACTTACTGGTAATGGCTTCCCTAAAATCATTGTGCGTGTTAATGGGATTACAGTTGACACTGTTGATTGTATCGGCAAAACAATGGAGACAGTGAAATTTAAAACATTCGATGAAATGGAGTTAATTAAATTCCGAGTGAATGACCAGTACGGGTCGAATGTTGGATGTTGGGACTCAATAGATGTAGTTGGTGTATTGTCTATGAATGAGTTTTACAATTTCAAACTTAAACAGAAAATATATACTCCACAAATAATGATAGAGGATTTTGTGAAGAATGAATAAGAGTAATATTTTAATGAGAAACGTTAAGATGTTACATAACAAGTTTGGTGCAAAATTACATACAGATGAACAATGGTTAATAGCCTATTGGCAACAAATTGACAGAATAAAGATGAATGACGGAAAGTTTGAAGTGAAAGACATTTTAAATAATGCAACTTCATCTAGTGATATACTTAACACTGTCATGCTATTCAGAGTGTTAAAGCAGATGAGATAAATTTCTTGTCTGCCTTTCTTTTTATCTGTTGACAAGCACAAAGATTAATGGTATAATTGGTTTATAGAAAGGGAGGTTGATATTATGGCAAAAGAAAGTAGAGTAGTACAATTGCAAACCGATTTGTTGAACATGGGTTACACTGATTCACTTAAAGCATTGAACTGGATGATTTCAATTATGAACTCTGGTAATGGTTATAAACGTCACGATGGTCGTCACTATTATTATCATTTGGTAGATGCAACACAAGACTTAATAAATCATGGTATAACAGATGAAATAACAATTACAGCATGTATCCTGCACGATGCAATAGAAGATGTACCATACATAACTTATGAAACTATTGAAACCTTGTTTGGTAAAGAGGTTGCAGATGTTGTCCAAGGTGTTACAAAAGACCCAGACATTGACTACAAGACAAACAAAATAGCATTAAGAAATTATCTATATGCTACTTTAGAAAATTGGCGTATGATACTTATTAAAACAGTTGATAGAAAACACAATATGTCAACATTGAAGGATGCTTCACCAGAAAAAGAATTACGTCAAGCTAATGAGACATTAGAATACTTCATTCCATTATTTAAAGAAGGTCGTAAGCGTTACCCAGAATTTGCAAGATTCTTCCATTCTGCTAAAACAACTCTCATGCCACAAATTATCAGCATCAAAAAGAACCATGAGTACAGAGCGCAAGCAGAAGCGAAGATGGAAAAACAGGAAGATACAATAAGGGCTATTATGGCAATGGTTTATAAGACAGCATTAGAGAATATCGACAATGAATCAGCAGAAACTTTAAATGAACTGTATGGCAAGTTAAGCCATATTGTCGTTGGAGATTCTAAATGATAGATTACATTACATACGGGTTATCAATATTATTCTTCTTAGGAATCTGTTTTGGGATGTTATTATTCATAAAAGACATGATTTTTAGTCTTTGGCAGTTGATTGACCAAGAAAGTTACGAAAAGTGGGAAAACCGTAAAATGTCGAAACTAAAATCTCCTTAATAAAGGGGATTTTCGACACCCACTTTTCTTAATAAAATAGAGATTTTATACAGGAGGAATGCTTATGCCTATACATATTATTAAAGAACTTGAACGTATTATTATTGAAGATAATCTAGACGGTACGCAAACTACTAGACTTCCTAATAATGCAGAGATGATGGAGAAGATAAATGAAATAGTCAAACAGGTAAATTTCCTTACTAGGACTAAACCATTACCACCTATTAAACCTGTTTCTTCAAGTCCAAGGAGGTCATACTAAGGAGGTGATTCTATGAGTAGATTCAGAGATATCATGAAGAGTATCACGCCCGAACAATGGAGGAAAGCTATTCTTAGACGTAGGATTGGTGAAGTGCTAACTGGACATAAAACTGGTTGGCTTACAGATGAAGAAGCTAAAGACCATCTAATAAAAGTTTTTGAAGAATATCAAAGTTGGGTTGACAAAGACAAAGAATAATGATATAATATTAGACAAGGAGGTTGATAGAGTGATTCTACTGAATGTGAAAATTGATGGAGAGTATAAACCGATTAAAGTACAAGAATTTGAATTAAAAGCTTTAATTGCTACTGGAAAGTTTGTACAGCTTGGAGGTCAATATTATCATGTAGACCACATCACGAAATTCTTTAAATCAGAGAAAGAAGAACCTACCAACAAGAAACCAGAACCACCACAAATTATGATTAAAAGGGGATGAAGCTATGATTAAAGTCGTAGATGGAGATTTATTAAAAGCAAAAGAGGATATCTTAGGACATCAAGTAAATTGTATGGGAGTCATGGGGTCGGGAATTGCTTTACAAGTCAAACAGCAACATCCAAAAGCTTTTGAAATATATAAAGAACTAGTAGAAAAAGCAAGAGAAGAAGATTCTCTACGATTCCTTTTAGGTAAAGCATTAGTAGTTGATTCAAATGATAAATACATAGCTAATCTGTTTGGTCAATTTACATACGGAAGTAACGGTCAATTTACATTAATGAATGCTTTACAAAACTCTCTAATCCAACTTCGCCAGTTTGCGGAAGCACGAAATTTAACTGTAGGATTACCATTTAAGATTGGTAGTGACAGAGGTGGAGCAGATTGGAATGAAGTGCTTAAACTGATTGAGAAAGCCTTTGAAGGATATGAGGATAAGGTGACACTATACAAATACAGGGGTTGATAGTATGAAGATAGAAACAACAAGACTGCAAATGATTCTAGCACACATTCGAACAGATACACACATAAATTTGACAGGAGAGAATCGTGAAATATTCACTAGTATTATACTAGAACTCATCAAAGCCCGACACGTACAAGAAGACCTCATTGAACTGCTTAAAAGTGCTGATGACAAAATTGAAAAACTAGAATGGAAACTGATGTTTGAGAACAAGGACAAAATAGTAAATCAAATGGTCGCCAGAAAGATGAAAGAAGGTAAAATGAATGAAAAGAACAGTGGAAGTCAAGAGGAAGAATGAATGGGTACGTGTGTTTGGAGTAAATGATTTACATAATTCCGATGAGTTTAGAATGTTTGAACCAGATGGAAGACCAGTGATTGGTGAGAATGGTCAAGTGGTTTTTAAGGCTATCAGTGAGCCTTACTGGAACGATGACCTTTGCACATGGATGATTGATATTGAGAACCGTAAACTACGATAAGAGGTGATGCTATGAAGCGTTTAAAGATAGCTACATTAATGTTTGCAGTAACTATTGTTATGAGTGCTTTGAGTGGTTGTGGAACACCGTCAGATTACGACAACATAAATGAAAATGTCACAATTACAGATACAAAAGTAGCTAAGTTTGATACAGAAAACGTAGGCAGGTCATCTGCTCATGTAATTTATTTTGAAAAAGATGGCAACTCTACAAAGTTTAGAGTATCTCCTGCTTTGTATGAAGATGTAGAGAAGATACTTAATACTGCAAGAATGGTAGGCAAAGAAAAAGAATTGAAGTTTGATGTTGTAACTGATGGTAAGGACGTAGTTAGTGTAACATTATCTTCAAATAGAAAATAGGAGTGATTGGATGGAAGGTTTAAAATTAATAGAACAAGTGTTTGCAGATGTAATTGAAGAATATGGAAGTATGGATTTATATGAAATTGAAGACCTTGAAGGTGTAACAGAATATGACGATGATATTGATTATAATGATGATTGGTATAATTTTCATATAGTAACCTTTAAATATAAGGGTAAATACTATTCTTTTGAATATAAACGCCACACATCTGATAACGTTTGTGATACAGAATATTTCTATGGGACATTCAAAGAAATTAAGATTCTAAAACCATTAGAGCTTTTTGGTGGAATTAAAGATGATTTCACTCTTAATAAAGATACTTTCACACAGGCAGAAGTAATTACACTTTTACATCTAAGTCCTTATCAGATTCACCAATTGTTAAAGGAAGTTGAGGACAATGACATCTAAGTTTTACGTTTATAGATTCCTAGACGTACTAGGAACAGTCTTATACATAGGTAGAACCAATGATTTGAAAAGGCGTTTAGAAAATGAACACTTCTCAAAATATGGTCACCTTCCAAAAGAATGTTATGATAAATGTGCAACGATAGAGTTTATGGAGTTTGATTCTGAGTCCGAGATGAAGGTCTATGAACTCTATCTTATAAATAGATATTCTCCACAATATAATGTTATGGAGAACCGCAACGATAATTTTACATTTATTTTAAAAGAAGACTGGACAAAAGTTAAAAATAATGATATAATAAATAAGAAGGAATATAAGATATACTCTTACATAGTGATGCATTCAGATGTTGGCAAGTTTAGAACTACTACAACATTGACTGCTCTTGCAGAAGGTCTGAAAATGAAACACAAAGATAAATTGTGGAAGTTATTAGAATCACTACAACGTAAGGGTTATATTTATGTACAACAGCTTGGTATGACACTGATAATAAGTCATACGTTGAGAGACTTAGAGTTTCCAAAATAAAAATTACAAGGTGGATGATAGTATGGAAAGAAAAATGGGAATAATTACTTTTTTAAATGTGATGAGCAGTTGGAATCAAGTGCCTACAATTGAATTAGTAGATAATATTGGACTTTTAAGAAATGTAGTACCTTCAAGAACAAAGGTTGCGACATATAAAGACGGTACGAATATCGGATTAACTAGAACATTTTTAAATACAGAATGGAAATACATAGAAAATCATAAAACATTTACAGAAGCTTATAATGAAGCAAAAAGCCAAAATCAAAGTCAAATTGTAGGATTGCTAGGAGATAGATATGAATTTTCATATATTGGCGGTGGAGTAGAAAGTATGCCAATATCGGCATTGACAAGTTTGAATATTTCTTTCAAGGATTTAGTAGAAGGTAAAATGTGGGAGACATATTCTGGATGGTCGTCACCTTTAGATGGGGAGCAAGCTTCAAGTCCTACTGAACCTAGAAACTTTAATTTCACTGAAACAGTGGAGAATTTGCTTGGAGCATCTATTCCTCATTATATGATTCAATTTAATACAGGAAGAAAGATACATTTAGATGCAGATGGCATTAAAGATGCTTTAACTGAACAGATTGTAGAATTAGATGCATCACTTTACTTGTCTGGTGCATGGTATGTAGGAGAAGACGTTGTAGAAACAGGGGGCGGTAATATGACACTTACAGAAGCGGTTGGTCAAGTGGATTGGCAGACACAGGATTTAGTATTCTTAGCAGGAACAAATAAGGAATTTAGAATCTATGGTGCAAATAACTATTCAGAAGTGAATTTATATAATGCAATACCAAAAAACATTAGAGACACAGAAACAGTACATTCAATATTGTTTGCTAACTCTTGGAGTTTAGCACCTGCATATACAGGAGCATAATGGTTAGGGGTTATCCCCTAACTCATTAATAAAAGGAGGAATGTCAATGAAGAAAACATTATTAGTAACTTTAATCGGATTGACAGCTTTAACATTAGGTGCTTGTGGTTATGAGCAAGGCTCAACAGTTTATGGTGGAAAATTCAAAGTCATTGGAGATGTTGGTGGAAACTATGCCCTTTTAAGAGATGTTGACACAGGTTGTATATACATCGAACGGACATCTTCATACCCTTCTATATCAGCTTTCTTTGATGAGAATGGTAAAGTAGCAGGTTGTGGTCAAACAGACTTCGACACTAAAAAATATGATAAATAAGGTGATTAAATGCAAATAGGAGATTACAAGATTCATCGTAAAGACCAATGGGATTTACATTGCAAGCCTATCATCTGCATTCACAAATACTATGATGGTGGTAATGGATGTAAACGAGTATTTTGTTTCTGGTTTGACGGACTAAAATTGAAATGGAGTCGATAATATGGCACATATTGATGGTTATGCAGATTTTTTAGTAGAAGATGTACGAGTGAAATTAGGATACGATGCAAAGGATTCTAGTCATGATGACGAAGTGTTAGCAAGACTTACAGCAGGTGAAAAGATTTCAAAATCAAAACATCTTAAACAACCTAAGTATCATGTAGGGCAAGTCTTAGTTGACAATAGTAGACCAGATGCAAATATGAAAATCATTACAGTGTCTCCACAAGTAGATTATACAGGTGAATTTTCATATTTCATTCAATGGAATGAAGATGGAGAGATTTGGTTTGCAGTCTTTGACGAAGAATATATTACTGATTGGTTTAAGGAGGTCAAATAATGCAAGCCTTTGAAGTGATGTATGATATTGGTGGTAGTAGTGGTAATCGTGTTGTTTTGTTGGTAAAAGATGAATCATTTTTAGAGGTTGCTTTATCCGAAAAGACAGAATATAGAATTGGTAATCAGTTTTCTAGAATTAGACGTAAGGTAGAAATACCATTAACTAGAGTTATGGTGAAAGATTTATCTATTACAGAATTACTAGCATGGCAGAGAGTTGTGATTGTAGATTGATAGCTAAGATTTATGTTTGCAACCATTGTCAATTGATTACCGAACCAATCACATATACTCCTACATGTAAGTGTGGGAGAGAAATGATTGAAGGAACAGATGAATAAAACTACATTTTATAAAGGGGATTGATATTATGTTAAACGCAATCGTTGTTTTAGAGGATAATAAAAATCGAAGAGAACTTAATTTAAAATATAAAATGGTGGATGATATGCCAATAACAAAAGTTTCATTTGAGAATTTGGGCAATGGTATATTTTACTCATTTAGACAGGTTTATAAGTCTCTTGGAGCAGAAGTGGAATTAGTAATTAACGCTGACAAAGTAGTTGAAATCAAAACAATATAGAAGGAGAGATTCTATGCGTTGGAGAAGTAAGTCGGATTTCATTTCTGTAGGAGATACTAGATACATAACAAAATTCCTTTTATTCCCAAAGAAGATAAATAGAGAATGGCGTTGGCTAGAACGTGCAACAATCCTACAAAAATGTGTTGAGAGAATGAATAGTGGGTCAATGGATTATGGATATCACAAGGTGTGGATGGATATACAGTGGATTAAACGATAATCTAATAGAGGGGTGATTAAAATGTCACTTGGAGGATTAGGCTTAATTGGTACTTGTATCTTTGCAGGAGTTTTGGTTTGGTTTGCATATACACGAATTAAAAAATAGGAGTGATAATATGATAGAATTTATTCAAGCAATTGATTGGCAAAGTTTTTATGTTGGTGTTGTAACTACTATAATAGTTGGTGGATTAGGTGCAGTATTACTTGGAGCAATTGGTGAAGGACTGTGACACGATATGACGAACTGACAAAGGTTTATAGCGAAGAAGAAGTCGAATTAATAGAGTATGTATCATGGCTTTGGTTTCGATGTACTGGCAGTGACCATAGAGATAAAATCTATGAGGAAATGATTAAAGAGAGAAATATAAAATGATACTTTTATGAGGTGATTCAATGATTAAATGTGTATGCGGTCAAGTAATGAAAGAAACAGTAGAACAATGTTTCTTTAAAGAAGATTGCAAAGGTTGTGGAGTTTGTGAAAACGGATTTGTAAAAATTGTATCTTGTGAAAATCCAGACTGCACCGTTTGTGATGTAGACGTAGATTTTGAATAAAAGGATAATTTTATAGAGGTGATGTAATGGAGTTACGTGATGAATATGCAGTCTATACACATGTAAAAGCCTTACAGGATATATTTGAAAATGATACATTTCGTTGGCTCAAAAATGAATATTATGAAGTTGTAGAAGTCTGGAAAGCCGATAGAATTGTAGAAGTTGAATCGGAATCTGGCAGGGTATTCATAGACCTTGATGATGAATCATTTGAATTTATTGAAGAGGAATAAATAAATTTATTAGTTTAGGAGTGATGTATATGGCATGGGACGAAGCTAAAACGAAGGAAGATTTCATTAATCTTCTAAACGAAATAAATGCATACAGAGAACTAGATGGGCAAGACTTCGACTTTGGAACAGGGTTAATCAAGAATGATATGTCATTCGGCAGTGAAGATGCTTATTATGAGATGGATATCTGGTCACTAGAAAGCATTATTGAGTATTTTGACTATCCAGTATACAGAAAGAGAAACAAACGTCAGCGACCAAATAAACACGCTAGAAAGCGTAAGCAGATTCAAAAGATGGAACGTATGCGACACGATGACAATTGGTTTTACCCTGTTTACAATAATGACAAGTATAATAAAAGATTCTATCGTGGTAAGAGGTCTGCTTTCTTAAAGAAAGTATCTAGCAAGAAAATCCGAAACCACAAAGGAAGCTTTCAACCAAAAGGAAACAAACATAAGCGTGTGTTTGATTTCTGGTGGGAATTAGAATAGGAGTGATATTATGATGGAAGAAAAATTCGATGTTTGCGTAGATGATTCTAATGTTGAGATTCTAGATTTTATTAGACTTGCATTTGAAAATGGATGGCATAAACATTATGAAGTTACTGTTTCAATGGTAGAATTTGATTATGATGAAGACGGTGACAAATTCTACGTAGAAGAACCTAGCAGACTAGTCAATACAGGTTTATCTAACTCATATGGAGCAGTAACAGCAATTGAGCATCAAGGGTCATATTATATGTTATTAGATAACTATGGACATACTGGAAGTGTAGAAATTAGTAGAGAATTATACTTAGCATTAAATAAAGAATTTAATTAAAACTTGTTGACAAGCGTAAATATTAATGATATAATAAGTACATAAGGGAGGGCGACATGATGTTATTTCTTGAAAATCTATTTCAAACAATAGCAATGGGTGGAATGTTTTACTCTGCATATCATGCTGTTGACTGGTTTAAGAAAGAAAAATTTATTCAATCAATTGTTAATGTTATCGGTTTTCTAACATTCTTTTGGTGGTATCAAGTTTTAGAAATTATGGCATAGGAGAGGATAATATGAGTCAATTTAAATTAGGAAATAAAGTAATGTTTAAGAGTCAATTGCCAGATATCTACAAAGTAACTGAAACAGGTGTTGAAGATTTTGGAGAAAGAAAAGATGTTGCAGTTGTTACTTTAGATAAAGGATATAAAAATATTCCTGCTGATTTAATTATGCGAGTTGGAGAACTTGGTGATGGTTATCATACATTTGACGAGTTATATGAGCATCGCATGATGTTATTCCTAGTAATTTGTCATACATACAAAGAACAAGCATGGAAGTCTATGTTACATTCAGATGGGACAATGTTTGATGGGTCATTTATTGTAGGTGTCACAACACCAGAGGGTCAATATTCATACCATTACAGAGAACAAGATTATCACCTATTCAAAGTAAAAGAATTAGAATTTGCACCAGAATATGATGGACACGTTCCATCGGATATAACTAGACTTTTATCTCTGTTAGAGAAGGAGTAGTATTTATGGAAGTTACTGTTGATGAAAAAGGATATATTGCGAAAGGGAAACAACCTAGACCAATTAAGTGTAATGTAAATAATAATGGTTGTTGGATTCCTCAAAAGGGGATGAGAGATAGGGATGGATATGTAATAATTGTACGAAAAGGTAAGAATCAAAAGTTACATAGGTACTCATATATGATGTATAACAATAAAGATTTAGATTCAAAGATTGTAATTAGACATAAATGTGACAATAGAGAATGTTGCAATCCAGAACACCTTGAAGAAGGAACAGTACAAGATAATAATCAAGATATGATTGATAGAGATAGATACAGTAGAGGTAAAACTCACATGAACGCATTTCTCACAAAGGAACAATATATAAAAATAAAAAACATGTTAGAAAACAAAATTATGATGACAAGGATATCAAAAGAATTAGATATATCATACGAGGTAATTTTCAAGATTAAACACAATAAACATTGGAGTTGTCAAGAATACGGAAATATAGGAGAGTGATTATATGAGAGAAACTAATGAATTTATTTTCTTCTGGATGGGTGATGATGTTTATTCAAACTTCTATTACTCACCATTCGTACATCAAGGAATTAAGTTTCAATGGTCTGAACAAGCTGTTATGTACCGTAAAGCAATGCTGTTTGGAGCAACTAAGATTGCACAAAATATCTTAGAATCAGATACACCTGCACGTTGTAAATTCTGGGGTCGTAGTCGTGAGATTCCATTTGTTGAAAGTGTTTGGAAAGCTAATCGTGAAAGAATCTATAGAGAGGTACTTTTGGATAAGTTTTCATTACCAGAGTTGAAGAAAACAATTCTAGCAACAGGTAATAAAAGATTAGTAGAAGCAAGTCCTTCTGACAAGATTTGGGGTATTGGTCTTCATGAGAATCATAGAGATGCAACAAATCCTCAAAAATGGCGTGGGATGAACTTGTTAGGCAAAGTCCTAGAGCAAGTACGAACACAATTAAGCTTTGTCAAGTGTGTCCGTAAACCAATTGAAATGAGAGCCATTCAATGGCATGAGGGAATGGAACTAGAAGGTGTATTTGATAAAGCAATGGTTTCAGAAGTGTGGATGGATAAGGGTGCAGAAGATGGACGTTATCATGTATTCACAGATGATGGTATGGTTAATTTATATAACGGTATCATCATTGTAGAGAAGCCAAACGGATTACGACAAGTATATAGTCTACCATTATTTAGAGAATTTTATGAGGTGATGGATAATGATTAATAGTGTCTATTATGGATTAAAACAAGAGAAGTACGCTGAGACAAATTATCAAAATTGGAACAGGCTTTGGAATATCTTTTATGGTTGGGAAAAACTTGATAGTGAGTATATACAAGCAACAATAGATGTCGTTAAGGCTCACATGGAGAATCATGATAACTGTCGATATATTAACCCGACATTTAAAACAATTGACAAAAAGGTTTTCTTGGATAATAAATTCTCGATATTGCTTGATAAAGAACAAAGAGTTACGATTGGTGATAAAACAGGAATAGTAATGGATAAGGTTATTGATATATCTAAAGATACAGCATTCTACTACACTAGTATCGTTGCAGAAATAGATGATTCAAAGTATGAAGAACGTAGAAAAAAAGAATTTGAGTGGCTTCTACAACTGCTAGAATCAAAGTTAAAAATTGTCAAAGAAAGAGAAGCACGAGAAGATATTCAAGATGAAATGAAAATAGAAATAATGAAAGCAGAAGAAGAACAAGATAATACATTTATGGGCAAATTAATCAAATGGTTTAAAGGAGAGTGATTATATGTCATCATATCAAAGAATAGCTTGTGATTCATGTAATGACCTTACTTGGTCAAAAATTGGTACGGATTCACATAAACTTCATTTGTGCGGAGATTGTTTCCAAAATCTAAAGGATGAAGTAAAGAAAGAACTTTTACGAGATTACTACATACCATGTATGGGTTGTGATGGTCAATTTTACACTCAAAATTATTTGGGAGAAATTGAGAATTGTGACCAGTGTGAAGCTAGTGGACGACAAAAAGTGACAAAAGAAGAGTATGACAAATTCTGGAAACATTTCAGTCGGGATGAGTTTTACCGATGATATGGAAGAGAAGAAAGAAATTCATAATGATTTGGTTTGAGTATCATCTTACATGGATAAAGAAAACTAAAGGGAAACACGTTTGGCACATGGCTATTGGTAAGTGTCCACAGTGTAGAGAATCATTCACCAAGCCTTTTCTATTACATCAAAATTGTGCGTATGTAGACGAACTATCAAACTACTACTGGGCTTGTGGAAGATGTCAAGAAGAAATATATGATAGATATCAAGATATGTGGGATGAATATAACGCAAGTAGATATTAAGGAGGAAGATAATATGAGAAAATTATTTGCAGGTATTTTAATTGGTCTAGCAGTTATCATGGCAATCTATGTTGGGGTATTCCTAATGCTAGGTGGAGGAATTATGGGTATCATTTCAGTGTTGACAGCAGGAGCAGGTGCATCTGTTTTAGGATGGAGTCTAGTTAAGATTCTGTTTGCAGGGTTAGCAGGATGGTTAACATTCGCTGTATTCTGGTTACCTGCTATGGTGTTAATTGGTAAACCAAAACGAAAAGGACTGGGTAAAAAATTATGGTAAATATAATTCATGAAAGATTTCCAGAGTTTGGTAATGCTACAAATGAAGATGATTTATTAGAAGAAGTATTTAAAGCAAAAGTTGCGTTTGGGAAAGATATAAAAGTAGTTTTTCATCCAAAATACTATAGAGATTGCTTCCAAGACAATTCAAAAAAATCTACTTTTGATGCACGAGTAGCAGGTATATCTTTTGAATTGTCAATATTGGTTGATACATACGTGTTAGAATTTATAGAAAGAGGATGATGAAAATCATCCTTTTCTTCTTGACAAGAACAAAAATAAATGATATAATAGGTTTTACAGAAGGGATGATGCTAATGAAAATTTTAAACAGAAACGTTGTTATGAAAGCTTTAGTTGGGTCAAATAATTACAATTTACAAACAGAAGAAAGAGTGATTGATGGTCGTATTATTCTTGCTTCTGACAAGGATTACAAAGCATTTATCACACCTACGTTTGAAGAGTTGTATCGTAAAACTATGTTTGCAAAGTCTGAAATTGGGACTACAGAAGACATCGAGATTCATGATGTCCGTAAGCTTCCAGACCTGTTCTGGAAAGCAAGCTTAAACTACCTTGAACCATTATATTCTAAGGAATTGTGGATGGATGGTAGTATTGAAATGCAAGAGATTTACAATCTTCGACAAGAAATCTTTAATATGAATCTGCCTACAATGATTAAAGCGTTGTACGGAACATATCGTCAGAAGATGAAGTTATTACCTAAAGGAACTGAAAGTACACAAGTGTTGGTTGATTTATTCGGCTACGACACGAAACAAGGTCAACATGCATATCGACATCTTGATTTTGCAATTAAGTATGCAGAATTAGATTTCAAGAATCCAGAACAAGCATTTAGATATTCTGGTGGAGATTTAGATTTCATGACAGAAATGAAGTTTGGGTCATTCCGTCAAGAGGTGCTTGAAAACATGCTTCAATTTATCGAGGAATCACGATTCAAACATATTGAAAGTAAGTATATGGAAGCGAAACCAAATGAAGAATTGAAAGAGCATGTTGACAATTTAATCATGAGTATCGTAAGAAAAAATCTAGTAGCATAACTTGACAACAATTAAAAATAATGATATAATAGTAACATCAAGTATTGGAGGATGATTGAATGTCAAACATCAAAAAATTGTCAGAGAAAGAAAAAGTACGAAGAAAGATATCCGTATGGCTAGGTGCTTCCAACCACATAGCTGTACTACATACGATTAAAGAAATTGTCGGCAATAGTGCCGATGAAGTAAACAAGGGTAATGGTGATGAGATTATCATTACTCGACACAGCGACAAGAAAATAACAATTAAAGATAACTGTCAAGGATTACCATTAGAGGGTAAGAATGAAGATGGTATCGAGAATTATAAATTGTTATTTGAAACATTGTTTGCAGGTACAAAATATGATAATGGTATTGAGAATAGTGACTATACAGTTGGTACGAACGGTGTATTCAACACTGTATTGACATTCTCATCTGAGGACGTTACGTTTGAAGTAGCAAGACCAGACGGTAATGTTTATTCAATCTCTTATCATAAAGGTGACAATGTAAGTCCGTTACAAGTAATTGGCAAGTCGTCTGAGACATATACAAAGATTACATATCAATTGGACGATGACATTTTTGAAGACAACTATTTTGAAGTTGGAGAAATGTCAGAAATTGCATCTCAACAAGCATCGTTAATTAAGGGTAAAGTTATTGTTGTAGATGAAGTTGAAGAGACAGAAGAAACTTTTGTCTATGAAAATGGCATTATCGACTTCTTAACAGAACAAACAGAAGAATTGAATGACCTGCATGAAATGATTGTATTCCAGAAAGAAATTTCTCATGCAACAAAACAAGAAGGTAAAGATGTTACTGATGATGTCAAGGTTTCAATTGCAATGAAATATACAAAGGAAGACGATGAGCCTACCCAAATCGAGTTTCTTAACGGTAGTAACTTAATTAATCATGGTACAATCTATGATGGAATGGTTGCAGGAATGCGTAACATTGTCAATCGTTATTTAAAGGACAATAACATGTATAAGAAGGACGAAAAGCAAATCACAAAAGATGATGTAATTGTTGGATTGAATTACGTTATTGATTTCAAATCGTACTTCCCTGTTTATGCGAGTCAGACAAAATTCGCTTCATACGTAAAGTATTATGAAGACGTAATGAAGAATGCGTTAGAGTCTTTCTTTGAATCATACATAGTTGAAAATAAGACTGACATGGATGCAATTGCTAAAAAGGTATTAATCACAAAACAGAGTCGTGAGAGAGCAGAGAAGACTCGTATGGACTTCAAGAAGAAGTTTTCTACTCCTGTACATAATATTACATCACCAGTTGATGGATTCGTTAGCTGTACATCTCAAGACCCTAGCAAGACAGAAGTATATCTTGTAGAAGGTAAATCGGCTCTTGGCTCAACACAACAAGGTCGTGACCCAGAAATTCAAGCAATCTATGCATTACGTGGTAAGATTCTGAACTGTCTGAAAGCACCATATGATAGAATTTTCAGTAATGATATTATCGTAGATTTAATTAAGATTCTAGGTTGTGGTGTGGAAGTCAAGAATAAACATGCAAAAGATTTAAATACTTTCGACATTGAGAAATTAAAATGGTCAAAAGTAATCATTGCAACTGATGCAGACGTTGACGGATTTCACATTCGAACACTTATCTTAACTATGATTTACCGTCTAATGCCTACGTTAATTGAAGAAGGATATATCTACATAGCTGAATCACCATTATATGAAATTACACAAAATGATAAATCTGTATTTGCATATAGTGATAAAGAGAAGGATGAAATTGTAGCAACTATGACAGGAAACTACACAATCCAACGCTCTAAAGGACTAGGTGAGAATACAGCAGAAATGATGTGGGATACTACAATGAATCCAGAGACTCGTAGACTAATCAAAATCACACCAGATGGTCTTGAAGAGACTGCGGAAGCATTTGAATTATTTTTAGGTGATAATCTAGAAGGGCGTAAAGAATATATTGAAGAACATTTACATGAATATATCGAAAATATGCTTGACTAACACCAAAAATAATGATATAATGTAAACATAGAAAGGAATGATATAATGGTAACTGTAATTGAACAAAATATTATTGATGCAATAAGAGGGAATTATATGCCATATACAGCGCATGTAATTTTAGACCGAGCATTACCAGAGATTGATGGATTTAAACCTTCACAAAGACGTATTCTTGAGACTGCTAGACGAATGGGGTTGTTGAATGGAGCACGTAAGAAGTCACAAGGGATTGTAGGACAAACAATGTTTCTACATCCTCATGGTGACGGTGCAATCTATGAAACTCTAGTACGTATGGCTAGGGATGCAGAAGCCTTATCGTATCCGTTAATTGATTCTAAAGGTAACTTTGGAAAGCAGTATTCAAAGAATATGCAGTACGCTTCTGCACGTTATACGGAAGCAAAACTAGAACCAATTGCAAAAGAATTGTTTAAAGACATCAATAAAAATACAGTGGATATGATAGATAGCTATGATGGAACGTTGAAAGAACCTAAGTTTCTTCCTGTAACACTTCCATTCATTCTATTAAACCCACAAAGTGGTATCGCAAATGGTATGGCATCAAGTATTGCACCATTCAATTTGAATGAGGTTGTAGACTACTTCATTGCATACCTAAAGAGTCCAAAGACTGCTAGAGTGTCAGATTACATTAAAGCACCAGATTTCTCAACAGGTGGAAATGTAATCTATGATAAGGATACTTTTGAGCGTATCTTTGAAACGGGTCGTGGAACATTCGTGATTCGTGCTACATATAAAATTGTTGACGATGGTATTATCTTTGAAGAGATGCCTTACACTGCAACATTTGAAGCAATTATTGCAAAGATTGTTGAATTAGTTAAAGGTGGTAAGATTAAAGATATCGTGAATGTCAATGACATTTATGGTATTAAGTCTAAAGGTATTAAAGTTACGACTAAGAAGAATACAGACAAAGAAGCCTTAGTTGAGAAGCTTTTCCGAATGACACCTTTACAATCAACATATCCATGTAACTTCAATCTTATTGTTAATGGTACTCCTAGAGTATTAGGAATCAAGGGAATTGCTCATGAGTGGATTCGATTCAGAGCAGATGCAATCAAGCGTGGCTTGAACTTTGATATGACTAAAAAGATTGAGAAACGTCATCTATTACTTGCACTTAAACAAGTATTATTAGATGTTGATAAAGCAATCAAGATTATTCGTGAAACAAAATCTAATAAAGAAGTAGTAGCAAATCTTATGAATGCCTTTGAGATTGACGAGAAGCAAGCAGAATACGTTTCAGAGATTAAACTGAGACACTTGAACAAAGAGTATTTAATTGAGCGTACAGATGAAATTGCAACGATTGAGGATGAAGTGATTGACCTTAAAGATTTAATTGGAAGTCGTCAACGTATTGCTGAATTGCTTATCAATGAATTAGAAGAAGGTAAAAAGAATTATGGTAAAGAGCGTAGAACTGGAATCATTGAAGCGACAGCAGTAGCTAAAGCTGAAAAGAAAGTAGTTGAGATTGAAGATTACAATGTCAAAGTATTCCTTACTAAAGAAGGTTACTTGAAGAAAATTCCATTAACTTCATTACGTGGAAACTTCACGATGAAGGTTAAAGATGGAGATGAAATTGTTTCCGAGATTGATACAACTAACAATTCAGATGTATTAGTATTCACAAGCGGTCACAACTGCTACAAGTACAAACTGCATGAAATTGAAGACAGCAAGCCATCGTTATTAGGTGAGTATTTACCTTCATTACTAGGATTGAAAGATGAAGAGATTCTATACACAACTGTAACAAATGACTATAAAGGAACATTGCTTGTAGGATTTGATACAGGTAAACTTGCAAAGATTGAATTGTCAGCGTATGCGACTAAGACAAATAGAAAGATGATTATGAATGCATATTACAATGGGGCAAAGGCGCTATACTTTAACGTGATTCAAGAAGACATTGATATTGTAATGGTTTCTAGTATCAATAAAGTAGCCTTGTTTAATACAGCTTCAATCAATGCGAAGACATCTAAAACAACACAGGGTAATCAGTTAATGAGAACTAAGAATGATAGCATCGTAGAATCCATCGTAGATGTCAAAGATTGTCAGTTTGAGGATATTGAATATTACCGACTAAGTAATGCAGGTGTAGGAAAGTATATGAAAAAAACTGATGAAATTGCTTCTTGACAAACATAAAAATTAATGATATAATTATTAATAGAAGGGGATGGAATGTGTGACGTTAAGTAAATATAAAATCGGGGTAACACAGAATTATAATGTTGAAGTTGATGGAAAAACAAAAAGGGCTTATTACACGAGTTGTACGTGTGGTAAGCGAGAAATCGTAGGGTATGATTTAGACTATCAAGCACGACAAGCAATCTACAATAGAGAATGCGAATGTGGGAATAACACGTTTATGCATGTCGAAAAGAACCGAAGAGTAGCACATCCGTACTTGAAAGTCTTAGATAAGAGTCGTAAAGGATTCAAGATTCAACGAACAAACTTGAGTGTCATGATGGATAAGGATGGTAATGTTAAATTGAAAGAGAATATGACCAGAGTTATCCTGTTTGACATTCCAAGTAATACATTAAAAGTTTTTAAGAATGGTGAACCAACTCACAGATATCATGTAACACAGGAATTGAAACATTTCTTTACAGGAATAAGCTGTACTCGTGTTAAAAGTATGGTGACTGTAGCTGAAACCGAATATCTGTATGATTTCATTTGGCGAAGATTATCACATTCAAATAGTCGAAACTGGAACTCTAATGATAAATTTTATCTAGGTCTAGAGAGATTCATCGAAGGTGATTATGGATATCTTCAAATCTTGTCTAGTGCAGGATTCCGTAATGTTGATAGATTCTATGCAACATATAATCGTTGGACTACATATTATGCAATTGATAAGAATGGTAAGAGTCCAAGAGAGATTCTTAAAATGCCTAAGTTTATGATTCCACATATACGTGAGAACTCTGGATTTGGGTTGTATAATCTGGAGCAAGTCCAGAAAGCATTGACGAAAGTTGATGGTAATAAATTTAGAGAGTTAGTCGAGATTGTGAAAGATGAAAGTACAATCCCAGACTTATGTAGAACACTAGATAAGCTGATTGAGATTCACGATACATATAACTATAACAATCTAAAAAAATTAACATTGTACTTATTCCGAGAAATTAGAATGCATCAAGGAATAGGTAATCCAGAAACAGGGGCAACGTACTTACGAGATTATATTCGGATGAGTGAGAAGTTAGGATTAGAGTATGAAAAATATCCTAAGTCATTAAAGAAAGAACATGACATCACGCAAATGAATTACAAAGTACAAGAGGATGCTAAAAAGAAAGAAGAGTTTTTGAAAGCAGTGTCAGAAGAAAACTATCAATTCTTGAATTACAAGAAGAAGATGTATTCAGTCATTGCACCTTCTGAAATGGATGATTTAATCCGAGAAGGTAATCAGTTGTCGCACTGCGTAGCATCATATGTTACTGATGTTGTAGCAGATAGATGTAAGATTTTATTCTTACGAAATACGGATGCATTAGACATTCCTGTTGCTACGATTGAGGTACGTGGAGGAAACGTAAGACAAGCAAGAGGATTTGCTAACAGGTCACTAACAACAAGTGAGAGAGCATTCGTAGCAGAATGGGCAAAAGTTAAAGAGTTAGCGGTCAATTATTACTAAAAAGCACCCACCTTCGGGTGGGAATGCTTGATAAAAGAACGTTTTTATACAATAAATGGGAGGTCATATTATGATTTACAAACACTACAAAGGCGGTTTGTATCTTATGGTAGGTTATGCAACTAGAATTTCAAAAGATTTTAACGAGAAACTAGAATTGGTAGAGGTGGCAAAACACACTGAAACAGAAGAATGTATGTCTGTCTATATCGCTCACGATAAAGATACTGGCGGTAACCATTACGTGTTTGAAAGTGATAAGCATGATGGTATCCTATGTTTCTATAAAGACTTAGATGGTAGTCACTGGCTACAACCTAGAGATAGATTCTTTGGTGATGTACTTGTCGATGGAAAGTTTGAACCACGATTCACAAAAGCAACAGGAGAAGAATTGTTTAAATCAATAGGAAATTTAATCGAACAGGAAATGGAAGCAGTCGTACATATTCTAGAAAAAAAGACAAAATAATATAAGATAATTTTTGACAAGCACTAAAAATTATGGTATAATTATTAGTATGTCATTACGAGAGACACATTTCCTGTTCGGTGTCTCTCGAATTAATCCATTGAAAGGTGGTGATTGACACGTTAATCGTATTTGATTCATTCACTGGAAATGTTAAAAGATTCATAGAGAAGACAGGGTTGAAAGCTGTACAAATCAAAGAAGGTTTGATTGTAAGAGAACCATTTGTACTAGTTACATATACAACTGGGTTTGGTAAGGTTTCAGAATCAACTGCGAAATTTCTCAATAGAGGTAACTTTATGAACATGAAAGCTGTTGCATCTAGTGGGAACATGAATTGGGGGATAGACTTGTTTGCAAAGTCTGGTGATATTATCTCTCAAAAATATAATGTACCTTTACTTCTCAAATTTGAGAACGATGGTATGAAAAGTGATGTCGAAGAGTTTCTACATAAAATGAAAGGTCTGGGTGTGTCATGAAAGAGTTTCAATTTAGAATAGCGAGAAAACGTCTTCCAGAAGACGAGATACAAAGAACAATCTTTAGTGCTAGGTTGTTGGACAATGGCAAATGGAGAGTTGAGTTTTACTCCAGAGCGCATAACAAAGACGTTATATATGATTACCCACCAGAAAAGGTGTTAAAGTCATTAGCGGATAGAGACTGGATTCTAGTAGAAGATGGAGACATAGAATAATATAAAAGGGCAAGGGTGATTGTTTTGGCAAAATACATCGAGTTAAACAATGAAGTCAAGAATTTAAAAGATGGCTTCTATCAGATTGAAAAAGATATTGAAGCAGTACGTGACTACTTTATTAGTCACATTAACGATGGGAATACGGTTTACTTCCACGATTTAAAAGAGAAGTTAGATTTCCTAGTTGAGAATGAGTATTATGATGAAAATATATTGAAATTATATACATACGAACAAATTAAAAAGGTTTATAAGATTGCATATTCTAAGAAATTTAGATTCCCTTCATTCATGAGTGCGTTTAAGTTTTACACTACATATGCATTGCGTACAGATGATGGTGGGTCGATTTTAGAGCGTTATGAAGACCGAGTTTCTATTAATGCTTTATACCTTGCTAAAGGGGATTTTGAGAAAGCTAAACAGTATGTGCGAGTGCTTATTAATCAAGAGTATCAACCTGCAACTCCAACCTTCTTAAATGCAGGAAGGAAACGTAGTGGTCGAATGGTATCATGTTTCTTACTAGATTGCCCAGATACTACAGAAGGTATCATGTACATCATTCAAGCGTGTGCACAGTTATCACGTTTCGGTGGTGGAGTAGGTGTTAACCTTTCTAAGATTCGTGCTAGTGGAGAGCCAATCAAAGGTGTTGAAGGTGCATCATCTGGTGTTATCGGTGTTGCGAAGCTACTAGAAGATACATTCTCTCACTTCAATCAGTTGGGTCAACGTAGTGGAAGCGGTGTAGCATACTTGAATATTTTCCATGATGATATTCTTGAGTTTTTAGACACAAAACAAATCAACGTGGATGAGAAGAAGCGTTTGAAAACATTATCAATCGGTGTAATTGCCCCAGATAAATTCTTTGAACTTGCTGAAAAGAATGAGCCATACTTTGTATTCAAACCATATTCGGTATTCAAAAAATATGGTATTCATTTAGATGAGATGGATATGAATGAATGGTACGACAAGTTAGTTAATGACCGAGACATTAAGAAGCGTAAACTAGATGCACGTGACATGTTAACTACTATTGCGAAGACTCAATTAGCATCTGGATACCCATACTTCATGTATCGTGATAATGCAAACAAACTGCATCACTTAGGAGATTTAGCACCTGTACGAATGAGTAATCTTTGTACCGAAATTTTCCAAGCGCAAACAGAATCAGACATTCAAGGTTACAATGGTGTTGACACATTCGGTTATGATATCTCATGTAATCTAGGGTCATTAAACCTTGTACGAATGATTGAAGAAGCATTTAAACGTGGTAGCATCGAAGAATCTGTATCTACAGGTATTTGGGCTTTAACAACTGTTGCAGACGACACATCAATTGATGAAGTACCATCGGTTAAGAAAGCTAACGATGACATGCATTCGGTTGGTCTAGGTGTAATGAACTGGCATGGTCTATTAGCTAAAAACTTCATGGTGTATGGAAGTGAAGAATCTATTGACTTAGCAAACGTACTAGGTGCAATGATTCGCTACTACTCTCTTAAAACTTCAATGGAGATTGCTAAAGAGAGAAAGCAAACATTCAAACACTTTGATAAGAGTCAATACTCTAAAGGCAAAGGTTTAGAAATGTACATAGAAGAAAGCCACGCACCATCTACTGACCAAGTAGCAGAAATGTTAAATGGAATCTATATTCCTACACAAGATGACTGGGCTAAACTAGTTGCTGACATTCAAGAACATGGTTTATATCATGCTTACTTAAATGCTATCGCACCAACTGGGTCAATCTCATACGTGCATTCAGCTACAAGTGGAGTAATGCCAATCACAGAACACGTAGAAACACGTGTGTATGGAGATTCAACAACTCATTATCCAATGCCATATCTGAATAAAGATACATACTGGTACTACACTACAGCTTATGACATGGATATGTACGATATGATAGATGTTGTAGCTACATGGCAAAAACATATTGACCAAGGAATTAGTTGTACACTATTCGTCAACAGTGACATCGCAACAAATGAACTGGCACGTTATTACATCTATGGTCACAAGAAAGGTCTAAAGAGCCTTTACTACACTAGAACAAGAAATACAAATGCTGACGATTGCATTAGCTGTACGATTTAAGGAAGGGGCAATATATAATGAGTTTAAAACAAAATTTAGAAGAACTACGTCAAAAGATTGAGAACATCGGTAATGCGAGAAATGTATTACATAAGAGTGTTAACTGGAATGTGAAAGAGGACGATTTCACACAGACATTCTGGGAGCAGAACATTAGTCAGTTTTGGACTGATACAGAATTTACTCCAACAAAGGATAGTAGAGTCTGGAAATCTCTTCCATTAGAGTACAGAGAAGTGTATAAGAAAGTGTTAGGTGGACTAACACTTCTTGACACTCAACAAGGTAATATCGGTATGCCTTGTATTGCACAACACGTTGAAGGACACCAACGCAAGGCTGTAATGTCTTTCATGGGTACGATGGAGGAAATCCATGCGAAGAGTTATTCAACAATCTTCACGACTCTTCTGAACGGTCTAGAGACTGATGAAGTGCATGAATGGGTTGAGGAAAATCAATTCCTTCAATACAAGGCTAATATCATTGTTAACTATTATGAGAACATCGTAGATGACTATACTCTATATATGGCAATGGTAGCTTCTGTATTCCTTGAGTCATTCTTATTCTATTCTGGCTTCTTCTTCCCACTTTATCTAGCAGGTGGTGGCGGTACAGAAGATGGCAAGGGACGTATGGTTGCATCTGGTGAGATTATTAATTTAATTTTAAGAGATGAAAGTATTCATGGAGTTTACATCGGAAGACTAGCACAAGAATTATTCCAAAAGCTGTCTCCAGAACAACAAGAAAATGCTGTCAATGAAGTGAATGTTTTACTGTCTGTTTTAACTGCAAACGAGTTTAAGTATACAGAAGACCTTTATGCACCTATCAACTTAGACCATGAAGTAAAAGACTTCTTGTACTACAATGCTAACAAAGCTATGCAGAACTTGGCATTACAACCAATGTTTCCAGAGAAACGTATCAATCCAATTGTATTGAATGGTCTTAGCACAACAACAAAGACTCATGATTTCTTCTCTACAAAGGGTAATGGATACATCAAAGCTGTCAATGTAAAACCAATTACAGATGATGACTTTGTATTCGACAGATTAAAATAAATGTTGACAAAAGTAAATGATAATGATATACTAATAGAGTGGGGAAACTCACTCTATAATACATAACTAGGAGAGATGTTAAATGAAATTATTCAAATTAGAAAAAACAAACTGTGCACCATGTCGTAATGCTGACGTATCGTTAAAGGAGAACTTCGGTGTTGAACTTGCAAAAGAAGATAAGATTAATATGAATATGAATCCAGACATTGCAATGAAGTTGGGCATTATGCAAGCACCTACATTCTTACTTTTAAAAGAAGACAAGACATTGGCAGAGTTGAAGAAAATGTCTAAAGAAGAAATCGAAGCTATTACAGTTACAATGTATAGTGGAGCAGGACTTATGAAGCTTAAAGAATTACTAGAATTATCTGGAAAGCTATAAGAATATAACATATAGACTTGACAAGCATCAAAAATAATGATATAATTGTTAGTGGGGATTGAGTCTCCACTAACTTATACATAATAAAAAGGGGAAATGAACATGACTAAACAAATTAAAAAGAGATACTACCGAGTAGATGAAATTGTTTGGGTACACGATAAAAAGAAAGAAGCAAAAGTTGTATCTATTGATATTCCGAATAAAGATGTTGTTGTTGAGATTGACGGTGAATTAGAAACATTGAAGTTGTGGGAAATTGATAAATTGAAATATAAAGCTAAAGACAAATTCTTCAAGGCTAATCCAGAAAAAATTAAGCGTAAGAAGAAGAAAGTACATACTAGTAAAGCTTTGCCAGATGTCAAGATAGGTCGAGGTACAGTATTCGTTGATAATCCGAACGGGAAAGCCAAGGTACAGTTAATGTTGCCAGTGATTAAAGAGAATCCAGAGATGAATAACTTTAAGAATGCTGTTTCATTAAGCACTGCATTGGAAGCAATGAATAAGACGATTAATGAAATCATGAATCCAGAAGTATTCTTTGCACGAGTACATCCAGATGCAGTTGTACCAACTAAGCGTGACGAGGATGCAGGGTATGATTTATATGCATGTGTGGATGAAGTTGAAGTAGCAGGTAATAAGAAGCATTGGATTGTTTGTAAAGCAAATGAGACAACTCTAGTATCAACAGGTCTTGCATTTGCATTACCTAAGACACATTATCTGAATGCAAAACATGAGCGTGGAAGTACGGGCAAGATTTCAATGTCTGTATTAGCAGGTGTTATTGATTCTGGATATCGTGGAGAAGTATTCCTAGCAATTACTCCTTTACATAAAGATGTGATAATTACAAGTGATGTGAAAGAAACTACACTTGTAGGAGATAGTATTTACTATCCATATTCTAAAGCAATTGCACAAGCAACTGTTGACTTAGTACCAAATACAAAGTTAACAGAATTGACTTTAGAAGACCTACAAAAAATTGAATCGAAGCGTGGAACTACTAAGTTAGGTCAAAGCGGTAAATAATTTAAGAAGAGAATTTTTTCTCTTCTTTCTTTTTTGCCCTTGACAAGAATAAAAGATAATGATATAATAGTATTATATTAAACAAAGGAGTTGTTGTTAATGGAGAAACAAGCAATCGTATCAGTTGGTAGTAAAGGTATTTTCCCTAATAGTGAGTTATTAGAAAAGTTTCACAATGAGACATTGAAAACTTGGACACCAGAAGTTAAGAATCTGGCAAGTGAGATTCCACAGAATGATGAGATTCAAACGTTAGAAGAAGCAATTGAAGAAGTTGCACGAGAAAATGGATTAACAGTTGAAGAAGTCAAAGAGTATTTACATAAGTTTCAGCGTGACCTTTACAAGAAGTACACAAAGAAAAAAGTAGATAAGACAAAGGCAAAAGCTAAAAAGAAACAAGCAAAAAAATCTAAAAAAAGAAATAGATAAGCATTGACAAACACAAAGAATAATGATATAATAATAACATGAGGTGATGAGATGAAGTTTCTAACAAAACTAAATAACAAATCAAAGCAACTAGCAAAAAAGTTTTTCATTGAAACAAAGTTTGGAATATGGTTAATGGCAAGTATGGCTATGCTAAATGCAGTAGAAGGAATCATTCACTTGATTGTAGCACTGATTGGCGGTTATGGAGCAGTTGATATCAGTGTTTATGACTTTCGAGTGTGGATGCCAATCATTGAAAATTTCATTCTAGGAATCTTCTCAATCCTAACTGGATGGGCATTAGGAATGAAACATGACCATCACCACAATCACTAGGAGGTGAGTGAATGGTATACACTTACTCAATGTTGTTTATTACATACGCAATTTTATTCTTGATGATGTCTGGATGTATGCTTGTAAGTGTACTGATTCGTGACCTCAAGAATGAAAATTCAACTTCCACAGATGAAGAGAAACTGCAAAGTGAAGCATTCCTTCAATCATTCTGGGACACAGGATTTTTCGGTAAAGTAAACTTTGTATTGTTACATGGAGCAAGATTTTGGGCAATTGTTTTAGGAGACAAATTTAAACGTAAAGGATGATGTATATGATGTTGGGAATTTCAATGATATTTTTAGTAGTATCAATTTGGTTAATGGTTAAGATTTTTGCAGAGAAACATAATGGTCTTGGAATGAAGATTTGGATAACTGCTACTACAGCATTATGGATTTTTAATGTGTTATATGAACTTTCAAAAATAAACTAGGAGAGTGATAGTATGGCTTTATTCTTATTAACAGGAATGTCTGGTGTAGGTAAAACGAGTATTATGGAAGAATTAAAAAGACAAATGGCACATAGACTTTCGGAATGTGTTTCTCACACAACTAGACCGAAGAGAACAGGTGAGAAGGATGGAGTAGCATATTACTTTATCAGTGATGAATATTTTCAAGAAGGTGTTGACAAAAATGAATTTGCAGAAACGGTAGAGTATGATGGTTATAGATATGGCATTGCAAAAGCAGAGATTAAACAGAAACAATCAATAACACCTCATACATACATAATCGTTAACTATGAAGGATATAAGCAAGTTAAAGAAGTCTTCCCAGATGCAGTTGGTATCTTCTTATACACAACTAAAGAAGACTGTATGATTAACATGTTATCACGTGGTGATAGCATTGAACAAGCTAATAAGAGAATTGAATTGTATGATGAAGAAATCAAGAGCCGTAATGACTATGACTATGTTGTAAAGAATGTGCGTAATAAGAAGACTGGTACAATGGGTATCATTGAGAATATTATCTGGTCATATAACTAAGGAGGAATGTCCATGAGTGGATGTGTTGATAAACCGTCAATGACAGTTAAAAGGAGAGATTCTATGATAGGAAAAAGACCAACATTAAGAGCACCACTACTACCGAGTAACATGAGCAAGGGAGGACGTAATGAGCCACCAAAAGGAGAAAGACCTCCTGCTCCTGCACCACAACCAAAAAGTAATGTGCAAGAGAAAATGAAAGAGTTTATGAAGAATAAACGTAGAGCAGGATTAGATGCGATTATCGGCTCAATAGAGGATGTTTTTGAAGAGAATGAAAGGCTTAAACAACAATTGAGAGATTACAGTAAAGATGCAGAGATTCAAAAATTAAAAGAAGAGATATATGATATGCGATTACATTCAATATCAATAATGTCAGAGTTAGAGAAAGACCGAGCAGATGTATTTGCTAGTCATCATGCAGTATCATGTAAAAGTGGTGTGCAGTATATTGTTTATGGAACTGGTATTGGAACTCATACAACAGTTAAATGTCGTAAATGTCAAGAGGAACAGGATATTACAGATTACGAAGGATGGTAATATATGGATGAAATAATTATAGCCACTGGTCTTATATCTTTCTTTGTAGGATTGATATTAGGGATTTCAGTTGGGGAAAAGTTATCTGAATAGGAGGAAAACAAATGTTTAAAGATTGGACAGATGAGAAATTAAAAGAAGAAATTGAAGATGGTTTACGTGGTTATGCAGTCAAGAAAAAAGGTGACAAACAGAATGAAGTTGCACATTATGATGAACAGATTGCAGAAAAAATGAAAGAGATTAATCAACTACAATGGGAGCGAGAAGTGTCATTAGGAGACATTGCAGAATGGGATGCAGTGATTGCTAGAATTGATGCCCTTGTACCTCCAGTTGTAGAACCAACACCAGAAACGGGAGAGTGATAATATGAAAAAGATTCTAGCTTTAACAGTATTGTCAGTAGCTTTATTAGCAGGTTGCGGTCAAGGTGACAGCATGAGATTCACAGATGACCCTAAAGCGTATACAAAGACAGATGGTGACGTTGAAACATATATCATGATTGATACATACACAAACTGTAAATATGTATTATTTGATTGGTATCAAGGTGGAGGTGCGAGTCCTTTACTTGACAAAGAAGGTAAGCCAGTTTGTGGGAAGGATGCACAGTAATGAGAGGTACTGGTAAGAGTGATTTAGGAATAGGAGACAAAATCATTGCTTTAAATTCTCATACTAATGCAGGATATAGAAAAGGTGACATCATCGAAATAACACGATATTCTTATCTTGATGATGGTAGTTTTATGGGGAAAAATCTTACACAGGAAAATTGTTATGGTCTTGATTATGTTTTTATAGGAAGCTATATAAAATGGAAAACAATCAATGACAACGATGCTATCTCTGTATTTAGTTTGTTTGGATATACAATTACAATTAGAAGAAAAGGTGATTGAATGTTTGAGTTTATTGGAACAGGAAGTGCGTTTAACACGAAACTAGGAAACAACGGTGCATTCATTAAACAAGGAAATAAGTTTTTCATGATTGATTGTGGTAGTGCAACATTCCATCGTATCATGGAAACAGAATTACTAGATGGAGTCGAAGAGATTTATGTTATGATGACACATACACATCCAGACCATGTAGGGTCATTAGGAGATTTGATTTTCTATGGCTACTACTCTATGGGAAATGTTAAGGAGAAGAATGTTACAGTCTTAGCGCCTACTGATATAAATATAGAATCAACATTGGCAAATATGGGTGTCAAAGAAGATACATATCATTTAATAAATTATGAAGATTCTAGTGTTAATTTATTGGAAGATTTTGGGTTTTACTTTATGCCAGTCAAAACAGAACACGTTGATGAGTTAAATTGTTATGGATATATATTCAGCAAAGATGGTATCAGAACATATTACAGTGGAGATGCAAATATTATTCCAGAAACAGTATTAATGCTGTTTAACAATGGAAGTATACATAGATTGTATCAAGATACTTGTTGGTTGGATTATGACGGTAATGTACATCTATCGTTGAGGAAGTTAGATGAATTAATTGAGGATAATAAGGATTTGAGAAGCAGAGTCTATTGTATGCATTTAGATGGACAGTTTGATGAGATAGAAGCTATTAGTTTAGGATTTAATGTTGTAAAGGGAGTGTTGTAAATGTTAGAACAATTAATTAAAGAGATAGAGTATAAACTTGAATTATTAGAAGGAGACATTGAAGAATACGAAGAAATGTATGGAGATGACTTCAATGCTTCTGATGCAAGCGGTGGTAATTTTGATGATGCTTATGAATTAGGATATGAGCATGGAGAGTTATTTAAAGAGTATCATATGTTACAGAAATTCAAAAAACAATTGGAGGGCTTAAAATAATGAAAAATTTAATTGAATTAATCGAAAAGAGAATTGCTATTTTAGAACCACAAGAAGAAGAGAATCAGACATTGATTGAAGAAGATTTTAACCCTGCTGATTGGTCTGGTGGAAACTTTGATGACTGTTACTTCATGGGAGTAAAAGATGGAGCAATTAGCGGAGAATTAGAAGCATTGTATCGAGTGTTAGGTGAACTTAAAAAACTTGAAGGGATGATGTAGAATGGGTAAATTACATAGATATACTAGAAAGCCAATAGACGTAATGATTCCAGAAACACAATTAAAAAATAATGCAAATACATTTTTCGTAGAATTAGCAGGAGGAATCTTTCATGTAGAGAAAGATAGAGAAGGTAGGTATGACTACTATGCAAACGCACAAGAAGTCATAAGAGCATTGAGTAATGATGAAAGAGTCCTAGTGAAAAGTTTAAATGGAGATTTATTTTCAAATACAGACTTCTTAGAGGACATTAAGAAGGGTAGAATCTAGATGTAGTAGGTAGAAGCACAATATGTACACTATATATTGTGCTTTTGTCTTGATAAAATCCATATTTTATATAGGAGGGATTTCATGAAACTATGGCTAAAAACCAAACTTAGAGATTGGTTAGGAATACAAGAAGCAGAAGCTTATTTTTGTAGAAGTATAGACGATTTAGAACGAAGATGTGGTCTGCTTGTTGATGATAATATAAGACTAGAAAATGAGAATCGTGCATTAAGAGAACGTAATGAATTTATTTTAAAGAACTTCCAGATTGCTGTTGACCACAATCCTTACGAGAATCAAAGTTGGGCGGTTGTTTGTATTAATGGTAAACCTCAATATGTCAACTTCCTTACTTTACGCAATCATGAAGCATATGAGATTATGCGTTATCTAAGAAACTATGATAAAGGAAGTATGGTTGTGGATTCACCACATCGAACTATGAAACTAGATACTTTCAAATATTTTTAAAAAAACTATTTACAAGCATCAAAATTAATGGTATAATAAGATTATCAAGAACAAGGGAGAGATGTTAAATGACAAAATACACATTAGTTGAAAAGACAAACGGTAACCGAAATCAATTCAAGGTAAGTATTACAGGTGATTATAATGATGGTGATTACAGCACACGAACAGAATACTTTACAAAAGAAGAATTTGAGCAAGCTGATGGAGTATATGAAGAACTGAAAAACCTTGAAGATAACTTTAGTGGGCATCATGAACTAGAAGATTTCCCTGCTGAATGGCTATGGCTTCCATCTGGGAATGATATGAGATGTCATACGTTAGAAGAATTAGTAGTTGAGTACATAGATGAAAATGGTAAAGTCTGGGACGTAATACTTTAAAATAACATAAGAGGTGATAATATGTGGGAAATTACAAACACAATCAAAGAACCCCTAATCAAAATCTATCCATATGGCTCTAGGGTCTATGGAACTGCAACATCAAAATCAGATTACGACTTTATGGCTATAGCACAAAGTGATGACCCAAACCTTGATTATACATTCGAGTGCGACAATGTTTCAATCCATGTTGTAAGTGAAGCATTCTTTATCAAGAAAGTTAAAGAACATCACATTAGTTATCTTGAATGTATTTTTCAAGATGTGAATGATAAGTATGCAGAATACTTCGAACTAGATTTAGAGAAACTAAGACGAAACATTTCTGCAATCTCTTCAAACAGTTTCGTTAAATGCAGAAAAAAGATAAATGATGGAGAAGTATACATAGGTAAAAAGAGTATGTTTCATTCAGTCAGAATCGTAATGTTTGGCATTCAGATTGCTAAGTATGGAGCGATTGTTGATTATAAATGTGCAAATGTTTATTACGATAGAGTCATGTCAATGGACGGTTGGGATACAATTAAAGATGAGTTTCAACCACGATATAATAGATTCAAATCAACGCTTAGAGAACTAGCACCACTTGATTCAGACAAGAATCGGAAGGGGAGATAATATGAATAAGCGGAATCGTAAAAGTCGGTTTCGCAAATTCATCAACAAAGCAATCTTAATATTTATCACACTAGGACTACTGATTTCACTGTTGGCATATTTAATGAACTTGATAGGTAAAGTTGATGTCTTAGCGAAACGTGTTGATAAACAAAACCAAAAGATAGAACAAATGACTGAGTACACTCATAATCTGGAGAAAACAATAGTTAAACAAAATGGAGAAATAAAAGAATTACATACTATGAAATTCAAGTTAGAAAACAAGCCAATACATAAGAAAGAAGATAATGTCAAGGAGACTACATACATAGATGAAGTAGGGCAAAAGTGGAGAGAGTTGGACAATGGATTGACAACTAATCCCGCACCTTTAGTTGTCACATTCTTTGCAGTATTGGGCAAATCCCTCTCTATGCTTACAACTGCTAGATAGGAGCGAATATAATGAAATTTTTAAAGAGATGGTTTTGCAATCATGATTACAAGTTATTACATACATATAAGAGGGACATAGATGAAAGTGTAGGATATGAATTTAAACCTGTATATGTAATCTATTGTCCCAAGTGTGCAAAGATGAAAGAAGTCCTTGAACACGAATATATCATAATGCAACAAATGAAAAAGGTGGACGATTCGTATGATGACAAACAATGAAACTAGGAACATTGAAGTATTGGATAAATTACCCAAAAGATTCAAGATGGACTGGGGATTAAAAGCAATAGGCGTTGAGAACGCTCACAAGAAAACCAAAGGTGAAGGTGTCAAGGTTTTAGTAATTGATACTGGAATGGATGATAATCATCCAGAACTAAAAGGCAAATTGAAATATGGGATTGACATGTTTAAAAAGAACAATGACATCACAGATAACTATGGTCATGGGACACATGTTGCAGGATTGATTGCAGGTAATAAAACAGGTGTTGCACCAAACGTTGACCTCTACATTGCCAAAGTTTTAAATGAAAATGGTGAAGGTAGTATGGGGTCTGTAATGGATGGCATCACGTTAGCAATCAATTTTGAGGTAGATGTATTATGTATGAGTCTAGGTATTCGTGGTGGGCTTCCTGTACGCCTAGAAGAACGCATTCTTGAAGCACATGCAAAAGGAATCAATATTGTTTGTGCAGTCGGGAATATGGGATTACCAGAACCAGATTATCCTGCATTCCTAGATGAAGTAATTGCAGTTGGTGGAGTAGATGCAGACCTTAAACATTTAGAATTTTCTAATCGTGGAAAGCAAGTAGATATTACTGCACCTGCATTAAATATTCTGAGTACGTTTAAAGATGGCAAGTATGCACGTATGTCTGGAACATCTATGGCTTCACCGATTGTAGCAGGAGCAATTGCTTTATTGATATCTCACAATCGTAAAAAAGGTATCGAATTAACAAATGAACAAGTGAAAGAGAAAATCATGTCTTTAGGAAACCATACATATAATTATGGTTATGGAGTAGTGGATTTATCAAAATTATTGGATTAGAGTTTTCTAGTCCAATTTTTGTTCTAGCAATAATAAAAATATTGCAAAAAAGTATTGACAAGCATAAAAGATAATGATATAATAAGAGTATGAAAGGGAGATGATATGATGAGCAAATACAAACAAAGAGTATATAAATTCTTAAAAACTATGACAGTTGAAGATTATGAGAAATATGTTGATGAAGCAAATCAAGGATACATAAAAATAAATAAACATCCAGAAGATGAAAACATAGTAATCCTAAATTATACTGAACAAACAACATTTGCAAGACGTTGGAATCATGAAACAATGACTGCACGAGGTTTGATTTTAGACTTGACAGAAGCAAAAGATAATGGTATAATATATGTACTAGCGAAACCATTCGAAAAATTCTTTAACTATGGTGAGAATCTTGAGTATCAAGAAGATATCGACTTCACTAAAACACCTATGGTTATGGAGAAGATGGATGGCTCACTAGGAATCTCTTACTTCTTCAATGATGAAATTAGATTTGCAACTCGTGGAAGTTTCATCTCTGACCAAGCAATTGAAGCAACTAAAATCTGGAAAGAAAAATATGCAGATGGTTTTGAGTGGGGAGCATATACATTAGCACCAGTTACATACTTAGTTGAAATAATTTATCAATCAAATAGAATTGTGGTTGATTATGGAGGTATGAGAGATTTAATCTTGTTAGGTGTCATGCAAATATTCAATCATGGAATGTGCAAAGATAACAGCTTCTATCTTGACCAGAACTATGAGATGTTAGAAAGAGAAGCACGTTGGTTGGGAATGAAATTAGCACCTCAATACAAATTCACTCTTGAAGAAATGTTAGAAATGAAAAAGAATATCCCTGCTAATGAAGAGGGTTGGATTTTACGATATGGTAATAAGCGTTTAAAAATCAAAGGTGATGAGTATTTAACAGTACATAAGATTACATACGGTTTATCTGATAAAGCGAAATTTGAAGCATGGGCAACAGGTAATCTCGATGAGTTTATCATGCGAATGCCAGAAGAGTTTCGTGGTGAGTTAGAAGAGTTTGGTGCAAGATTAGATGTAATCTTAGGTTTTGAGTTAGATAAATTACATAATACATATAGAGAAGCACGTAAGGTTTTAGCTACATACATAAACAAAGAGATTGATAGAGAGCAACGTGGATTTGTTTTTGGAGCATTTGACTTCAAAGGTATCAATGAAATGGAAGTTAGAAAGCAAATCGCTAAAAATTACAAAGAGTATATGGAGGTATCTGAATGAGACAATTTATTATGTTAGTTGGAATTGCAGGAAGTGGTAAGTCAACATTTGCAGAAAACCTTGCAAGTGGTGCTGTTTACCTTTCATCTGATGCACTTAGAGAAGAACTTCTTGGAGATGAAAATAACCAAGAAAAGAACTCTGACATCTTTGTTGAAATGGCAAAACGCACAAAAGAAGCTTTACAAGCAGGATTTGATGTAATATATGATGCAACAAATATCAGTCGTAAAAGACGAAGAGGATTACTACAACAGCTTCCTAAGAATGTTACAAAGCGAGTATTATACATAGCACCAGAGTTAGATGTAATCAAGTATCAAAATGAAAATAGAAGCAGAGTTGTCCCTCCAGAGGTAATTGACCGAATGTATAAGAATCTTCAAGTACCAATCTACAGTGAAGGTTGGGATGATATTCAAATGGTGATTCCGAAGCTGACTAAGTTTTCCGAGTCTGTATCTGAAACAATTCGTGGGATGGTATTAACAAACCCATATGAAGATGAGATTATGGATAAACTAGCACTCTACTTTAGAGAGTTTAAGGATATCTTAAACATGCCACAAGATTCTACATACCATAGCTTTTCAGTGAGCAGACATACATACTATGTTTACAAAGAAGTGTTTGATAACTACCATGAGCACGATAGAGAGTTAATGCTTTGGGTTGCACTGCTTCATGATACAGGTAAAGCATTCTGTAAAAGCTTTTACAATCGTAAAGGTGAGAAAGTAAGATATGCAAACTTTATTGGTCATGAACATGTTTCTTCACAACTTGCAGTACATGTAATGCGAAGACTTAACTTTGATATGGAGACTATCAGAAAAGCAACATTACTGATTCAGTTTCACATGTACCTTCTTGACCAAAAAGCAAATAGAACCAAACTTCTGAATCAAGTTGGTCAAGATATGTTTGATAGATTAGAATTTCTGCGTAATGCAGATACACTAGCACACTAGGAGGTTATTGAAATGAAAGTTGAATTTGAGTTTGTTGATGGTGAAGTTTATGTAGTCGTATATCAAGAAATCTGGGACTTAGAAGATGGTCAAGATAAGTTTGTTGTACATAGAGAGAAGGTTTCAGAAACAGTTGCAGTAATGGCAAACAAATATCACGCTTTTCAGTTTAATAAAATACTAATTGAAAATTCGTGGAAAAAATAATAAAACCAAACAGAGAAAAGGGGAATGTAATATGAAAAACAACACTATTGAAACTAAAAACCAAGAAGTTAAAGCACCGACAGTAACAAAACGTGATTTCATCTTGAATGAGAATGTTGCAGAATCCTCTGTAAAAGATATTATCACAGGTATCTTAGCTGTAAATAAACACGATGCAAAGAAGTTAAAGGAAGATGAGAACTATGTACCAGAACCAATCACTCTAGTTGTGAACTCATTTGGAGGTGTTGTGTATGATGGGATGGCTTTAACTGCTGTCATTGATTCTTCTGAAACACCAGTACATACATACTGCTATGGTAAAGCAATGAGCATGGGCTTCATCATCTTTGCTTCTGGTCACAAACGCTTTGCACATCCATTAGCAACGTTTATGTACCACCAAGTATCTAACGTCCTTGCAGGATTCACTGAGGACATTAAAAGAGGTACAGAGCAAATGGAAGTGTTAATGGAAACTTATGATGCTTATATTCTAGCAAATACAAATGTACCAAAGCACAAAATGGATGAGACTAAAAAGTGCAAAGAAAACTGGTACATTCCTGCTACAGAAGCAATGCATTATGGATTAGTTGATGAGTTATTAGTATCAAAACGAAATAGATAAGGGGAGTTTTACATATGTTAAAAAAGGTTTATGAAGCATTCACTAAGATTCAAGGCACAAGTGGTAGCACTGCAAAGGAGCAGGAGTTAAAAAAGTATAAGGGTGATAAGGAGATTCTTAATGCCCTTGACTTTCTTTTAAACTCATTCGTCACAACAGGTATCTCTACTAAGAAAATGAATAAGAAACTTACAACAACGTTTGAAAATCTATTAGTACCTGCAACATTTGATGTATTACTAGAACACATTAAAGAATGCAATACAGGTCGAGACAAAGATATTGCAGTTGTTAAAGCGTTTATACATAACAACAGAGATTATGAGGACTTTATCAAAAAAGTAATCACTAAAGATTTGAAACTGGGAATCTCTGCCAAGACAATTAACAAGGTGTTTGGTAAAGGAACAATCCCTGTATTCGATGTAATGTTAGCACATGAGTTTGAAGAACATGCACATAAAGTAACAGGTAAATTTTTCATCACTCTGAAACTTGATGGTAATCGTTGCCTTGCTGTACGTGAAGGTGATGGTGTTAAATTCTTTACTCGTAAAGGTAAACCAGTATTGGATATGGTAGAACTAGAAGAACAATTCTTAAAACTACCATCTGGATATGTTTATGATGGAGAACTTCTAGCAAGTAAAGAAGATACAACATCTGCTGAGTTATTTTCAGCAACACAGAAAGCGACACGTAAAAAAGGTGAAAAGAAAGATTTAGATTTCCACATCTTTGACATGTTGCCAATTGCAGAGTTTTCAGAAGGAAAGTCCAAACTTACATATGAAAAACGTAGAGCACAATTAGATGTACTTCAACAACACGTTACTGGTCAAAAGAATATTCACATCTTACCAGTATTATATGAGGGAACTAATAAAGAAATGATTACTAATTTTGCTTCATGGGCTATTGAGAATGGTCATGAAGGAGTAATGATTAACGTTGCCAACGGATTATACGTTGCAACTCGTACTGCAAACCTCTTGAAATATAAAGAGTTTGATAGTGGAGACTTGTTAGTAGTGAGTGTCGAGAAAGCAATTGACGGTGAGTTTGTGGGATTAATGAAACGTGTCAACGTTGAGTTTAGAGGTAATCTTGTAGGCGTTGGGTCTGGGTTTAATATTTCAGAGCGTAGAGAATACATAGACAATCCAGATGAAATCATTGGAAAGATTATTGAAGTGCGATACTTTGAGGAAACCAAAGATGAGAAGACAGGTCAACCATCAATGAGATTCCCAACGTTTAAAGGTATTCGACATGACAAAAGTATTGAAGATATTAGATATAGCGAAAAAGACGAATAGGAGATGATTGTATGAAGAAAATCGTATGGAAAATTACAAGTGTAACTGACAAGAATGAGGTAGCTGTTGACAATGAAGATGTAAGACAACGAATGAGTAAGCGATATCTTATGTATGTTGCAGTCGTAGGTCGTAGTGCAATATTACTCAACGTAGATAATTCACGTGAAGCATTGCAGACATCTACTGTCGAAGAGTTATTCTTATTCGAAGACTCTATGAAACTTACAACTCGAAACTCTGTTTATTGGTTAAAACAATCTATTGAGGATGTGAACTAAATGATAAATTTCTTTAAGAAATTATTTAGTAAAGGTGAAGTTGAGCCAGTGCAAGATACAGAAGTACACCGATTAATCCGATATGCAAGGGATAAAAACCTTGCTATCGTGGTTGGTACTCAAGCACGTGCAGATGAAATCAAGTCTATTGACGATAGTATTAAGATTTACAGACTTGCAAAAGGATTTACCTTTGAACTGAAAGACACTCAAGATAATCTTCTTTTAGATTCTAGTGTTGCAGAAGATATGATTGGCTGGGTTAAGAACGGTGAATTTAGTTATGCAGAAGAGTGGAAAGAAAATAATGAACTATAGAGAGATAGTTATTGTCTATAGTGGTAAGTATTATGAAGGAAATGTAGCTAGGGGAGAACTTCTACAAAAGATACAGGATGAACTTAAAGCAGAAGGACGTAAGATGACAGGATTATTCTTTGGTGGGTCATACACAACTACATTGAATTATGATAGTGCAAAAGTGGTTGTGTTCCCATTAGGGACAGCATTTAGTGGTCTTAGAATTTCTGAACTGTATTTCAGTGATTCAATATACAAAAGAGATGATTATCAAGAACACATAGACCATTTCTTAGAAATGATAGTACCCGAAACGTATATTCCACAGGTGTATGGATTAACTACACCAAAAGAGAGTCGCATATATGAATTTAACTTTATAGATAAAAAGATAAATATTAAACAATACAAACACAAAGGGGAATGATAATATGGAACAGAAAAAATATCAAGATATTACTCGATTAGGTCACAAAACAACTATTGGCGTATTAACTGAGGGCGATTGGATTGTAATTCAAGAAAAACTTGATGGAGCAAATGCATCATTCCGAAAAGGTGAGAATGGCGAGATTTTAGCCTTCTCACGCAATACAGCTTTAGATGAGCAAAACAACTTAGGTGGTTTCTGGCAGTTTACACAAACATTAGACCCAGACTTGTTATTGCCACATATCGTTTATTTTGGTGAGTGGTTGAACCCTCACAAGGTCAAGTATCCAGAATACCAGAAACAATTCTTCTTATACGATTTATATGATACAAACACAGGATTATACTTAGACTTTAATAGAGTAAAAGATGCACACCGTATGTTGGATTTAAACCTTATCCCTGTATTATATGAGGGTGAGTATAAAGGCTTTGACCACTTAATGTCATTCGTTGGTCAAACTAAACTCGGTGGTCGTTTAGGAGACATTGAAACAGGTGAAGGTATCGTAGTTAAGAATGTAGATTTTGTGGATAGACATGGTAACCAGAAGTTTGTTAAACTTGTTACAGATAAATTCCGAGAAGTACAAAGCCAAAAACCTGCTAAAGACCCAAAAGTTGAAGCGACACAAGAACAAGTGTTTGTAAACTCTACAATGACAGAAGCACGTGTAGAGAAGATGTTATACAAATTAGCAGATGAAGGTATCATTGGTGAAGCACCATTTCAAATCGAAGATATGGGAATCATCTTACGTAACATGGGTACACGTATCTTTGAGGATATCATGAAAGAAGAATCAGATATGTTACCTGCTGATTATGATGAAAATCAAGTAAGAAAAGCGATTGGAAGAAATATTGCACAAATCGTAAAAAAAATCATTGCCAAGCAGTAAAAATAATGATATAATAGATACATAAGCAAGACAAAACAAATAAAAGGGAGATTGATATTATGACTAAATTTGAATCAAATTTAAACTTATCTTTAAACTTACAGGAGCGTAGAATGCAGTTACGAAATGAATTGAATAAGACAATCACAGAAATTGTAACAACTAGTTTACGTGAAAGTGTAAGAGACTTATTCAATGAAGTAGGTATTGAAGGAGTAGAATCATTGAACTGGGACTTCTACCCAGAATCAGATGATGAAGGTGGCAGTGTTTGGTATGTAGATTATGTAGGTGTTTCATTCAAAGAGGGCGTAGAAAAAGTAGATTTAGAGGAAGTTACTTTCCAAAAAGAATCATGGCGTAAAGATGGAACATTCTGGGAAGCAAACTTAATGGAAGAGTTACGTGAAATTATGTGTGAGTTTAGCCGAGACTTGTATGACCAAGACATTACTGAAATCGAACTAGTCTAAGGAGAGTGATAACATGAGTCATCCACATATTCATGCCAGAAGCTCTGTCAAGTTTTTCGGTGGCAAAGCAGAAGATTATATCGCAATACATAATTGGTTTGACGACAGCAAAGCACACTTAGGAGATATGAGACATAGAGCATTAAAACATCATACAGCAGGTATCTATGAAGCAGAACGAGTATTTGGAGAAACATTTGTTAACTCTGATGGTCGAACAGTTTACACAAGATATGTAGGGGAGCAACATGTCATTGAAGACATGGGCTTCCTGCCTAGTCTTGCAGATTGGCTTGAAAACATGGAATTACAAGATTGGATGATGAATAGAGATAAGAGAGTAAAAGAATTTGGTAAAGAGTTGCCTAGAACACTTCGTCAAAAGATTAAAGAAGCTGAACAACAAAACATTGAAAAGGGAGAATGATAATATGAAAAACACAAAAAAAGGTTTATTAGGAATTATGTTAGCAGGAGTAATGATGACTATGGTAGCTTGTGCAGAGATTCCAGATGGTGTTGATGAGAAATTCCACAACCGAGCATCTACTATTTTTGAAGAAATTGATGAAGATACAATGGAATTAGAAAACTCTGACAGAGATGATGTTGCAAACTTCCAACTTTTACAATCAACTGCAAACACTAAACGTGAGCAAGACTTTGTAAAAGGTATTGAAGGAATGTTAAAGCTTCAAGAAAAAGTAATCAATCAAGACGGTAATGCTTTAGCTGAGTATTTACAAGCACGTGACTTAGCTATGGATGCGATGAACATGGATGATGAGGGCGATATGGACAGTTTCCAAGTAAACCAATTCGAATTTACGGAGGACAAATAATATGAAAAAATACTTAAAATTGTTGTTAGTGGGTATAATGACTTCTGCGTTTTTGGTGGCTTGTGATGATGACGATGATGATTATAATGACAGCTATAATTATCAAGGTGACAATGAAATTATAATTAAAGATGATGATGGTGGTCGTGAGTACGATGATGACGATGACGATTATGAGGGCGATGACGACTAAAAAATAATAGAGGGCATTGCCCTCTTTTTTATGGAGTGATATTATGAATCTTAATTTTGAAAGAACATTGTGTTTCACTGGGCATCGTCCCGATAAATTATATGGTTATAATTATAAGACAGAAGGAAACAGACTCTTACTATTGAAATTGCGGTCTATTATTGAGATGTATATTACTCGTAGAGGTGTTAATACGTTTGTCTCTGGAATGGCTCTAGGGATTGATATATGGTCTGCACAAATCATTCTAGCATTAAAGAAGAAGTATCCTAAGATTAAATTAGTGTGTGCCATTCCTTGTGATGAACAGTGGAAGAAATGGCGACCAGAAGACATTGAGGTTTGGCACAGAGTCGTAGAAAAGGCTGACCATGTGTATTATGTATCAGAAGAGAAGTATACCCCTTGGTGTATGAATGCCCGAAATAAATGGATGGTAGATAATTCTAATTATGTTATTTCAGTATGGGATGGTGAAAAAACAGGTGGAACGTATGATTGTGTTAAGTATGCAGTTAAACGCAATAGAAGTCTTATGAATTTAAATCCCGAAACTTTAGAAAAAAATGTTGTAAAAAGTATTGACTAGCACTAAAAATAATGGTATACTATTAGTATAAACAATAAGGAGTTGGTAATATGATAAAAGTTGATGGAAGAGAAGTTGAATTTAAACAGTTTCCTAACGGTGAAACATTGATGGTGACAGATAGTTTGAGAGATATTAATTTCTATCCTATCCGAGTAGAGTTTAAGTATGAAGAAGATGGAGATTTAATCAAACTTATGTTTGTTAAGAAGTTTCTAGATAGCATGACAACTCATGAAAAACAGTTGATTGTCTACTACATGCCTTACAGTCGAATGGATAGAAGTGAAAATGGCTCACCATTCACATTAAAGTATGTAACAGACTTCATTAACGGATTAGGATTCTGTGCAGTAGCGGTCTTTGAACCACATTCAAATATGACAAACGCATTGATTGACAATGTTAAACCCCGATATTTAAGTGGCATCATCTTAGAGAAAGCAATGATTGATGTTGATTTTGATAGATGGTATGACTACATAGTGTTTCCAGATGAAGGTGCAAGTAAACGTTATACACACTTAACAGGATTCCATACGATTATCGGATTCAAGAAACGAAACTTTGAAACTGGTAAGATTGAAGGATTACAACTGATTGGCGACTTTGATAAGAAAGGTAAGAAAGCAATCATTGTTGATGACCTTTCAAGTTATGGTGGTACATTCATACATACTGCAAAAGCTTTACGAGAAAAAGGAATTGAAGAAATCTACTTAGTGGTAACACATGCTGAGAATAATATCTTCAAAGAAAACCCGTCTACAAAGATGAAATTGCTAGACCACGTGGACAAAGTATTTACAACAAATTCATTAGTAACTGAACATACGAACTGGGAAAATAAAAAATACCAAAACCAAGTCATTGTCTATGATGCTATGGACATTGTACGAGGACGATAATATAAAGGGAGAGTGTTGTTATATGACAAAATTTATTTATCCATCTACATTATTATGTGATTTCTATAAGGTGAGCCACCGAGTACAGTATCCAGAAAATACACAAGTAATCTATTCTACATTCACACCACGTAGCAATAAGTATTTCCCTGTGGCAGATAAAGTTGTATTCTTCGGATTACAATCATTCATTAAAAAGTTTCTGATTGACCACTTTAATACATACTTCTTTAGACGTAGTAAAACTGATGTGATTGCTGAGTACGAACGATACATTCATTATACTCTAGGTGTAGAGAATGTAGACACAACACACATCAAAGAGTTATGGGAATTAGGACATTTACCGATTGAAATTAAAGCGTTAAAAGAGGGAACTTTAGCACCAATTAAAACACCAGTATTGACGATTGAAAATACAGATGACAATTTCTTCTGGGTTACAAACTACATTGAAACTATTATCTCAAATGAGATTTGGTTACCAATGACATCTGCAACAATTGCATATGAGTATCGTAAACTATTAGATGAGTTTGCGTTAAGAACTGTAGGAAGTACAGATGGAGTAGAGTTTCAAGGACACGATTTCTCAATGCGTGGAATGTCTTCATTTGATGCATCTAAAGCTTCTGGAGCAGGTCACTTGTTGAGTTTTACAGGTACAGATACAATTCCTGCAATCATGTATCATGAAGAGTTTTACAAAGCAAATATTGAGAATGAATTGGTAGGAACTTCCATTCCTGCGACTGAACACAGTGTAATGTGTGCATATGGAGATACAAATGAATTTGAGTTATTCAAACGATTAATCACACAAATCTATCCAAACGGATTCTTCTCTGTAGTTTCTGATACATGGGATTTCTGGAAGGTTGTTGGAGAGTATCTGCCAAAATTAAAAGATAAAATTATGGAACGTGATGGTCGAGTAGTAATCCGTCCAGATAGTGGTGACCCTGTTGAAATCCTTTGTGGTAAGCACTTCGAAGATTTAACTGGAGATAGATGGGCTAAAACACTAGAAGAAGCAAAGGATACATTCTATGAAATGATGATGGAAGACTTACGAGACAGAACACCTCATGGAGAGTATGGAGAAACAAATATTGTTGACCGATTCAAATATGAAGGTAAATATTATGAGATGGAGATTGAAGTTGAGTATGACCGATACGACAAACAATATTACTTCATCTACGAAGACAGATTGAAAAAGTTTGAAGAGTTTGAACCGACACTTCAAGACTTAGGATTAATCGAATGTCTCTGGAATATTTTCGGAGGTACAATCACTGAGAAAGGTTATCGTTTACTAGATACACATATCGGTGCGATTTATGGAGATTCTATCACTCTAGAACGTGCTAGAAAGATTGTAGTAAGATTAGAGCGTAAAGGATTTGCATCTCTGAATGTTGTATTCGGTATCGGTAGTTTCACATACCAATATAACACTCGTGACACATTTGGATTTGCATGTAAGGCTACATATGCAGTTGTTGATGGTGAAGAGAGAATGCTGTTTAAAGACCCGAAAACAGATGACGGAACTAAGAAGTCTCAACGTGGTCGAGTACATGTACATTACAATCATGAAGGTGAAATCACGTTTAAAGACGGTCTTACTAAGGGTATGGCAATCAAAACTCCAGACCTATTAGAAGTAGTATTCCGCAACAGTGAATTAGTACGTGAACAATCGCTATCTGAAATTCGGGAGTTATTACATAAATAGAAGGTGATAGCATGAGGTCGAGAGTCAAAGAGAGAAAGCCTAGTATTCTGTTTAAAGCTGTAGTAATCTTTATGGTTGCTACAGTGATTTATCTTTGGGGATATGGTCAAGGTCAAGAGGATACATATAACAAGATTAATGATGAAATAAAAGTTTCACAAGTTGAAAAATAATGTTTGACAAGCATAAAAATAAATGATATAATAATAGTATAAACAACGAAGGGAATTGATAATATGATTAAAACAATTAAAGCGGATTTAGTAACAGCAATGAAAGAAAAAAATGAGTTAAAGAAATCAGTATTACGAATGTTGATTGCATTGTTAGAAAAAGAAAAAGTTGAGTTTAAATTAGAAACTATTGACCAGTTAACAAAAGAACAAATCATTACAGTTATTGCTCGAATGTCAAAAGCATTAGATAAAGAGATTGAAGAATACCAGAAAGTTAATAGAACAACAGAAGTACAAGAATCTGAGAAGCTTATTTTAGGAGAATACTTGCCAAAGCAATTAACGGATGAAGAGATTGCAAGATATGTAGTAGAAATTGCAGAGTCAACTAAAGAATCTGGTGGTAAAATTGGTCAAGCAATGCAGGAAATTTCCCGTCAATTAAGGGGAAAAGCTGATATGAAGAAGGTTTCAGAAATGATGAAAAAGCGATTTTAAGGGTTTGTAGAATCCCCTTTATTAAGGGGATAAATGATACCCTAAAATACTGTATAAAACACGAGTTTTATCAAGGAGGAATAACATGAGATGGAAATCTGGTAAACCACAATACAGAGGGCAAAAGAGAACTATAAATAAATTTCTTTTGCTCCCTAAAAAGATTAAAGATGAATGGCGTTGGCTAGAGAAAGTTACATATATAGAAGAAGTACAATCTTATTATAATCCATATGGTAGTGATTCACTATACTGGGAACGTATTAAATGGGTTGACGAAGAAGATAAAAAGAAAAACATATAATGGAGGATGATGCTAATGAAGAAAAGTTTAGCTGTACTAATGACAATGATGATGGCTTTTGGAATGGTTGGGTGCGGTGGAGTGCCACAAAATAATTCAAACATTGAACAGAATGAGAGTGATTGTGATTTAGATGATTTATATGAGGGCGATGAGGATTGCGGTTTCTCTTCTAAAAAGAAAAAGAAAACTAGCACTACAAATGGAGTTGTTTCTACTCCTAAAACTAGTACGTCAAAACCTTCAACATCAACAAGTAAACCAAACCTGTCTAAACCAAGCACAAAATCTAGTACACCTAAATCTAGCACTTCAACACCTAAAGTAAATATTAGCAAACCATCAACACCTGCACCGAGTAGACCATCTTCACCATCACGTAGTAAATAGGAGGAATGTATATGACATTAAAATACAAACATGTAGCAATTGACTTTGACGGAACAATCGTAAATGATGGTTGTTATCCAGCAGGTGGTAAGTTTAAAGAGAACGCTGTACACGTAATGAAACGTATTATTGCAGAGGGTGGATTTATCTCTATCTGGACTTGTCGTAATGGCAAAGAACAAGAAGAAGTTATTACAGAAAAATTAACAAATGCAGGAATCTATGACTTTAAGTTAAATGCACCATTTGATTATTTCACAAACATTTACGGTGGAGACAATGCACGAAAAATCTTCGCTGATACATATATTGATGACCGCAGTATTCATGCCCAACAAACAGGAATTGATTGGTATGAAATCGAAAAAATGTTATTCGAAAGTGTTGACAAAGATAAAAAATAATGATATAATAAGTATATAAGGAGGAACAAGTTAAATGGAACTACGAGGAAAAGTCATTAACGCATACGCAGAAGGAAGTGATATCAACTTCATGGCAGAATGTTTTGGTATCACTCCACAAGAAGTATTAAACGAACTACGACAATTTAAAGAGGATAGTGTTTACAAACGTACTTTCAAAGATGAATTTAAGATTATGATTGCAGAACGAGATATGAGAAAAATTACTCGCACTAGTATTGCAGAAGATTTACAACTGAATGTTGCTACAGTAAAGAATGCATGTGAGAAGTTTGGTAACGCAATTAAAGAGTTTGCAAGTAATGATAACTTATATGAAAAGGTTGAAGGTGCGACAAGCATTAAGACTTGTCCGAACTGTGAGTCAAAGAAAGTGAATGCGATTGACTCTGCATTTCATAACATTGTTGTAGATGGAATCTTCTGCATGGATTGTGGAAACGAATATCTTCAAGTGGATACATATGAGAAAGAAGAACTTATCTCAACTGATGTCTATAAAGTAAACTTTGAGTATTTAGATGAGTAAAATTATGAAGAACAAGGAGAGGGTAATATGGATTTAAATAAATTTATGCCAGATTTTCACCAACCTGTACTAGTGCTTAAAACAAAAGTTACTAGAGAAACACGTAGAGATTCATATGATGATATTCTTTTAACACTAGGTGAAAGACAAAAGAATGTATATCAAACTCTCAAAGCTTCATTCCCAGAAGGGGCTACAGCTAAAGAGTTGGCAGTGTTAATGTTTGAAAGTAAATTGGTGGGGTCACCAGAACGAAACAGTACACATCCCCGACTGAATGAATTAGTCGAAAAAGGATTGGTTGAGATTATTGGTAAGAAAACTTGTGTCTATACTGATAGACGAGTAGCAATCTATCAAACTAAGTAACAATTAAATTTACATAAAAAACTAAAAATGAAATGGAGAGATGTTTATGTTTTCAATTATCGGTGCTTTATTAGGTGGATGGATTTTACAATTATTCGGATTCGATGCAGTGGTGCAAACAGGAATGCTAGAGTTGTTTGGTAAGACGATTTCAACTACTGGATATTACTTCTTGTTTGGTGGAATGGGAGCATTAAAGAGTATCATTAAAAAGTTTGGTGTAGGATACGCTAACACGAAAAACTTACAGAAACAAGCAGATGACTTAACAGTTAAATTCAAAAAGAAATAAGGAAGAGGTAGTACATACATATGAACAAAGCAGATTTAATCTACAAACAGAATTTACGAAGAATCTTAGAAGAGGGTAGTTGGGACGAGAACCCACGCCCTCGATATGAGAGTGATGGTGAACCTGCACATTCAATCTTTATCACTCAAGTATTTGAAGAGTACGATATTTCAAAAGATGAGACACCAATCACAACTCTTAGACCTATAGCAATCAAGAAAGCTATTGATGAGATTTGTTGGATTTACCAAGACCAGACAAGTGACTTAGCGGTACTTGAAGAAAAGTATGGTATCTACTGGTGGAGAGCATGGGGACTGAGTGATGGAACGATTGGTCAACGATATGGTGCTACAGTAAGAAAATACGATTTACTAAACAACTTCTTAGAAGGTATTAGAAAAGACCCATTTGGAAGACGACATATTCTTTCATTATGGCAAGTGTTAGATTTAATTTCGACAGAAGGATTATCACCTTGTGCATTCCAGTTTATCGGAAGTTGTCGAAGAGTTAACGAAGACATGTATTTTGACTTAACACTCATCCAACGTAGTAGTGATTATGCTGTTGCAGGTCATATTAATATGATGCAATACTTGGCACTGCAAATGATGATAGCACATCACTTAGGAATGAAAGTTGGTAAGTTTGCACGATTCACACAGAATCTTCACATATATGATAGACATATCGAACAGGTTGAAGAAATGTTGCGAAGAGAACCTGCACAAGAACAACCACAATTGATTTTAAACGCAGAAGGAAAATCATTCTATGAAATTACGTCAGATGATTTTGAATTAATAAACTACAATCCAGTCAGACCTCAATTGAAGTTTGAACTAGGAATCTAGGAGGAACATAAATGAAAGTATTAGTGACTGCAAAAGTAAGTAATGATATGAGACAACAAATGTTAGAGATTATTATTGATAACGTTACTAAGTTTAGTGTACATAGTGATGAACAATATCCAGAGGATAATAGATTATCAGATAACTTTGAGGATTGCTATGACATTCCTGCACTATTGCGTAAAGCATGGGAAGCAGGTAAAAATGGAGAAGACTTTAAAGTAGAATATGTAAGAGAGGAAGATTTTTAGAATGATTAGTTTAATTGCATGTGTAGATATGGGAATGGGAATTGCGGATAAGGAGGGTAACTTGTTGTTTGACTTACCTGCTGACTTACGCTATTTCCGAGAAACAACAAAGAAACAAATTGTAGTGATGGGTCGTAAGACTTGGGAATCATTACCAGAAGATAAACGTCCTCTGGATAGACGAGAAAATTACGTCTTGACACGAGACAAAGACTTCGTAGCCGAGGGTGCAACAGTCATCCACTCAATTGAAGAGATTCTTGAGTTAGGTAAAGGCAAGAAAGAAGTGTTTATCATGGGTGGTGGAGAACTGTACAAACAGATGATGCCACATGCTGATAAGATGTATGTAACACATGTACATAATCTCAATATTGATGCACGAGTATTCTTCCCGAACTTCGGTGTTGAATGGAAAGCTTTAACTGAAATTAAGCATAAAGCAGATAAAAAACATGCACACAGCTTTACATTCGCTACATACAAGCGTAGAGAAGAAGAAGTTGTAGAAGCAGAAACTAATAACTAAGGAGTGTTGTATATGTACGGAATGACTGAACCTAGCCGACAAATTGTAATCTCATCTGGTGTTGATGAGGTATTAGCGAAAGAAATTATGGAGCAACTGACAGCAATCAGTGATTTAGATGATGAGCGTGAAGAGTTACTAAAAAACTATGACCGCAATGAACATCCGATTGAAATCTTTATTAACTCTGGTGGAGGTGCTGTAACTGATGGATTTGCTATCATTGGTGCAATGGAAATGTGTAACACTCCAATTGTAACATATGCTATGGGTCTTGTAGGCTCTATGGCTCTAGCAATCTTTGTTGCAGGAGATATCCGAATCGCCCACCGTCATGCACGATTAATGTACCACTCATTAGCATACGGAATGCTAGGTCACATCAAAGACCACGAACAACAAATCCAAGAAGCTGATTTACTACAACGTATGTATAATAGCTTAATGGTAGAACGTACAAACTTCCCGAAAGAGAAGATGGAGGAAATTCGTAATATGAAATATGATTACTACTTCTCTGCAAAGGAAGCAGTACAGCTAGGTGTAGCACATGACTTCATCAAGAAGCCACAAGAATTAGATGTGTTACTTGAACAAGCACAAGCAGAGCAGGAAGAGAAAGAGATTGTAGAATCTCATCCTTCACTTCCAACAGATTAAGTTAGGGTGGTAGAGAAATCTACCACTTTTTCTTGACAAAAATAAAACATAATGATATAATTAGGTATAACATATTAGGAGAGTGGTTTAATGTTAGTAACATACACAGGTAAAGCTTTTGACTACAACAATATCACAAAAGAAAGTATTTGCGTTGATGACATCGCACACAGCCTTGCACATATCAATAGATTCGTAGGACATTCATCTCGACCATACAGTGTAGGTGAGCACGTTTTATGGTGTCTATACATGGCAAAAGAATTAGGATATTCTACACGATTACAATTATTAACTCTGATTCATGACTTTGAAGAAGCGTATACAGGAGATTGTCCCACACCATTAAAAGTATTACTTCCAGAGTTTTCTGTAATTGCTAAGAAAGTTGAGAATGCAATCTATGAGCATATTGGAATTGAACCTCCAACAGCAGAAGAGAAATATTTAATTAAGCGCATTGATTTAACAATGTTAGCAATTGAAATGAGAGACTTAACACTTCATGCTTATCATGAATTTGTTGATGAACATACATATACTGACTTCTTAAATAGTCCAAACTTCGACTTAAACAATGTGACTTTTAACATCCCTAGAACGTTGTCGATGAGTGTCAAACACTCTTATCATCAACTAATGCTTGAACTAACACTTGAAGGAGAGAAGTAATATGAGAAGAGTAAAAGATTTGATTTTGGGGACAATGAACGCTTCAAAATCAGCACAACTTATGATGCAAGCTTTCAACTTAGAACGTCAAGGCAAGAAAGTATTAGTCTTTAAACCAGAGACAGATACACGTGATGGTGCATTTGTTGCATCCAGAGCATTAGAAGAAAAACGTCCTGCAATTGTTGTACCTAAGAATGATTCTGGAATCTTGATGTCTATGAAAGCATGGCAGGAGAAACCAGATGTAATCATGTTAGATGAGTTACAATTCTTTACAGTTGCACAGGTTGAAAAGTTAGCAGAAATCTCTACTACATATGATGTTGATATTTATGCTTATGGACTGTTAAACTCTTATACTGGTAAAATGTTTGAACCAACTAAGAGAGCGATTGAGTGCGGATTCCGTATCGCAACAATTACTATGCAGTGTGATAAGTGTATGAATGATGCAACAAATCACTTATTGTATATGGATGGTGTCCTGCAAGTAGAGGGTACTGGTATTAGTGTTGAGGACTTTGCCAATAAGAACCAAGAGTATTTATCTGTATGCTATGACTGTTATCAAGGAGCAATTGATGTACATGAGATGAATATGATGGAACAGAGACTCAAACATGCTGAAATAAAAATCACAGACAGCGCAATCATCAATAGAAAATGTAGCAATGATGACAATGGAGAATCTGCACCATTCTAAATAAAAATAAAAAATAATGATATAATACTTGACTTTACCACTTAAACCTGCTATAATATAAATATAGCAGGTTATTATTTTATGGGAGGGATTTTAATGAGATATGGAATTGGAGATATTGTGAAAAAGAAAACCAATGCGAACAAGATGGAATATTATATTGTTGTCGATGTGTTTTTTAAGTTTGAAAAAGAAGTAAACAAACAAAACTCATTCTTTATCAGTGATGATGATACTAAATATACAGCAATCAAAATTTATCCAGTAGAACATGAGGGTGAGGTTTATATCTGTACTTCTGCAACTATAGAGACTGTAGCATTCATGCACCAAAAACAGCATGAGGTAATCATGGAAATGATTAATAGAAAGCGTAATGAACGTGGTATGAAGTGGGAATCAGAGTATATGAGAGCAATCAAAGCAAAGAAAAAACAAGGATTTATACAAAGCTTTGAGAAAGCAGAAATCAAACCTAAGAAGAAGCGTGGTAGACCTAAAAAGTTAAAAGATAAGGATGATGTGGTTGAATATCATAAACTTGAGACAGTTGATGACTGTTTGGATGCACTTAACAATCTGTCTGCTTTACATAAAATGTTTGGTGATGAAGCATACATACAGCTTAAAGAAGTAGTTACAGATAGATTAAAAGAATTATGCTAGGAGATGGTTAATTAATGAGATACGAAAATATACATAAACATACTAAATATTCAAATATCAGTACACCCGATTCAATTATTTCAGTTGAGGACATTGCAAAGAGAGCAGTAGAACTAGGACATAAAACTTTATGTACAGTGGAACATGGATATGCAGGTAACGTATTTGAGTATTACGATGTAGCGAAAAAATATGGATTGAAATTGGTATTCGGTGTTGAGTTTTATTATGTGCATGACCGATTTGCTAAAGACAGAACTAATGCCCATCTATTAATCTTAGCAAAAAACAATGAAGGGAAAAGACAGTTAACAAAGCTGATTTCAGAAGCAAATCAAACTGGGTATTATTTCAAACCACGTATTGATGAAGCATTATTATTCTCTCTTAATCCAGAGGATGTTGTTGTGACTTCTACATGTATCGCAAGTCCGTACAATCTTTATAAGGATGAGTGTTTCATTAAGAAGTGTCATGAGTATTTCGGTGACAATTTCTACTTAGAAATTCACGACAACACAAACATTAAACAGGTTGAATATAATTTAATGTTATTGAATATGCATAATAAATATGGCATTCCATTTATCTTCGCAACTGATACACATTACATTCATGAAGAAGATGCAAAATGGCGTGACCTTCTTTTACGTGGTAAAGGGATTTACTACCCAGAAGAAGATGGATTTATTATGGACTATCCAGAATCAGACAAGGTGTTTGAACGCTTTGAAAAGCAAGGTGTATTCACTCGTGAACAAGTTGAGAGTGCTTTGCAGAACACTTGGATTGTCGATGACTTTGAAGATATCGAGATGAATAAAGACATCAAGATGCCATCTATCTACCCAGATTTAAGTCATGAAGAGAAGATGAAAAAGTTAAAGGCAATCATCAATAAAGAGTGGATTGAGGATAGAAAGCATATTCCAAAAGAGAGACATCCAGAATACATAGAAGCTATGAAGTTTGAAATGGATATCATCGAAAAGACCTTTACAGAGGACTATTTCCTACTGAACTATCCAATCATTAAACGTGCAAAAGAGTTAGGTGGAGTATTAACACGTACAGGTCGTGGCTCTGCGCCATCATACTATTTAAACAAGCTTTTAGGATTCACAGAGGTTGACCGACTTGATGCACCAGTACGATTATATCCTACACGTTTCATGTCAATATCTCGTATCCTAGAAACAAAATCATTACCAGATATTGACTTTAATACTTCTGACCCAGAACCATTCGTAACAGCAACAAAAGAGATTTTAGGGGATGACAATTGTTACTGGATGGTTGCATATGGAACAATGCAGGAATCAGAAGCATTCCGAAACTTGTGTCGTGCATACGATATACCACAGGATGAATTTAATGAAATTGGTAAAGACTTGGATTCATACAGAAAGCATCCTCGTTGGGGAAGCATCATTGAAGAATCTAAAATCTTTATCGGTGTAATTGATTCAGTCTCTCCACATCCATGTGCGAACTTGTTACTATCCACACCTATTTCAGAAGAAGTAGGAGTATTACGTGTAGGTAGTGATGATGAAGACACAGGTAAAAAGAAAGTTACATATTGTGCATTAATTGACTCTGATACATCTGATGCTTGGAAGTACCTTAAAAATGATTATCTGACTGTTACAGTTTGGAAAATTATTGCAGAAGGATTTAAAGCTGTCGGTCTTCCAATCCCAGATGTACGTGAGTTGAGCCAAATGGTTGAAGACAATGAAAAGGTTTGGGAGTTGTACGAAAAAGGATTAACTGCTACACTGAACCAAACAGGAACAGATAGCGGTACACCACAGGTTATGCAATATAAGCCTAAGAGTGTACGTGAGTTAACTGGTTGGGTGTCTGCAATCAGACCGTCATTCGCATCTATGAAAGCGTACTTCTTGAATCGTAGACCTTTCTCATATGAGATTCCAGAATTTGACAAGTTACTAGAATCAAGTGACAACTTCATTCTGTATCAAGAGAACATCATGGAAGCCTTGGTATATGCAGGATTCCCAGAGGATGAAACGTATGGTCTTCTGAAAGCCATTGCCAAGAAGAAGGAAGGTATCATTGAACCTATCCATGACAAATTCATTAATGGATTCATTGAGAAAACAGGAAGTGAAGAGAATGCATTAAAGGTATGGAAAATCCTTGAAGATGCAGTAGGTTATGGATTCAACTCTTCTCACGCATATTCAGTGGCATTAGATAGTATCTATGGTGCTTATCTAAAAGCAGTACATCCACTGGAATATTATGCAACTGTATTGAATATATATCAAAAGAGTACCGAGACAACAGGAAAGATTACAAAAGAATTAGACCACTTCGGTATTGAGATTGAGCCAATTAAGTTTGGTAAATCTAGAGGTATATATTCTGCTGACCAAGCAACACAAAAGATTTACAAAGGTATTGCATCCATCAAGAATCTTAACGGTCAAATAGCAGAAGAGTTTTACGAGATGTCACAAGAACATGAGTTTGATACATTCCTAGACTTACTTCTTCATATCGCAAACACAGACAACAAGATAAACAAAACTCACTTAGAGACTCTAATCAAATTAGACTTCTTTGCAGAGTTTGGAAGCAAGGGTAAACTCATGAAAATCTATACAGGATTTAGAGATGGTAAAGGTATCAAATACGATAAGAAACACGTTGACAAAACGAAAGTAAAACGTATTGAACTTTTACGAGCATTCCAAGAAGAGGTAATGAATGCACCAGAAGAGAAGATTGACCTCTTTGAACAGATTGCATTTGAAAAAGATGCACTCGGATATGCTGTCACTACATTCCCAAATGTAGATGAGGATATCACCCTTGTAGTAGATGTGAATAAGAAGTACAAACCAAAGATTACATTGTATCAAATTTCAACAGGTAAGGAGTTTACATTCAAAGTTGAGAAGAAGAAATTCTACACTGACGATGATGATTTACTCTATGTTGGAGATGTAATCAAAGTATTAGAAGTCGAAGAGAAATACGGATGGAAACAGGAACAAGTAAATGGTAAAGTGAAATGGGTTAAAGACGAGTCCAAAATCGAGCCACACCTTGAGCAATGTGAACTACTCCGAAAAAGCACGAAACGTAAGTAACAGATAATTTGACAGAAGTAAAGAATTATGATATAATATAAATAGGTAGTTGAAAGACTGCCTATTTTGTTATAGGGAAAAGGAGAGGGACTACATTGAATTACTTCGAGAGAGAACTAGAAAAAGCAGGTTACGATGATTGGAAAACACTTGGAGGTAAACCATTCACATTCGTAAAAAAAGACGGTTTAGGTAAATGTCCTAAATGCAGTATAATTGTATATGATGATGAGTTATTTGTAGAAGAAGATGGCGATGTGTATCACTACGCTTGCTACAACGAGATGAAATCAGAAGAAGAATAGGAATCGAAAAAGATTCCTTTTTCTCTTGACAGGAACAAAAGATAATGATATAATAAAGGAAGAGTTAAGCAATATGAACAAGCGTTACTTGTATGGATTCGACATTTCACTTAAAAACACTGGTGTCGCAATCTATGACCTAGACGAACATAAGTTTGTTTATGTCGGAAGTTTTAGTACAGAAAAGATTTATGCAACAAAAGAGTACAAGGGTTTACACCTTAACGCTCTGAAATTAAAAAAGATTGTGGATTGGATTAAGCCGATAATCCTAAAGCATCCACCAGAGGTTGTAGCTATTGAGAGGATGTTTAGTCGATTCCCATTGGAGACACAAGCCATCGCCAAAGCGACAGGAGTTATCCAGTGTATGGTTTGGAATAAACCTCAAGAATTATATCCACCAAAGGAAGTAAAAGCGCACATATGGCATGGAGGGGCTTCTAAAGATGATTTAATGAGAATCATCAAAGATATCTATCCATATCTAGAAATGGCAAACGATGATGAATCGGATGCTGTAGCAGTAGCAATTACATATCTGATTAAACATGATTTAATCGACTGGACGAAACCACCTGCTCCAGTTAAGAAACGAAAAACAAAAAAGAAAGAGGGATGATTTATGAATATGTGGGAGAAAATAGTGAAAGTATTTGTAAAGCCACAAAGGGATGATGTACAGGAAACATTAGATTTGCTACATAAGAAAGACAAAGAAAAAGCAATTGAACCAGAGGAAACAATTGTAACTGTCCCTGCAAGAGTTGCAGGTGTATATAACCTCTATTCAGAGTATACTAAAAAAGATTACTTTAGTTATCAACGAATGGAACGTGTCGATTATGAAATCTGGTGTATACATATGAATGTAAAAGCGATGGTTGAAATAACAGTCAATGGGGTTAAATCTCGATTCAAAATAGAAGACACTGTAGAACTTATAGAAGGAAAGTATGGAGAAGATAGTCTGTATAAATTCTTTATGAGCCGAACAGACGAAAGAAAAAAAGAATTAATTGAAGAGGGGTTGAATAAATTGGTAATTAAAACATTCAATGATAATAAACTGAAAGATTACAAAGAGCAATTTCAAAACCTTGGTAAAGTCGAGTTTGACATCAAGATTGAGGTTAATGAAGAAAAACTACAAAAATAGAACTATATCGTAAAACAAAAATAATCCCCTCAATTGAGGGGATTTTGCTATATGTGTTTTGCTGTATAAAACTGCACTTTTATAAAGATTATTTACCGTTATACTGGTAATATCCTTTAGTCTTTGTACGTTTGATTTCATTCGTCACTTTCATTGCTCTTTGTAAATTGTTATTCTGGAAGTTCTTTAGGCTTGTGATTTGTCCACCTAAACGCTCATTTGTTTTTTTGAATAACTCATTTAAATGCATTGGTGTTTTGTTTGCTTTTAATACTTCAACAATTGCTTCTGTTACGATTGGTTGTCTAATACCCATATGATTACGAATATTTTGATTGATTGGATATTTCGTTTTTGGTTTTTCTTCTAACTTCATTTTTTGTTGCTCTACTTTTACTTCTTCATTTAGTGCTGATTTTGCGAATGCAACATATTCACTTAGAGTGACTTCTGTAATTCCACGTGATTCCATTTCTGTTAGGTTGTTCAATGACTCTCTAAGACCAGAATGTAAATCAATCAATCTAGCTTGTTCATCTAGAATGTTCTTCATCTTATTTTGGATATACGCTTTCTCTTGACTAATGTTCACATTAATCTCTCCTTCAATGTTTATTTATCTTGTAAAATCTCACTCTCACAAGTCTTACAATTTTGATTGTATATTAGGAGAGATAGCTTGTCAACACAAAAATTAATCTTTTGTACTCCATGTTCCGTCAGAGCCTTGACCATAGATTGTTACACGATGCAATCCTTCTGTTCCTAATTCTGAATGGTCAATCTCTGCAACAATATTTGTATTTGCTGTTTTTGCACCACCAGAATCAGCTAATAATCCTGTCATATAATCCAAACCACCAACCATAACTTTATACGCTTGAACATCTTTATCAAATTTAAATGTTACTAATGTCTTTTCTGCACCCGTCACTCTGCTGATTTTTGTTCGAGTAGATGAGACAACAGAAGCAATTGGAGCAGAACTTCCCATTCCAATATCAATTCCATTATTATAATTTTGTAATACTTCTGCATCTGACAATGCTTTAGTATATCCTCTACAAGCATATATTTTACCATTAAAAAATGTATTCTTTGCATTGTAATAATTACATCCAAGATATAAGTTGTAGTTTCTAGTGAATGGAAGTGTATTTGCATTCTGCGTTGCAACTAATTGACCATTTAAATACATTTTCTTTACTGATGATGTGAATGTAAACACTACATGAAGAATGTTTGTCCCTAAAGTTGTCTCTGGACTGCTTAATGTTCCACCACCACCACGTTCATAATACATCCCAACTGATTCTCTTCCTGCTTGGAATGCACCAGTAGTGCTCATAGTTACCCGTTCTGTCGTTCCATACCACTTTGTAATATGTGTTAATTGGTCTGGTAACCCACCAGTTCTTTGAATCACACAATCAAGTGTAAAAGCGCTTGTAGGGCTTCCTAATGTGAATCCTGTAAAATCTATAGAACTGCTTGTACCATTGAATGTAGGAACGCTATTTGTAAAAGTGATATTGTTCATTACTCCAGTCAATACTGCCCCAGATGGAGCAATATTTTCCCATCCACTTGCAGAACACTTACTTTGATAATTCCAATAATACTTTAATCCATCTGTTACTACTGCCATAATCTACACTCCTTAAATGAATCTTGTCATGAATGAACCTCTTCGAAGAGATGGTGTTCCATCAATCTCTCCATACCATTCATAATAAAGTTTCTGTTCTTTCTTCGGTGTCGTGTAATCATAAAAGTATTCTCCAACAGCTTTCTTGTTTGTTGATGTTAAAACTTCTGTTTTTACTTCTCTATATTTTTGGTCATAAATAACTACCTTGATTAGTTGTGGGTCAACTTTTTCGCCCTCGAAATTATAGAACACACATTCGAATCTTACTGTATCACCATACTGATATATATTCATTTTATTCACTCCTTAATTTGACTCTTACCATCTCTGACAGTAAGTTGTCTATCCTTGTCGATTGTTTCTGCTTTCCGTTCAATATCTTTGTTCTGTATATTTGACTTTTTGGAATCAGATATAACTGGGTTTAATATAGTTAATGATTCTCTAATCGTAATAGTTTTTTCATACAATTCAGAAACATTATCAACCGTATCCTTAACACGAACAAATAGTCTTGCTAATCCTAAAGGGAATCCATTGAAGTCTAAAATACCTGTCAATTGATTTCCATCTCTTCTGAAAGTATAATCGTGTCTTGTACCACTCTCATCAATTACATAAATTTCATTTGGTGTCCCTATCATCTCATCTGCTTCAATTGTAACTTCAACGCTTGCTTCTCTCACTGTATATGCAGGTGCATAGATTTCAATAGTCGGTGCTGTTGTATCTAATTCTACAATGATATAATTCATTTTAATCCCCCTTTAATCTAAAAAGAGAGGTTGCGACTGCAACCCCTAAATTATACAGACCATGTTCCTGCACTATTTTTTATGAATACTTTGATAATTTTATTTCCATCACCGCTAGATGCAAGTTCTAAGTCTTGTCCAGTAATTGTTACAGTGATTGGATTTGTGTATCCTCCTGTATTACCTGCAATGTTTGAACTTCCATTTATAGTACCGATAGTAACTCCAGAACTTTCAACTGCTCCTGTAGAAGTAACAACCTTAACTTTGTATTCTTCAAATTGCTCTGGTGAAGAGAATGTGAATGAAACAACGTTCTTTTGCTCTTTCTTAGAGATTTTGTATTTGTCTGGTGCTCCAACATTAACTGTAGGAATAGCAGTATTTAAGCTGATATTATCTTGTGCAACGCTAGATTCATTGTATACATCATCTCTGATTCTAACTGATACTTGTTTATTTCCATCACCACTAGAAAGCTGAATTTGCTTTGAATCAGTGTATGAAATCCAAGTAGACGTAGCTTCTGTTGTTTGGATGTTTGTATCATATGCAGGGTCTACTGTACCCCAAATTTTCATTTGGTAGCCTGTTGTATCCTCATCTGTAGTTCCTATAGCAATCGAAACTACTTGACTATTAGAATATGTAGCACCTCCATTGATGTTGACATATGGATTACTTGGCGCTGTTGTATCTAATATAATATTAATAAAATTTGCCATTAAATTTCACCTCTTAATCTCGTTCTGAGATTCTATTTCTTACTGGACTGCAATACTTCATGTCTACAACCATTTGTCCGTTATCATCTAAAAGCAATAACAATTTCTTGGAAGAATCATAGATTTTAAGAACCTTTCCCATATAAGTAATACCGCCTTGATTAACTAGTACATATTGACCAACTGTGTACATGAACATCATTCCTTCTATTATTTTTTATTTAATTCTGATTTAGCTGATTCTTTCATTTCTTTAACCATTGCTTCAATCATTAAGTCGATTTCTTTTTCAGTCATCTTGATTTTCTTTTGTTGCATTAATTTAAGTAATTCCATTTTAGCTACGTTTAATTTTTCGTCACCTTTAAGTTGTCCGTACATCTGCTCAACAGCAGTAACAACAATCTTAACTACTTCTTTATTGTTTTCTACTTGTGCAACAAGACCTTTTTTCTTTAAGAAACTCATCAATGATTTAGTTGCTAAACCGACACATGCAGTTAATACTGCTACAATAAGATTTACTAATTCCATTTGGATATTTTCCATTTGTCATTCTCCTTTTTAAAAATCAACCATACCTGTTGACAATATCAGACAGGCATGGTATAATTAAGTTAATTAAAATTTACCGTCTAAACGTTGGTTTAGTTCAGTAATTTTTTCTTGCAGTTGTTTATTCTCTAATGTTAGGTTGATGTTAACAGCTTGAAGCTGTTTGATTTCCTCACGCAAGTTTTCAATTTCTTCTCTTTGTTCTTGCATCATCTGACGTAATTCAGCGATTAATTGGTATTGGTCTTTTGAGAGTTGCATTCTGTCATTAATTGCCAGTTCTTTTTTGTTTGTGTTTTTGGTTACAAAATATGTAATACCAGAACCGAGAAGGGTTGAGAGTGCTGTTAACAATCCTGCATCTGTGAATAATTGTAAGAAATCCATAATTGACTTCCTCCCCTATCTTTTTATGCAACCCCTTTTAATCAAGCCCTTTAACTCCATGACTAACTATTAGTCTTGTACGAAACGCACGAATGAAGAGTCGTTTTTAATCCATTGGTCGCCACCAAGATTTAACCAACCATCTTTCAATGCCCATACTTTATATGATTCTGGTGCATTCAATTGACGGATTACTGAGTAACCTGTCCCTGCTCCAGAACGTAGGTTGACATTATATCCAGTGATATAAGCTGTACCTGTAACTGGTTTTGGTTGTGGTGCAGGTGTTGGAGCAATGCTTCCTCCACTAATAACTTGTAGATAGTTACCATTGTCACCATAAGCCCATTGGTCACCACCTAAGTTGTACCATCCGTTAGAAATTGCCCAAAACTCATATGTTTCACCATAACCTAGTTGACGGATGATTGGAGCACTTGCACTTGGTTGTGTACGTAGATTCAAACCTGTTGTAACTACTTTTACAACGCCTGTTGTGCTAGTTGGTGGTTGAGTTGTACCTCCACCATTTAACTCTGTTTGTACAGCGTTAAGGAATGATTGCCATCTTCCTTCTGCAAGGATACGGTGTGGGCAATATTTCCCACTCCAATCTTGGTGCTTTTTAACTCGACTGATACCCCATCCACGCTCTCTTAAAAGTTGTGCTGTGAACTTAACTGCTAAAGCTTCTGCTTTACGATATCTGTCTCCACCACTTAGAGAGTAGCAGATTTCAATTCCGATAGACTTCATATTACCGTTTCCAGTTCCATCTCCACAATGCCAAGCATTACGGTTTGTAGGGATACCTTGAACAACTTCGAAATCATCAACTGCAAAATGGAATGAAGTAGCATTACTGTTTGTAATCATGTACTGCACCTCGTTATTCGCACTTGCATCATTGTAAGTATTGTGGATAGTAATGTATTCTGCTGTCATAGTGTTAGGACACTTTAAGCTGTACTTACTTGAATCCACCAATTTTTGTCTTACTGAAATAGCCATGTAAAATTCCTCCTAATATTTAATAGACCTGCTAGGTTAGACTCTCGCCTAGCAGGATTTTATATCATTATTTTTTATTCTTTGTCAGTTTTAGATTCTGCATCTTCTAGAATCTGTTTCTCTAACTGTTTGATATAAGCAGACTTCATGATTAACTCATTCGTTAATTCTGCCACCTTATCTTGATATTCTTTAATTACGATATTAATATCTAATTTTCCTTGCATTTCCTTTTCCTCCTAATATTTTCTATTCCCACTTAACAGCAACAATTGTTGCATGGTCTGTGGCATTCTTAACAATATTTGTTTTTTCATTGTATTTCATTAGTTGACTGAATTTGTGGTCAAATGCTTCATCTTGTACTGCTAACCATTCGGCTCTAGTATGTTCTAAATAATTCTCTAAATCTTCGACTCTCCATTGAACAGTTGTGATATCTGGCTTTCTAGATAATCTCTCTGCCATCCCTAAAAAGTTGATTTGGTCTGCATCATTCAAACGATAGTGATGTCCATTTGTTGATGTGAATCCATTTTTGATTCCTAAATCACAAGATTCATCTAGTATTCTAAATTTAATATCTTTGTGATATTTAAGGATTTGTGTAGGAGACACTTGCCAAACCGCACAATTCAATTTTGATGCTATTGCATTAACTAATGCATTCTGATTTGTTAGAGTCATATTTTCTAACCCTACTAAAATTAATTCCTTCTCATAAATTGTCAAAGTATCAAATACCATAATTATATTTCCCCTTTATTTGTTTTTAAAATTTGAATTTCCTTTTTAAGTTCTGCGATTTCTTGGTGAAAATATCTGATATCAATATCATGCTCTTGTAAACCTTTAAATGCTAGAGTAGACATACCGTATGCATCAACTGTGTCCCCATTTGCCCCAACAAGAATTTTTGGTGCTTCTTCTGCAATAAGACCAATTTTAACTGTTCCATGTTCGTCTTCTTTATATGTATATGTTTTTGCTACTGTTGAGTTTATGACTTCCATTGCACTTTCTTCAAAGATTTCAATGTTATCTTTAAACTCTCTTGAGGATGCATTGTTTAAGTTTCCTGCAAGTTCACACCAGTTTGTGTTTCCAGAGTTTCTTGCTTCTAATCGTCCTGCTCCTGTGTACCATTTAAGGATACCTCCATCATTACCAAACTGGATACATCTTCCTGTGTAATTCTCATGTGTATAAAATGAGATAAACTTATGACCATCATGATAAAAATCATGACCATTAGTATAAGAACGATATTCTGTTGGCATAGTCGCTCCTTTGCCAATTGGAGTGATAAATCTAGTTCTACCATCTGCATCAAGAACACCCCAAGTATTACCACTACCTGCACCAGATTGACCCCTAATATTTCCATAGCTATCGAAGTAAACTCCACCACTACTCAATGAGTATAAATCCCCTCCAAGTCGCAAGTTTGCTGTGCCTGTGAACTGATAGAAGATATTGTAGTCATTCATTCTCATTGCGTAATCTAAAATACCAAAAGTGCTATAGTCGGCACTGTTTGTAGAACCTGCTGTTTTATTTGTTCGTAAGAAGTTTAATCCTTGACCTACTGATTGCACTGGACTGCTAAAGTAGATAGAGTTAACTCCCATGAAATCTGAACCACCTGCATGTAATCCCCATTTACCTTGTGCTATCCATTGGCTTCCTTTAAGTTTAACAACACCATCAACATCTAAATCTCCTGCAATCTCTAAAGCGTTGTTTGCAGATGTTGGGAACTTGTTAATACCAAGCGTTTTCTTCTCCCAGTCAATGAAGAAGATTGGAGAACCTGCACTTACTGTTCTAGTAATTGTTGTCGTTCCTAGTTTATCAGTTACTTTAATTTCTAATGTCCAAGCTTTAGTATTGTCTAAGTTCTTTGTCAATGTTGTACATGCATATGTAGGAACTGTATTAGCAAATACAAAGTTTTCCCATGCTGTAAATGTTCCACCGATTGTCTCTTTATATCTCAACTGAACTGATGATACAGCGTTCTTTCCATTTAGACTTGACATTGCACCACTACAAGGAATCGTAGTTGATGTTTCAAAGTTGTTTCTACGAACAACATCTGATGTTACTGTTGGAAGTGAATATGGAAGAACTGTTACAGTCTTGGAAATTGACGTTGAAAGACCACGACTATCAACTGCCTTTACAGTTAAAGTAGAATTTGCACCTGCACTTACTGTTCCAAAATCAAGTGTCATTGTTGCTGTGGCTGAGTGAGCAACCCTTTTCTCCACACCGTTTAATGTTGCTACATATTCAACCATACTTGAATAATCTTGTGCTGTTGCTTTGTTTCCTGTTAGGATTTCAACTTGAACTGTAGACTTTCCTTGAATAACATGTTGATTGTTAGTTGTAATAGCTACTGTTGTTGCATTCGTATCTTTATATGTATAGTTGCCTGCAAACACTGGTGGTCTTGCCTTAGCACCTGCGTATGCAGTATACCCAGAAGCGATGTCTGCCCAAACCTGTGTGTTACCCCAGTATGATGTAACATATGCTTCACCATAACCAGATGTAGCATTTGGAATTTTTGCAAGCATTGCATTTACTTCTGCATCTGTCCAAGTAACAGTAGATGCACCTGCACTTACATTTGTTAATGTTTTAATTAGCGTACCGCCAAAGTAAAACTTAACTGTGTGTTTTAATTTGCCAAGATTACTAATATTAATCGGCAAGTTAGCACCAAAGGTGAAACTATTAAAGGTAATTACTCCACCACCGACATTGTAACAAGTTCCATAGTAATCCTTTTCACCAATGTATTGACCATACTTAAATGTCTGAACATTGATTCTTGTTTGTTTTGTTCCTGCTTTATTCAACTTCTGGAATATTAATTCAATCTCTCCATCTGTGAAGTCGAATCTACCACCTGTTGTGATACCGTTCAACTCTTTGATTTGTGTGCCATCAACCCAGAGTCTAACCTTATGGTCAAACTCTGATGATGCTCTTGCAATCGCAAAATCATGTGAATATCCAACTGTGAAATCTGGTGCAGTCGTTAATGATGATGCACGTGGAATTGTATCTAGAGTCACTGTTTGACTTGTGTTTACTGATGCTACGTAAGAGCCATTCAGAGTAACCGCAATGTCAAATACACCTCTAATATCTAACGATTTCGTACCATCCGAATTATGAGGAACTACAACCTCATGCCAAAAGATAAATTTCTTTTGGTTACCACTAAGTGAAGCAAGACCTGCACCACTACCACCAGAGAACGCTCCATTAATCGTTAGTGAAACGTTTTTAGTTGCACTAGAGTTAATAGTCCAAGACGAACCTTTACTGATTAAGTAAAGGTCTGCCCGAACTGTGCTTGTATTATTGGCAATATTTTGTGATGCCCACCAATCAACTTGTAAGCGATATCCACCACTAAAATCTGTACCAAAACTTCCGCTTAAAGCCATTTATATCTTCTCCTTTTTCTCTATTAATCTAGATTTTGAACGAATGCCCAACCTTTATTTGAAGTGGATTCAATTTTAATAATCTTAATTCCACCCATCGTAAATTCATCTTTTGCTCTGAATTTTTTAGAAACTGTTTCATCTTCTTGAAGATAGAATACTTTTTCATATGTTCCGTCACCATCTAAATCATAGTAACCTGCAAATTCTTGAGGTGTGATTTGTGTATAACCTCTATCTACTCCATTAACAATCTGAGAAACTTTAATACCGTTCATATCCATACGAATATTAGTATTGTATATTTCACCCGTAGCCATTGACCATTGAAGAGGTACGTCACCAATATTGAACATCAATCCAGAAACAGTTGCATCTGCTAATTTTTCTGCGTAAATTCGAATCGTTACTACGTTGGATTTAGGTGTATAAACATAGCTATTCTTTTCAAATCCTTTTGTTGTAAATTCACTATTATACTTATAGCTTGCTAAAGTTGTAGCACCTTCCAAAATTTGCACCCACATTACACCATCATTGTTTGTTGATGGAGATGCATTTGTTTTATTCATATACCATGATAATGTATATGGTTGACCTGCTGTTACATAAACATCTTGCTTAATATGACTAGCACCTGCTGATGGGAAGAAGTAGAATCCTTTACCAAACCCTAAAGAATCTAGTGCATTATTCCCTACAGTTTTCATGTATGTTGGTGAAACCTGTGACCAAAAACTAAAGTCTGCATATCCAACAGAGTTTTTAATTAAGTTTACTCCACCTCCTGCTTGGAATTTCGTAGTAATGTCATTGATGGTTTGTGTCATTTCTGATTTCACTACGAATGGTGTAAAGTCAATACTACCAACTTTTTCATCTGCATATTTATTAGCATCTTGTTTTGCTTGGTCTAGCTGTCCAGTTGTTGCATATCCCTTTAAGTCTTCTGAGTTAGCTTTAGCGCCTAAATCATTCTTGTAAGAAGTAGATTGTGTAACTGTGTTGATAATGGCATTATCTGTAATCTTCTCTTCTGCTGATGAAACTCTGTCTGCAAGATTGTACAAGAATGAATCTGTATCCTCTGGAGCAGGTGTCCAATCTGTGTATCGTGTTCCTTCTTCAATCTTTACATTTCTAACCCACATTGAACCTTCCATCGTGCTGAAATATCCATATACATATAATGATAACGCTTTTGTTAAATCCCATTTATTGTTAATTGTAAATGTATGATATTTTCTTTCCCATACATTAGCAATCGTACAAGGCTGTAAATTCCATTGATATCCAAAGAATCCTTGTGTTGCGTTTCCTGTCTCATAGTGATGGAATCCAACGTTTACGACCATTCCTACTGTGTCTGCCATTGCTTCAAGACTAATAGTGTAAGTTTTCCCAACTGCTAAACTCTGACAGAATGGGTCTGTTAACAGTATACTGTTAGACATCCCTAACCATCTGTGAAGACCACTGACATTAGGAGTTACAGATGTATCAACTAAATTGCTATTTCTATCTATAAGTTCTAACACAGGATATCCAAATTTATCAACATTTAGATGAGCATGATATCCTTGTGTTGGGAATGGTTTAACTCCTGCGTTATATCCATTACTCCACCATCCATCGGGTACGATGTTACCGTTTAAATCTTTATCCCATCCTAAAGTATCATTTGTTTTATATTTAGCAAAATTTGAATTTCTTAAAAGATTTCTCATACCGAACTGTACAGCATTTAAAATTGCTCTCTCTAAGATTACTTTTTTATCATTATAGTCTTTAAAATAACTACGCATGATAGTTGTAGTCTTAGGTTCAATAGATGCTGTTAATGTTGTTGTCGTTGTTAAGTCTGACAAGTGAGGTGTTAAAGATGATGTTAATTTATTATATGCAGTGATATATGCATCTTTTTCTGTAGTCACACCATACTCATTTGCTTTTGCTTCATATGTTGCTTTTTCTGCAATAATCATATCAATTTCAGTTTTAAGAGTTTTCTTTTCTACTGGTGTAATCTTATCATCTGCAACAATGTTGTCAAATGATACTTGTGATTCATAAGCTTTGATTTCTTCTGATGTTGCAGGTCTTGAAATTACAGAATCAATATAAATTGTCTTTGCAGGTTTAGTTGCATCAAATGCACCATAACTACCCATAGCATACAATCTATATCCACCAAAGTCTGACAATGCACCAACTTTGAACACTGTAGAAACTGTGTACCACTTATTCAATGTTGGACTTGCTACTGCATCTGAAAACTTGAATCTACCTTCGAATGCACTTTGTGCTCCATCGGCTTTTAAGTATCTAAATAGAATACCTGCACCATTGATAGAACCACTTTCTAATTTGAATGTTGACTCGACATACATATACTGGTAATATGGTTTATTTAAGTATCCGTCACCGCTTAAATAGCTTTCTGCTCCTAGAGCATTTGTATATTTAACTGATTTACCATTACCATTTTCTGATGCCACTTTTACGACTGCTGTTCCGACATTACCATTGAATCCAACAGGATATGTTCCTGTCCAATCAGCAAAGTTGTAGTTTTTATTAATATATGCAGATTCACTAGAAGTTGCTTTGTCAATACTTTCTCCAACTTTACTTGTAAATGTTTGATGACTCGTTACTGTAGATGTGATATTATCTGGTTGAACTGCAAATTCAGTTTTATAGATTTTCTGTTCTAAATCGAATGGTGAAACAGACCAATCACTTGCTCTATTACCAAATTCAATTTTAATACCTGTAGTCCAGAACTCACCTGTACATCCTTCTAATCCATGTTTAAATGAAATCTTAGTAAGTTTTGTTGCATTTGAAGGTAGTGACAGTTTAACTGTTGCACTGTATTTCACCCATGTCATATTAGTTCCTGTAATGTATGTGCTTTCACCAATTGTATTTGATGCAGTGAATCTAGGATATCTATAAAATTTTTGAGCACTAGCATTTTCACCTTCAATGATTAACTCGCCAAATCTACCTGCTTGATAACTGTTAGCACCTTGTACAATATTCTGATATTTTAACCAGAATTGAATAGTTACTTCTCTGTCTACTAACTCTTCACAAGCTTTTCCACTCCATAATTGAGGGCTGAAAATACCACCGTTAGCCCCTACAGGTGTATTGTTTTTTACATGATATGCAAACTTAAAAGGTGGGGCTTCTGCTGAGATATCAACAATTTCTTTAACACTACCTGAACTACTATTAGAAGAATACGAATCTTTCCATAATCCTTCTGTCAAAGGAATTTCAAAATTACCATTACTAGCATGATTCATTTTTACTGGATTATAACTTTCATCACTTGTTACCTGTGATGTATAAGTAGCTAAATCATTTAATGCATTATACAGATTCAACCAGTTAGTTCTAAATGTTGCTTTTGCAACTGTAATAACTTTATCTTTATTTCCTATAGAGACATCCCAAGGTCTTAAAGTAGCATTTGATGCATCCTTTAATCCTTCAAGATAATTCTTTAAAGTTGTATATGTACTTTCTACTGTTGTATATTTTATGTGAGTCGAAGGAATACCTACTTGGATTGCTTGTCTTCGAACAGTGAAAACTAAACCCTTACCACTTGAATCTAAAGTTCCAATTGCAGGTAAAGTTCCTGTGTCTGTAGTTGAAATTCCGATAAGACCTTCAACTTTCTCTTTAATTACTTGTCTCTCATTGTAATCAAGTAAGTTGTCGTTCGCCATGTTCCCTAAAGTTTCAGTGATATCTACAATAACTTCATGAGCATCTTCTGGTGCAGGTTGCCAATCTAAAGGAATATTTCCCTCTGTTAACTGGATGTTTTTCATCCACCATGTTTCGGGCATTGGACTTTTATAAATGAATGGTGTGAATAAATATGAAACTCCATCATTCTTTACTTTGAATCTTAAAATAATCTTGTGCCATTTATTAGCAACAAGTGTTCTTTGACCACCATCTACAGATATAAATCCATCAATACCTGTTTGACCAGTTAACCCAGAAACAGCAACCCATTCATGTAGTGGTGTACTTGAACTTAATACCATATCTGTATCAAACATAATTTCCGTACTATATACATATTCCTTGCCATTATTAACAGGAACACTTACAGTACCTTTTACCGAACCTGTAGCGGATAAACAAGGGAATCCATCCTTGTTAACAACGTTAAGATTCGTACCGCCATTGTTTGTAGTCCAACCATTTGTAGTAACGAATAGACCACTATATCTTAGTAAGTTTCTTCCACCCACTAAAACATTTGATGATTTTTGCCAATCACCATTTTGATAGACATACAATTGCGCTTCTGTTGTACTCCACCATAATTGACCCTCTACTGGGTTTGATGGTTTAGTTGCAGAAACAAGAACATCGTTCATATCTACTAAGGTCATCTGACCTGTACCAACAATATTTGGCATTTAAATCCACTCCTAATTTCCTTTTATCCAAACAAAGAGTCTTACTAAACGCAAGACTCTTAAACTTTCCATATTTTTATTATACCATTATTTTTGATTTTTGTCAAATAATATGTTATATTATTTAGAAACTTCGCAAATAATATTTCCACGAACTGTAACATCTGCTCCATCAACAGTAATTGTTTTTCCTGTCTTGCTTCCAGTAGTATTCCAGTTTGCGATTTTGACATTATTATTGTCATATAGATACCATGTGTATGTATATCCACCTGTACCTGCTGAGTCAATTTCTGCCCCACCTTGATAGATTTTAGCAGTTAGACTTGTAGTACCTACTCCATTTTTGAATGTGTTAATACCAACGATAGTAACCATGAATGGGTCTGATACGTCAATCACTGTACAAACATCTGCATATTTTTTAGTGCTGTAAGTCGCTACACATTTGAATGATTCAACGTTTATGATTGCAGAAGCAGGAATTGTAATTGTTGCAGTTGTATAGCCAGTAACACCGTTAGCTGTCGCTGTATCCTTCATCAACTTCCATCCGTTACCTCCATCTGCATCTCCACCAACAGTAGTTGTAGCTGTTGGGTCTTGGAAGTACCATTTGTATGTAACACCTGCTGATTGAACTGCTGAACCAACATATAAGTCACATGTTGCCTTTAAAGTACCATTAGCATTTTTAATAGTATTACCATCTGGTGTCCATACTGTAGCACGAATAGCATCTTGACCATTTGTACCGTTAGTACCATTTGTACCATTCGTAATCTTAACAATCTCATATTCCGCTTTACTTGTTACTGTGAATCCTGTATCAGTATCTAAGAATTGCATTTCACAAATATAAGTCATAGAGTTGTTGGATGCTAGAACGTTCCCTTTAATTGTAAGAGTTTTAGGTGTCCCAGTTCCTAAAGTGTAGTCTGTTGTACTTGCTGTGATTTCAGTTGGTGTCCCAGTTGAATTAGTTTGTACGAACCATTTTGTAGAAGTAGCTTGGTTTGCCACATCTGTATTTGTTCCTGCTACGAATAATTGCGGTGTCAAAACGTTATTCGCTGTTGTATAGTTAGGAACATATGTTGCTCCATTTGGATTATAAATTACTTGTCTTTGTTGCGATGAACCAATGAACATAATCAACTGCTTACTATCATTTAAATCCACCAATGTAAGTTGTCCACTTGCAACTATTGCCATTTCAAATCATTCCTTTTTCTCAATCTTTATTAATCTCGCACTTGAAAATAGCTTTCTGATTAACATCTACTGCTGTAACGCTAATCTTATTACCTACTCCTACATGTGCATTTGTCCATGCAGTATCAAGCACTCCATCTTTGTCATATTTTGTCCAGATAAATCCAGAAGGTAGAATTGTGTCAGTGATTTCAGATTGTCCTCTAAATACTCTAGCTGTAATATCTGTATCAATTTGACCATTCTTGAACGTAAAACCTTTTGTCGAATGAAACTCAATTTTGTAAACAACATCGTTTTTAACTTCTTCAATATCAGTCTGGATTCCTTCTGCGATAGTTTTTGCATCTTTTGCAATCTGAGAAACCATAATGTCAATTTGCTTTTGAAGTTCTTCTTGAGCAGTGGAATAATTTTTCCATCTAGCATCAAACATAGTTCTATCAATTCGTGTTGTAAATGCCATATTGGTAGGGTCTAATAATGGCTTGTCTCCATGTAATTGAACGAATAAATAGTCATACAATTCTGTATATCTTGTATGGAAATCTGTAACGAATTGTAGTCCTTCTCCATCATTAGGGAATAGGTTATGAATTTTTTCTGTGTTTTTGTTATATGCTACTTCATATTTGTCCCATTCAAGTTTTAACATCTTCTTCTCATATGCTGTAATCATGTTGTCATCTTTAAACTCATCAACAAAGTTAGATGAATCAATGAATTTGTTTCCATCAAATCTTCCACTAGATGATTCTAGAATAAACGCACTTGCATCAATTCTTACACCGTTTTTATCGAATGTGAATGTTCCTGCACTGTTTGTTAGAATTAGATTTTCACCTGCGATGATTTGACCAATTAATCTTTCTGCAACGATTCCATCTGGCTTAATTGCTGTTTTCCATGTTTCACCTTTGTCTTGTGATAAGGCGATTACACCACTCTGGATAATAACTACTTCATTTGGATTATCGGGACTTGTAACAATCATCCCACGATTACCAATTTCGATAGAGTTATTAACCCCTGCGATGATTTTGTTTTTTGTTGCATCCCATTCACTAGTAACAATGTTACTAACTACATCTTCAATTTTGTTTACTTTGTCCCACTTATACTTATTAGCTTGAACAAGTGAAGATGCACTGGAATTGCTATATAATAATTGAACAAGTTTATCTGTGTCACTTAAAATATCTTTTGTGTTTGCCACTGTAATACTTGCTTCATTATTTTCTAAGTCATATTTGATTTCAATAATCTTAGCCATATATTCAATCTTCATTTGTGGATATTTAACTTTAATTAAATCTCCTAATATCAATTTATCCCAGTAATACTGTTCTTCAATGATATTCATAAGATTGTCAATAGTCACATCTATTACGACTTTTGGTTGTCTTAGTTCTTCAAATTTCTTGAGTCCATCTTGATATAATTCTTTTGCATCTATATATTTATCATCTACCCATTTTTTCTCAATGATGAATAGATTCAGTTCATCAAGAAGTTCTGGTGTGAATCCACTACCTGTAGCAATTTGAGTTTGCAATGCATCAATCTGACTCTTATATGATTCTACTTTATTTTTGATGATATCATTTGCTTGTCGTTTTGCAGTAATCTGTGCTTCTTTATCACTCAACTCTAATTGACGTTGAGAAATTAGTGTCGCATTTTCTGTAGCTTTTGCAGTATCTAACAATCCCTGTATTGTTTTAAGTTGACCTTCTAGTTCTCGAAGTTCTGTTTCTCCTGTCAATAATAGAGTTTGTTGTGCTAACATATCATCTGTTAAACTTTTGATTTGTGGTGCTTTATCTGCAATCAGTATTTGTTGATTCAAGATAGCATGGCACAATTCATTAGACATAAAATAAGACTCTTTAATAACGTTCTTATTTACATCTCTTTCAAATGGATAAAGGAAGTAACTAAAGTCTTCAATGTAAGCTTGACCAGTAGGATTAACTCCATGAATACTTAATTCCTCACTACCATAAATATACAGTCTAGTTGTTAATTCATCTGTTGTTCTTGTTCTTTTGATAGACTGTAAAAATCTACCATAGTTTACTGTCATACCTTTAAATACACCATTCTTGGACATATCCTTAAATGATACTTTTCTAGTTACAGTATCCCAAACAATCAATGCACCGAATGTTTCTCCTGCTTGAATAATACAATCTAGAACGTTTGAATCTGTTCCAGAATCGAATGAACGAAACATGACATCAAACATTGCATCCACTGTTCCAATCTTCCAAACTGTATTCTCAAGTAAATTGGTTAGTAGGTCTGTAGCATTAATTGCATCCTCTACATAATCACTTACCTGTTTCCCCTTCAACTCATAACCCAAAGAAAAAGCCTTTACATTAAAAATATCTGAATCGTCACCGTCTTCTTCAATCTCATTAACAACATACCATTCTATGTATGCTCCCATCGTTACTCTAATCAACATCATTTCCTTGATAGAATCAACGTGTGGGTTTGGCTCTTGGTCTTCAATGAAATGAGGAATAGAGAAGCTTAATTCATTGATGTTTCCTAATTTAACAGACATCTCGCCACCGATTCTCTCATGAATGTGAGAAATGATTTGTTTATTAGGTTTTGCTAAATGAAATTTAGCTTCTTGCAACCGTTTATTATAATCAATATCAATAAACAATCTCTATACCCCTCTCTTATATTTCTTTTAAATCGTACACCTCAAATAATTCTTGTGGTGTTATATTTCCTAAATTATCGTTCGTCTTACGCTTTACACCAGAAGTGTAATAAGCTAAATCAACAAGTTCTGAACAAATCAATTTGTTCGCACTGTTGAAGAATAAATTTCTTTTTCTCTTTAATGCTAAAGACAAGAATAAACCAAGAAGCTGAGAATAATCATATCTCTTACCTATATTCTTATAAGCATAAGCAACAATCTTATCTGTCACTTCTTTTGGTTGATTTCCAGTAGTGTAAATTACATGTCGTTCATTTAACTCCAGTCTCGCAACTCTTGTTTTAATGAATCTATTAGACTCAATTATTGTGATTACCTTTGTTGATTCATCGTATCCAACAACTAATCCAACATGAGTAAACTCACTATTTGTAACTTTAGCAATTAACTTAGATATAAAAGAATTTGTTTTCTTGAAAAATACTAAATTTCCAATCATAAATCTCACCTTAATAAATATATTATACCATAATTATTTGTGCCTGTCAAATAATATAGTACATTATTTGGAAAATTCTAGAATCTATATTTGTTCTTATATCTAAACTGAATCGTACAACTACCTGTAATCTTGATTCTATTTTGTCCATAAACTAATCGAGGGAAGTTACCCACGATTTTGTCATATCTATACATACCAATAATGTCAGTCTGAATAATTTCTTTCTCACAATTGATATAAATATCTTCTGCATTTGTTAAATCTCTTACTTCAAAGATATTGCCACCATCATCTAAAAATTCTAATGTAACTGTTCCTGCACCAGATTTCTTAATTGAAATTTCTGGATACACATCAAAATGACTATCACTACTAATAGTGATTGTTTGAGGTGTAGTAGTTACAGTTGTGCTAGAAGTTGTAAGAGTTGGTGAATATACTTGAGATGAATCACATCTCATAGTGATTGTAAAGTATCCTTGCTTAATACCATTATGTACAATCTGTGCATCACTAATAGGCATACAGTAATACACTCTATTTTCTGCTCCTGCAAAGTATAAGGGTTTATGATAGTCAACCCACAACCATCTGATAATGTTTGAAATTTGGTCATCTGTATAAGTCCCATTGATTGCTATGTTCATTTCAAATTCAAGTGGAGAATCTTCTACACTATGTAACAAAGGTTTACTATTACCTCTAACTTTTGTCTCATTTAAATCCCTTGAAGCCACGAAAACTTCTTCATACATTCCAGAATCTAGAACGACATTCATAACATTATGTGTATCAGACCATACACCATTGAAATTAAATCGAACTTTGTCTTTAATAGTTGGCATCCTTTTCACTCCTAAAAAAATAGGAAAGAGAGGATGGGTTATTTACCCATCTTCTTCAATCCTTTAATGATTTCACTAGTTACTGATTTAGCTTGGTCTTTAGTACCGTTCATACTTTCAATGTTGACATCTAAATAGTAATTGTTTTCTACGTTCATTCCGCTTACTCCACCTTCACCAACGAATTGACGAGCCATGTTGTTAGCTTGAATGTTTGGCAAGTAGTCTTTCACTTTATCAACAAGCTTGACAGTATCGAATAAATTCTTTGTGTCGTTTGCGTTTAATACTTGTTCTTTCTTGTGAAGCATTGCCATCTTTCCACCATTGCCACTCCAATCACCAGTATAACCGCCAGTGTCGAATGCTTTGATGTATTTCTTGTTTGCATACCCAGTGCTTGCTCCTCTATTGTTAGAGAACTTAACTTTCCACCAATCTCCTTCTTCTCCAAGGATTTGTACGTTTGCACCATTTAAGATACGTCTAATTACTCCACCTTGCATGTTTGGTGCGTTACGAATGTTTAGATAACTATCTGATGTTACACCAGTTACGTTACCCTTCGTAGGCATTTGTTGTGGTGGGATAGGTGGCTTCTGTTGAGCAGGTGGCGTAGGTGGTGGTTCTGGAGCAGGTTTCATAGGTCTAGCAGGGTCATCTGGACGAATTACTTCGTTTTCGAATGTGTTATATCCTTTAGCCTTGATTAACTCTTCTACGTCACTCTTAGGGTCTTGTAGGTTGAAATCCATATTGTCAACAACCATGTCATTTGCATCTTGAACTTGTTTCTTAGTTTCATCTGAGAAGTCTTTGAAACTTGGTGTTAATCCATCGAATACTCCGTTGTTCATGTTGTTAATTTGCTGTTGCATTTTTTGTAATTCATCGTTTAATGTTTGGAAGTTTCCTTTGATGAATTGGTCACGCATATCAGCCCAACGTTTTTCATTGTCGATAAGGTCATCGTATTTTGTACTTACGTTATCTTTTTCTTTGTCTAGTTCTTCAACTTTTCCGTTTAATACTTCTTCTTCTGCTTTTTTCTTATCTTCAATTTCTTTTAATTGCTGTTCTTTTTGGTCTTCTAACGCTTGTCGCATTAGTTCATCTTGACGTTCTTGTTGGAACTTAGCAATCTCTTTATCCATTTCAGCAAGTTCTTTTTTCATTTCCTCTAGTTTTTTCTTACCAGAAAGGCTAGTATCTTTGGATAAAATACTGATTTTATTCTGTAAGTCAGCACGTTCTTTGTTCTTGTTAGACAATTCTTCTTGATAGTTTGCTTCGTCTTTGTCTTTGTCCATTTGTTTTAGCTTCGCATCATATACTCCATTAATCTTTTCGATTTCTTTGTCGTATAATTTCATCTTAGCATCATGTGCTTTTTTCAAGTTCTCTTGTTCTTTATCAATAGCATCAATTGCCATATCTTTCATGTTCTTATAGTAGTTCTTTAATTGGTCAATGCCTTTGTCTGCTACATCTCCACGAGCATCTTTAATTTCTTTTTCAGCTTGTAATACAGCTAATGCTGAATCTTCCCAAGCTTCTTTTACTTTATCAATCTCTGCTTTGATTTCTGTAGCTACTTTGCTATCCTTACCAAATTTATCTTCCGCTTCGTAAAGTTTTAGAGTTAAATCACGTTGTTGGTCTTCTAGCTTTTTCTTTTCAAGTTTTAATTGTTGTGCTTTCTCAATATAAAGATTCATCATCTTTGTCATGTTGTTAGGGTCTGTCAATTCCGCTACTGAGATATTGAAATCAATATCATCAACTTTGCCCTTGATTTCCTCTAATCCTTTTGTATAAGCTTCAACAATAGCATCTACGTGTGCTTTCAGAATGTCTGCATAACGTTGTTCCCAGTTGTCTAAGAACTCTTGCCATTCTGCTCTCATTGAAGTAATAGAACTTAAATTACTTTCGTATTCTGACCATAGTTTGTTGTATTGGTCACGTTGTTCTTTTGTATGACTATTAATGTTTTTCAGACCTTCTAGTTCACGCTTGATTTGTTCATTTCTACGTTCTTTATCCCATAGGTCATGATTTAAAAGTTCCCAACGTTTGATTTCAACTTGATACACATCATGCATCATCTTGCGATATTCTGCTGTGCTCTTATTCATGGATTTCATCTTAGCTTCCATCCACTTTAATGTTACGTCTAATTCTTTCATGCTACGTTCATAGCTACTCCAAACAGTAGGGTCTGCTAGTTTATCTGCTTCTGAATCTGTACTACTTGCTTTTGCAGAATAGAATGATTCTTTAACCCAACTTCCGTCTTCTGTTTGAACGTATCCTTTTTTACGTCTGTTAGGGTCATTTCTATCGTTGTCTTCAAAGCTATCACTGTATCCAGATAATGCTCCAAATAATCCATAAGAATTATATCCTGTATAGATTGATGGTTGGATTGTACCAGAAGTACCTCCACCTCCACCGATAGAACCAGAGTCTCCACTACTTGCAGAGAATGAACCTAAAGCACTTGACATTGCTGAACCGAAGTTCGTTACTGCACTTGCTACTTCTCCGTTACCAGTATCAGCAAGAACATTTGTAATAGAACTCATTGTCCATGTTGCACCTGTTGGTAATGGTGGTAATGATGGTGCTTTAACTTGTACGTTAGAAGCTTGTTGAGCCTTTGCAATATAATTGTTTAAATTAGTCATTGCACCAGAGATTGTGCTATTTAAACCTTGTACAGCAGATTTAGCTTGGTTAGCTGAATCTCTTACTTTGTTTAATGCACTAGCTTGTGAGTTGTGAGCACTATTCATAGCACCTGTACTTCCAACAACAGTTCCTACCATTGAACTGAAAGCACCTTTGATAGCACTACTTGCTTGCATAGTTCCAGAAGCCATTGCGAATACTGCCATCATGTAACTTGAGATTGCTCCCACGATAGATGAAATAGAACTGATTCCTGCTTGAGCCATTGCTGAATATGCTTGTGCCATATTTTGCGTTGCTGAGATTGCACTCATAATTGCGCTTGCTTCTGATTGTTTAGCGTTTGCTACATTGAATGATGCTGTAGCTGAGTTTTGTGAAGCATTAGCTTCTGCGTTTTTAGCCTGTGCGTTGTTTTGTGATGCGTTTGCACTTGCTTGAGATGCTTGAGTTGCGCTTGCTAATCCGCTTGATGCTGTCGCACTTGCAGAACCCATGTTTGCCATAGATTGAGATGCTAATGAACATGATGCACCGACACCATTCATTGCTCCTACAAAGCTACTTGCGCTACCGCTTGCGTTTGCCATTGAATCTCCAATGCCTTGTAAGCTTTGTGCTGTTCCGCTTGCTTGAGATACTACGTTAGACATTTCACCTCTAACACCACTCATAGATGTTTGGAATCCACTCATCGCTTGACCTGCACCTGCAAATGCCATACCGAATTGACTTAATCCTGTAGCTGTTCCCGTTACTTCTGTTGCCATTCCGTTCATTGAAGTTTTAACGTTGTCTACTGCAATCTTATATTGGTCTAATGCGTTTTTAGCGTTTCCAATTGTTGTAACGTGTCCTTGGATTTCTTGTGCACTTGTACCAGATTGTCTTGACATTCCTTGAAGTTGTTCTGTAAACAATTGTGCACTTGTTTTAAATGGTTGGAATCCTTGGTTGATACCAGTACCTAAGTTGCTGAATGCAGTGTTAATACCACCAACGTTTGTTTCAACAGCAGTTTTCGTGTTGCTCATTTCTGTTCCAATGTTTTTAACATTTTCTTTTAATGGTGCTAAACTATTTCCAGAGTTGCCGATTTGAGACATTCCAGATTGGAATCCTCCAACTGTTCCTCCTAGTTGTGTGTTCATGTCAATAAGTTTTCGACCTACTGCATCTGCTTCTGTTTTAAGAGGACTCATGTTTCCACCAGAGTTACCAATTGCAGTTGTATCAGATGATACTTTACTACTCGCTTCACCAGATTTTGTTGTTAGTTCATCGAAACCTAAGTCTCTCATCTTTTGTTCTAGTAATGATAATGGTGCACCAGAATTACCTGCACGTTGCATGTCTGCTTCGACTTTACCTGCTGTTTCACTAGATTTCGCTGTGAACTCATCAAAGCCTAAGTCTTTCATTTTGTTTTCTAGTAATGATAGTTTTTCACCAGAGTTTCCAATCTTAGCCATTTCTTCTGGAGTAATTGCTCCTGCTTTTTTAGCGTATTCAATTACACCTTCCATTGTAAGACCCAGTTCATCACCTTTTGCCTTAACTTGACTAAAATCTGCAAGGTTGATTTTTTGTAATCCTTCGATTACTTGCTGACCAGTTTGACCACTCAATTGTCCAAGTTTTTCCATTTCTTGAATAAATGGTTGGAACTTGCTTCCAGATGAACCTACTTTATCACCTGCTTCATTGAATTTGTCTCCTGCTTCGTTGGCTTTGTCGCCACCTTCTTTAGCCTTATCACCTGCTTCGTTAAACTTCTCTCCACCGCTTTTAGCTTTGTCTCCTGCTTGGTCAATACGGTTTCCGTTCTCATCTAGGATTTGACCTTGTTCTTTGATACCATGACCAAATGTACGTGCCTTACCTGTTAACAAGTCTACGTCTAAACCATATTTAGCAACTGACTCTCTGAATCTATTGATTTGACCTTCTGTTGCGCTACCCCAGTCTAATGCTAGCTTTCCACTTTCATCATACTTAACGCCAATTTCTTGCATTACAGAAATAGTTTCATGTAATCCATCAATGTTTTCATAAACTTGGTCTTTAGAGATTCCTAAGAACTCTGAAAGTTTTGCTCCAGATTCAGCCCAAAGTTGTGTTCCTTTTGCGTTTTCACCATATAATAGTTGAGCAGTTTTAAGTGCTTCTAGGTGACCTTGCATGTTTCCTAGTTCTTCATTTTTATATCCGAATAATTCTTTTTGAGCATCTATTGCATCAATAACTGCTTCTTTGTAATCTTTAAGTGCACCTGTAGCTTCATCAACAGAACCGCCTGTTCCTTCCATTGCAGATGAAACACCGTTCTGAGATTCTTCTAGTGCTCTATTTCTAAGTTCTGCGTTAGCACTTTCCATACCAAGTTTCATAACAAACTCTCTAGCTTGCTCTGCACTTAATCCGTATTTCTCTGCTTCTTTAGCAAGTTCATCAAATGTTCCACCATTAGATGATTTAACCTTCATACCAACGTCAATTAATTTTTCCATGTTCTCTTTTGCTTTATCTAAATCATCAAGATTTTTGATATCAAAGAAATCGTCTGGGATTGCTTTACCAATACTACCAAGTTGCTGTTTGATTTGTTCGATTTTTTGAGAACCTTTTAGAGTACCAGAGTCAATACCTTGAGTCATTTTGTCGAATGCTTTTGCAAAGACATCACCCATTTGGTTACCGCCCTCGGTAATCTTTCTAATCATTGAATCAATTTGCGCTTGAGATTTTCCATCTTCTACTAGCTTCTTGATTTTATCACTGTTCATAGTAGCGAATTTCTCTACTACTTGTTGAGCACCTTCACCCATTTTAGCTAGGCTACCTTTTGCTTCTAGATATGCTCTAGATTGCTCTTGGATTTTTGCAGTTGTTTTTTGTGTTGCATCTAAACGTTTGTAAACTAGGTCTGCCATACCTTTTTCGTATTTCATTTGCGCTTCTGCACGTTCTTCTTTAGAAGCACCACCTGTACCTGCTTTCCAATCAACCGAACCAGTTTTAATCTTGTCACGTTCTGCTTTAAGCTTTTTCTCTTCCTCTACTAATTCTCTAAGTGCTTCGGCTTCTTTCTTAACGTTTTCATCGAATCTCTTATTAGTAGCATCTGCTTTAGCTTGTGATAATTCTTTTGTTAATTTTAAATGTTCTCTAAGTTCCTTAGAACTCTTCATCCATGCTTGACCTTGTGAGTCAATTGTTTTAACCATGTTTGGCATAGCTTGTGATAGTTTAGTTTGTACAAGCATGAACTCATCGTACTCTTTAGTACCTTTCTTGATGCTGTCTCCTGCTCTTTCGAATGCTTCATACTTAGCAAGTAATCCTTCTAAACCATCTGCACTCTTACGATAAGCGTTAACAGTTTGGTTGATACTCTTGTCAAGTGCTTCTTGTTCTTGTTTAGCTTTTTGATATTTCCCGATAAGGAACTCAATAGCCATACCAATACCCATGAAGACTGCACCCATACCAAGCATACCCATTAAAGACCTACCGAATCCTGCAAGTGCACCACCAAGTGATTTCATAACACCTACTCCACCAGTTGACGTTGTGATAACTCCCTGCATACCGCCTTTGAACTTATCTAATGCAGTTGCTTGAGCACCCATTGTACGAGTTGTTTCAGCCATACCTTGTTTGAATACTCCAACAGTTGCGCCCATTCTACCAAATAGACCTTGGAATGCACCCATTTTAGCCATTACTGCTCCAAGGATTAACCCTACACCAGATAACGCTCCAAATGATTGTGCTACGTTTGTGATACCTTTTGCTACCGCACCTAGACCATTGATAGCCATTAAGATTCCACCACTTAGGAATGCTTTACCGATAGCCAATGACATTTCAGTGAAACCATTTTTAAGTTTGTTAATCTTAGCTTCGAATGATTGTAGATACTTTTCATTCTCACGCATTGCAGAACCTTGTGATTGGTAAGCAGTGTTTGTCGCTTTAACAGCCATATCGTAATTGTTCATTACAGCTAGGAAACGTGTTAATTGGTTACGACCTGCGATTTTAACTGCGATGTTTTGTTGTTCTTCTTTTGTTAAAGTTTTCCATCTTTCACCAAGTTCGTTCATGATTTGAGATACTGGTTTAACAGATTTTACACCATTTTCACCAATCTCATACATTGCAATACCGACATTTCTAAGTGTCTGTTCTGAGTCTTTCATTGTTGTCATACGAGAATAGATTGTTTTCAATGAGTTACCAATGATAGCACCAGACTCCATTGTTACCGCACCAATCGCTGTGATATGACCAATGTTTTCTTCTAGACCTACACCGAATGTTTTACCTGCTGATGCAGATTTTTGTAAACCTTCTGCTAACTGTTTCGTACTGATAGCATAGTTGTTATCTACTTCGTTCAGTGCATCTACGATTCTGATAGAATCAGAAGCTTCAATGTTGAATGCGTTCATAGTACCTACTAGAGATTTCTGTGCTTCTTCAACTGATAAGTCAGATACGTTTGACATTAGTGTTGCTGTTTCTGTGATAGATGTTAATTGTCGTTCATTGAAGTCACCAAATGTACGAGCAAACTCATTCATACCTTTCATAATATCATGGATATTATTACCAAGTTTACCAGATAATTCTACAGCGTTTCCGAATAGAATATCAACGTTTTGGTCTGCACTCGCTACTCTTCGTAATTCAGTCATAGCTTTATCTACTTCTAGAATCTCTCTAGTCATAGCTTGTAAGCCTTGAATTGGAGCAGTCATCATTTGTTGTGAAATCATCCATACTGGAGCACTTTGCATGAAGACTTTAAACTTCTCCCATGCACCTAAGTTACGGTTAACGTTACGAACCATTTCGTCAGAAACTTGTCGCATTTGACTAGAGCCTTGTGTCATACTATATGTAACTTTACGAACGTGTTCTCCTGTTCCTTGGAATACAACAGACATATTTTTAACTGAACGACCCATTGAGTCAATTCCGTCACGACCAAATGAGATAGAAGCTACTCGTGCTCTCTCAACTGTTCCAATATATCTCTGTAAGTCAGCAATTGCCTTGTTACTCATTGTTCCAGAACCAAAGATTTGTGATTCGATGTTTTTAACTTTCGCTTCTCCACCGAATTTAGCAGTGATGTCTTGACCTAATCTGATTGCTTTTTCTTTCTCTTTGATTTTTCGTTGTTCTTCCGCTAACATTCTTTGGTATTTGCCTAATTCATTTCTAATATCTTGTGTTGCGACAGATACACCTTGACCCATTTTGTTCTTAATTCCACTTAGGAAACCATCTAATTTAGGTTGTGTCTTACCAATAGCTTCAAATTGACGTTGTACTGCTTTCAAGTTTTCAACTAATGCTCTTGCTCTAGTTTGGTCTGAATCAATCCATTGCTTATCATTAATGCTTTGTAATCTTTTCTTTGCATCTGCAAGTTGTTTATATGTATTGATGGCATGTGTTGCTTGAATAGCTTCTGTGACCATACTACGTTGTAATTTGTTTTGTGGGTCATCACTTGGCATAGAACGTAGAATATTTTTAAGTTGTTGTCTTAATTGAATAGTTTGTTTAAGTACCGCTTGTGACTCTTTATCTTTAGCAATTAATTTATTTTGAGCATCTACTAGACTTTGTGCTTCAAGTCTGATACGCTTCATTTCAGCAGAAGGGTCACTTGCTTTAGCTGAAACCTTCGATTGTTGTAATAACCTATCGAACTCTGATTTGAAATCTGTTTCTTTATCAGTTTTAGGTTTTCTAGCTGTCGCTCTTAGTTTTTCCATATCTGCTTCTAATTTAGCTTGTTTAGCCAATTCAGCATTTCTTGCTTTAGTTGCTTGTGCTAATTGTTTTTCTGCATTAACTGCATTTTGAAGGTCAACGACCATTTGTTTAGTAAAGCCTTTACCATTCTCTTCTGCTAAAACTTTCTTGATGTCTTTAAATTGATTTAATAAAGCAGTTTTATCTGAACCTTTACCAAGATTGTTGATTTCATTCTTCAATGTTTTCAACGTGTTTTGAATCGACTGAGCGTTCTTTTGTGTGTTATCTACGGTTTGTCTATTGATAATTTCAAAAGCACCTTTATTAGCATTCCAAGAATATTTCATTTTCTCAACAATACCATTTGCTTTTTGCAATTCTGCTACGAACCCTGTAAGATTACCTTTAGCATCTTTAAATTGAGTAGCTTTAAAAATACCGTCACCAAATTTACCGTTTAAGATAGATTTAGCTTTCTCAATTTCTGCTGTGTATTGTTTGATATTATTAAAGTTTTGAACCAGTGAACCTGTTGGAATATTTCCTCCAGATTGTGCTTTCCCCTTGATAGAAGAAGCTTGATTCATTTGTTGTTGCATTTGTTTTACTTGTTGACCATATTTTCTATTAAAATCTTCAACAGTTTTATATACATCTTTAAGTTGTTGCTTGATATTCTTTGTTGAACCTGCAACATCAATTTCTACTTTCAGCTTCATAGGTTTTGCCTGTAAAGACGTACTAATAGTTTTCATTTGTTTAGTTAAATCGCCAAGTTTAGCTTCAAGTTTAACTTTAAGCTTTACAGGATTATTTGCTAACATCTTAGAAATATTATTTACCTGTTGTGGTAACTTACTTCCCTTTGCATCCAATTCTACCTTTAATTTTACAACTTGTGCTTTTAGCGATATATTTAAATCATTACTACCTGCCAAATTAATTCACCCCTTTAAAATCTAAAGGATGTATGTAACATCCTAATCTAAGAAGATTAAGATGTTACTCTTAAACTTCTTAGTCATATAATTCATCTATGTCAGAAGACTTATCTCTCACTACATAGATTTGTGTAGTTTCACTACTGTTATGTCCTAATAATCCTTGTACGGATTCTATACTCTTTCCTTCTTCTACAATCGCAATCGTTGCACGACTCGAACGTAATAAGTGAGGATGTACTTTTTTACCTAAAATTTCAGAGAAATCTTCACACCATAGATTGAAAGAGTTTGCTGAAATCTGTCGATATCCGTCTTTTGTTTTACTAACGAATAAGTGTGGACAATCATCTTCTCCACGAACCTCTACCCATTTCTTAATTGCAGTCATTGTTTCATCGTTAAATGAGAAGTCTCTCATCTTACCAACCTTTCCTGCACCCTTTGCTCTAATCTTATGTGTCAAGTAATATTTCTTAACATTACCTTTTGAATCAACGTAATAGTCATATGTAGCAACTTCTTTAAGAAGCTGTCTTGATTCTTCTCTTCGGCAACCTGTATCAAATGAGAATAATAGATATGCTAGTTTTTGCCATTCATTTCTCTTCTTTAATTCTTTTTTTAACTTTTCAATTTCTGCACTCGTTAAAGGAATTTTTTCCTTAACGTTTGCTTTAGCTACATTTTTTACTGCTTTTGTAAATATGTTTCTAAAATTCGGATGGTCATCTGAAAAGAATACTTCAATGTATCCACACAAACTTGAAACAGCCGAACGTTTAAATTTGATAGCATTAGGACTCAACCCTTTGCCCTCTAACCAGTTTTGATACTTCATAGCATCACGTGGTTTTAAATCTGGGATATCTTTATTTCTAGCATGGTCATGAACCCACTTTGCAAATATCTTTAATCCCGATTCATATTGTTTAAGAGTAGCAGGAGATAAACGACCTTGTGCTAAGAACTCTTCTATCAGTTCTTTGTTATAGTCATTTACCTCATCTTTCCAAAACTGCTCACTTACTTCTTCTATTTTTTTATATGCCATTTCAATCACCTACTTAATGAATGCTCCACTCCATTGTACTTCTACCATGATTCTTTTGTCTGCTACAGCTTTATACTGACTAACAACAGTATCAAGGTAACTTCCACCGCCACCATTCCAAGCCCAATATGTATGTCTATAAATTTGCTTTCTGTAAATAGCTTCTAGTTTCTTAGAATGCCATCTAGTACCGATAAGCATTATAGCGTGACCTTTCTTATTGGTTGATGTTTTTCCTTCGGTGTATAGCCAAGAATCATGATAGGCTAGGCTGTTTTCCCATGTAAGTTCGATACTATACATGCCAAATCCATGACTCTTGATACCTTTAAGTTTAATGGCTCTTAGAGACTTTCCTGTTCTTCTATACTCTTTAGGAGAATAGCTTCCCATGTATTGTTGCCAAACTCGCTTGGCTATTCTCTCTATTTTCTTACCTTCTTTTGTTAAAGCCTTGATTGCTTCTATGTCGGTCTGGAAATATAAACCGTTATTCTTTTGCTTTACCATTTTCCATCAATGCTCTCACTTCTGGATTTTCAATGCTATCAAGAATCTCATTTGCTTCGGCTACTGACTTAGACATATTCTCTGAAATCTCATTGATAGTTTCTGTTAATTTTTCATATAAATCAACGATTTGGTCATCTGGCATTGCGTTAACAATTGTACCTAAAACTCCTAAGTCTAGTAAAACTTGTAGATAGTCTAATGCTTCCTCGATGTCATCTGGTACATCTAAACTAGTGAAGTGCTTAACCATCAATAGAGATGTGTAAGGCGTTGCGATAGAATATAACTTCTCATCGTTACGACCTGCTTCAAAGAATTTGATTAAATCATCCAGAACCTTATTTCTTTTTGATTGTCGGAAATGCACATCAATTTCAACTTTGTAAACTGTATCATTGATTGTAATAAATTCCTCTTTTGTTTCACTCAATACTTTATCTTGCTTCTTCATCTCAGCAAGTGTAAGATGTTTGATTTTTTTCTCTTTAGCCATTTTTAAAAACTCCTTTTATATACTTTTATACCATTATATTTAGCGCTTGTCTGCAAAGAGCAGTATAAGTCTATAATACTATTATACCACAAACTTGATAAAATTTCAATTTTATCTAGTACATTATTTCAAAAAAAATAGGGTAGAGAAACTTTATGTTCTCTACCCTTAATGAAACAACTATTATAGACGGATGATGTCGTATAATTTGTTTGTTTCTGCATCTACTAATACGTCTAGTGTGAAGTCGAATGTAGATACGTTTTCTGCATCCATTGTTAAGTTGAATGTAGATTGTAATTTCGCTTTTGGTACAACGAATTGCATTTTACGGTCAACACCGTCTTGTCCACGAACTACTGTGTCACCTACAACACGATATGTAGCAGGGAAGTTAGCACCGTTGAATGTTACTTGTGTAGCACCAGTTGGAGCAACGTAAGTATAGAATACCATTACATTTGAACCTACTGCTACGCCAGTTGCGATTGTAACCTCTTTTTCATTTACAGTGATTCCTGCAACTTCTTCTGTCATAAGACCTTTTTCTACTTTGTAAACTGTTACTGAACCATCTTTTGGAGTTTGTGCAAGTGTAACTTTAACTGCTGGGTCTGTACCTGCAACCGCTGTTAATACTTCACGACCTACTACCTCGATGTTAGTTGTTTTTACTGCTGTACCTGCTAGTAAGCTAAGTGATACGTCAGATAGTAATGCATCTTGAAGTGTTAATGTAGCTGTACGTCCAAAGTCCCAAGTCATTAAACGACCGTTACCTTGTCCACCACGTGCTTCTGCACTTTCAGATTCGTTTTCGATTGTTGACACCTTTAAAGTATCAAAGAATAAAACTGGTTTGTTTGTTGCAACGTCAAAGAAGATAACGTTTGCAACCTCTTTTAAGCCATAACGAGTATTTGCCATTATAATTTTCCTCCTATAATTTTGAAAAAATTCTATGTATCAAGCAAGTTTTATAACTTACTAGACCAATGCTTTAAATCTACTTTTTCTGCCCCTGCCATTATAGCCTTGACACTGAAATCGTAGTTGTCGATTAACTCCAATCTTGCGTATTCATCGTACATTTGATATAAAGTTAAATCCCAAATATTGAACTTATTGATTGAACTACTTTTAGAACTAACTGCACTAATAATATCTGCGATGTCAATTCCATCACCGTCATCACCTTGTTCGTTCTGTTTTAATTTATTAACTTTCTCTCTATTCTCTTTCATTTGCGCCATTAGTTTTCTTGTTTCTTCGTCTACTGGATTTTCTTCTTCAACCTTGACTTTAGTTAGTCCATTCTGTAGTTTTACTACTTGGATAATCTCATCGAAATTATCTCTATGAACAACTTTAAAATCTTCTTCTGGAATACTATCAAGCTTTTCACTATTAATTTGAAAGTGACCATCTTCATCTCTATAGAAGATTCCTAATTTGAAGAAGTCAAAAACTACTATTCCTTGGTCTTCCAAATATCTAATATCATTGTTTTGGAATATCATAGCTAGAGACATAAGCATAACTTGTGTCAACTCTGCTCCACCAAGCTTTGAGAAAAAGTCAAATGATTTCAAACTGTTTCGTTCAGCCATCAATATCATTTTCTTTTCAATATCTGTTGTTGATGCAATGAAATCTTCAACAGATGGTAAAATCCATTGTAGATTCTGCATATATTTTGTATAACCATAATCTCTAACTTGTGCTAGAGTGTATGGTGTTAACTCTAAATTATCTACCTTTATCCCTTGTCCTCCAAGCAATAACAACTTTAAGTCGATACTACTTAATTCTTTGAAGTTGTGCATTAAACTTCAACCGTCATGTATTCGCTAGTAATACGAACTGCATCGAATTTAGTATTTACTGCCAAATGTTGGAATCCACTCATTTTCAGTTTAATACCATTTCCTACTGCTCTCTTACCTACCATGTCTATTACTCTAGCCATAATCTCGTATGGTCTAATCATTTCTCCTTTGATAAGCCAAAGTTCTTTTGCCACAACAATATCAATATGTAAAGTTGTTTCAGAGATAACTTCGCTCTCATCTAAGTCTCCATAATTGTAATAAACACGAATGAACGAACCATTGGTTTCAGTTGCTTCAACATCGAAAGGATAAGGTTTAATACGACAGAGTTGATGCTTCGGATTGATAACATTAGCAGGGTTAATTACAGGTAAGTTTGGGTCAAAAGGATTGTCCACATCATTTACCAATAATTGTAATAGCCCTTGATTGTTCGATAAAGTCTTCATAACATTAACTACATTTTTTGATAGTGAATCAAATCTCATTACCAAATGTCACCTCCGTCATCAGTTCCTTCACCTGTTGGTGGTTTAGGATTAACTCCTGTCTCTTTATATTCGTTTACTGCAATATTGTTTTCAAAATCATCATTTGCTTGTTTAGTTGTAATCTTGATTGTTAACTGGATTATTCCATTACCATTTTTTGTGATACCTGTTACATCATCTCGACCTACTACTTCAAAAACATTATTTCCAAATATGAATCTCTGATTTAAATCAATACTTTTTGTTTCTTGGTTTGCTTCAACGAATACAAATAATTGACCTACTGGAAGTCGAACGTCATATTTATTCCATTCGATTTCTACTCGGTTTTGTTTAGCTTTAGAACCTAAATCTGTAGAACCTGCAATACAATCCCACTCTCGAATAACACCATCTTTATCTTTCCACTTTAAAGTACGGTTACATTTCTCAGCTAGCATCTTTACACTAGTTGAACCTGTCCCACCATACTTATCAAATAGAAGCCAAGTGTCTCCATCGAATTTGACATAAGTTCCTGTTTCTAAACTTTGATTTGGTCTGAAAATAACTTCTCTTAGAGAACCCATTCTCTCAACCTCTACAACCCTTGCATCCATCTGTTTTATTTCTGGGAACTGTGAACTCACAACTTCCAATACTCTAAAAGTAGGGGATGTATGGAATGTAGCTTCTATAAAAGCAATGGTGTTGTTCTTATATGCATCACCAACATCATTACCGCTACGTCTTAATCGTCTTTTGTATTTTCCAATATAATCACTCATGGTTACTCACCTACTTCTTCAAGTTTTCCTACCATGTTTTTGATAATATTAATACATTTAAAGATTTCTCTTTTTACAGTAGCTTTTCTACTGTTTTCTTTGCTAATTTCTGCTCTAACTGATTCCAATGTTGACAACAATGAAATGTACTCATAACTGTGTTCCACATTAACTGCTTCGTTTAATCCGTATAATTCAAATAGTAAAGATTCGATATATGTATCGACTCCAACATTCTTTTCCTCGAATAGAGGTAGAATCTTGAAGACACTGTTTACTACTGAATTTAGATAAACTACTAGTTTGGAATTATCATTTATCATTTGTAATTCTCCTTATCTAACTTAAAGTAAGTATAAGTAGAAATCATTTTATTTGCTTCTTTTTTCAGTTCCTTAGACAGTAATCTTAATTCTCTTAACTGATTTGCTTGTGAATAAATCTTGAAGTCTTTATCACTTAAAGATTGTTTATTAACCTCTGTTGATACCATTAGTGGTTTCATATATTCAACCAACATTAATGCAATTAAAATTTCAACTTCATATTCTGTCAATTCAACTTCGAAAGAAGTAAATTCCTCTTGAACACCGTCAACCATTTCCGTTGCTATTACTGTTTTCAAACTTTGTCTACATCTAAAAAACTTGGCACGTGCAGATTTGAAATATGAGAATAATTCTTCGTCAATATCCATATCTGTGATTGTGTTTGCAAGCAATGTATAATCTGATATCTTACTTAAAAATCCATCATAAACTTCTGCAAGGCGTGTATTTGTCATCTATCTCACCTCACATTATCTTTTTTCTACAATTATCGCTTTCTTTAAACCCATTTGAACTGTTGGTACTGTGCTTACTACATCTTCTAGAGGTGCTGAATCTTCAAGTGAAAATCCAAATTTCTTTTCGATATATTTAATAAGTTTCATACTATCTAGTTCACCTTTGTTGAACTTTTCTTGTGCTTTATTAACGAACGTTTTTTGTGTACCTTTTGGCATTACGTCAATTAGATTAACAATTTCTTCATATGGTTTTTCGAATACTAAGTCAATATTTTCTTTTGTTAAGATATTTTCATATGAATCAACTAATCCAAATTCTTTTTGAACTTCTTCATCTAAAACAATTAACATACATTCTGTAAGCATACGTGGAGATTTGTTACGTAAAGTTAGTAATTCACCATATTCAATAGTATCTTCTTGACCAAAATCTTTAAATTCCCAAGACCTGTTAGTACGTTCGGAATGATAATATAGTCCACCCATTAATCCATTCATTACAGGGATTAGGTCACTATCATTAATTTTTTTATTTTTTTCTCGTACAATACGTTTTGATTTAGATTGTAAAACTTCTGCATCTTCTTTTTCTGCATCAATTAAAGCTTGTAATTTTGCATTTGTGTAAGGTTTACCTTGTGCATCAAATTTTAAATCTGCTTTTTCATAACCATATTCATCTACTAAAATTTTAATTAAATCTGATTTTTTTAAACTCATTTTAATTGTCTCCTTTTATCCTTTTATTCTAAAAGATAACTAGAGGAATAAATCCCCTAGTTATACTATTATTTTTGACTCTATTAAGTTAACTTAACGAATCCGAACACTTTAGAAGTGATTACCGCAATACCGAAACGGTTAGCGATGAAGTATTCTTGCATCATGTCAGCAGAGATACCGCCCGCTTGGTCTTGGATAATTGCATCTCCTTCGTTGATGATTTTAATCATCTTGTCATGATTTTGAGGTAGAATTAGTAACATGTTGTTGTCGATTGCGAACGTGTCAGTACCGTAGTTGTGAGCCTGTTCGATTTCACGTAATTCTACTCCTGCGATTTCACCGTAGTAACCTACTTTGTTACGGTAGTTACGCATTTCGTCAGTAATCATACCTGCGCTTGGAGCAAGTCTACGAAGTGCTAATTTAGTACCGTAGATTGCTACATCTTCACCTGTACGGATTTTGATGTGCATTGCAGTTTCTACAATCTTTTCTTCGTCTAAAGTTCCAGTCCAGTGATATGTACTGTTGTACTCACCGTAAGATGCTAATAGAGCATCGTAGATACGTAGAGTTAAGTCACGCTTGAATGACTCAGCGATAAGACCCATTAAGTCAGACCATTGTACACGACCTGCTAAGAAACGGTGGAAGTCTTCACCAATTTTGATTGCGTATGTATCAACATTAACCGCAAACTCTTGGTCGTCACGTAAACGCTGTCTACGGATATTACCGTTACCATCAGATACTAAAGCCACTCGGAAGATGTCTTTAACAGGTACTTTGAATACGTTTGTGTCTCCCCATTTAAGGTTACGGTATTCAGCGAATCCGTCAAATTGATTTCCTAAACCTTCGTGTAAAGTTTCGTTGATGATTTCTTCTAAGATTTCGAAAATCTCTGCTCTGTGTTTACGGAACGTTTGACGAGAAATTTCACCACTCTCTGTTGAAAACTCCATTAAGTCAGCGAATGCGCTACGTAAAGTTTCGTTTTGTTCTTGTTTTGAATAATTTGTAACTCTGCCTAGAGTGATATCTACAGCTAATTTAACAATATCTTTATGCATTATTTTTTCCTCCTTGGATATACCTTTTTAATTATTTACGCACAATTTTTAATGCGAAAGCTTTTGCTTTTTGGTGTAATTCATAACCAGAATCTTCGATTACATTGAATACGATTTTAGCTTCTGCGCCTGTTGTAGCATCAGCTTTAACTAAAAGACCGTTAGCACCTGCGATAAGTTTGTCGCCTACTACTGGAGCAGTTCCGAAGTAGTCTGCTGTTAAAGTGATGATATCACCTGTAGCTAATGCGTAAGCACGAGCAACTTTACCTGCTTCGATACGGAAGTCCTCTAATTTGTATTTCTTTTCGTCATACATTACTTCTGAATTGTGAATGAAATAGATTTCCTCTGTGTGGTCACCAACTTCTGTTAATGTAGCTTTGTGAACCTCACGTGGATTACGAACGTTCATTAACTCTCCAAGTGTAACGAATACACCGTTTTGAGTTTCTACTGCAACTCCTGCACCGTTATGTACGATTACTGATTCTAAGTTACCGTTGTAACCAGATAATAGAATATCTTTTCTTGTAACATAAATTTTATCTGCCATTATTTTTTCCTCCTAGTAATTTTACAAACTATTGTTTGTTTCCATATTTCTCGAATAATCCGCCATATTGCTTTGGCTTTTCTTCGTTTTTATCATTACCTAATGGTAATCGAATGCTAGTATTCTCTTTCTTATGAGAGAAGTTTTGCTTGTTAGCGAATGCTTTACGTCCTAAGATGCTGTAGCATTTTTCTTGAACTTGCTCTAATGTAAATTCATTAGCACTTGCTAAGATTTCTGATACACCTTCATCTTCCTCAGTTAAGCCTAACTCAGCGATTGTGTCTGCAATTTTAGTTTCATGCTCTGCATCTTCTACAGCTTTCTTGAAAGCTTTTAATTGCTTGTTTTCTGCAACGATAGAATTGTAAGAAGCTAAAAGTTCGTCATAGTCAGCTTGGTCTTCTTCATTAGAGAATTTACCTTTTTCTTTCTTAGCTTTCTTTTTCTTCTTTTCTTCTTCTTCGTCTACTGGTTTCTCGTCAGCAGGTTTCTTTTCATCAGCAGGAACTTTTTCTTTGTCCTCTGGTTTCTTTTCATCCTCTGGCTTAGAATCCTTTTTGTCTTCTGGTTTCTGTTCCTTATCGTCAGCAGGTTTTTGTTCGCCACCATCTTTGTTATCTTCTGGTTTTTTGTCTTTTTCTTCATCGTCTTTCTTCTTTTTCTTAGCGAAATCAGAAATAACTGTTTCTAAAGACTCACCTTCTAGACCTTCAATAGCAACTCCTGCTTCTGTTAAGTCCTCAACTGAAACTGAATACTTTTCTAGTAATTGTTCTAAAGTCAAATTAATAACCTCCTTGTTTGTATTTAGAGAATTTTTCAACTCATTCATCATTTGTGCGAACTCTTCTTTCATTTGAGCGAACTCGCTTTTGAATGAATCTTTATCTTCAAATGAATAAGCTGTAATATTAGCATCTTCAAATGCAGGTTCAGTCTCGTCACCTAAGATGCATAGTGCAGAGAAAATAAAATCATCTATACGATAACTATTATCTTTTTCTACCCATTCACCATCAACGACTTCAATTTCCATTGATTGACCTTTGCCTTTTTCTACTACGCTAAAAGCTTCTTCATATCTACCTGTCCATAAATAACAACCGTTAATAACTAGATATTCACGAGTTGTTCCATCTGCACCCTCAACCGTTTCCCAACTAAAAGTAGCTGATTCTGGTACGACACCATAAGGTTTAGTAGTGTGAACATATTTATATGTATCTAAATCTATCTTTCCACCATGACCTTTATAGTCTTTAGCTTCCATTGAAAACTCACCAACAATAGGAATGTTGTAAATAGTTGGTAGTGCTTTTTCAACTGCATCTCTTGTGATATTCGACATATTACGATTTTGACCAGTATAAAGTGTTCTTACTTTACAGGTGGAGAAAAGAGGGTGGACTTTTTTGACATCACTAATACTAGCTTGGAAGTCTAATCTTTTACCCATTTCCTTTCACCTCCTTTAAAGATTTGTTTATTTAGTAGTTGGTTTCGCATTCGGTTTATCTTGACCTCTTGCAGTCTCATCAGAAACGTCTTTGGCATCCTTCTTAGGTCTACCATCTTCTGCTCCTGCTAATCCTTCTGCACCCATTGTGTGGGACGACATCATAGGAATAAACTTGTCATGCATCTCTAGTAAGTCATTCTCTAAGTAAGCCATATTCATTGTTTCAATTGGGTCTAAACCTACAACTGCACAAACATGACTCTTAACTGGAACGCCAAACTGACCTGCTTCTAAGTACATCTTGAATACTTCTTGCTTGTTGTATTCTGTTACGTGAAGCAGATTTATATTAAACATTAAATCTTTAAATTCATTTTTTAAATATCTATTAATCCATCGTTGAATTTGAGTCAATACTGCAAAGACAATTTCTTCATCTGTTTTAATAGACATTAGTAAGCCTTGTGATGTTGACTTGTCAGCACCGAATAATAGGCTTGAAACACCTAAACCGTCCCAAAGGTCACGTTGTGCCTTTTGAACTCCATCGCTATCTGCTCTGTCTCTATCAAACTTAACTGGCTCAATTTTCATTGGAGATGTAATAATACCGACATTATCTGGTACAGTATTACTTGCCATTTCATGGAAGAATCTCATTGTTTCTTCGTCAATTGCGAAGTCATTGTTATCTTCACTATCTGGGCGCATTGGCAATTGTTGTGTAAGAATCATATAGTTTCCTAGTTCTTCTTTATCTTTACGAAGTTGTTTAAATCCTTCGATATCAAACATTGCATCAAATGACCCTGCGAATGGTGGGAAAATATCTAACATATGTTCGTTAATCTTAATACAGATTGTGTTCTCTGCACTAAGTTCTACATATGATTCCAATTTAGAATTAGTATTTTTTACTCTTTTCCAAACTGCATATTTTTCTTGAACTTCTTTTCCATATAATAGAAGTCTTTCTTCATCTTTTTCAAAGTATCTCATGTCAATACTAAAGTTATAAACTCCATCTTCTACAGATGTGATTTGACAGATATCACCTTGAATATGCTGAATGTAAAATGATTTTTTATCTCTATGTACATATCCATAAAAAACATCTTCTTTAAAAGCTGTTGATAGAACTTTTGACATCTCATGACGTAATTCCATGAGTTTCATCAATTCACCAATCTCAGTATATTGTTTTAATACTTTACTTTTGTTTAATTTTTTGATATCCTTAATAGGAGTGATAACATGTGAGAATAACGCCATGTTAGAAAGATACCATAATAGACGTTGATATTGTGGACTCTTTGCAAATAAGATGTTGGAAATCTCAACTAGTTTCTTTTGATTTCGTTGGTCTTTATAATTTTCAACAATCTCTCGAACTTCACTTTGTTTATACTTCTTTAAGAATTGACGACCATCTCTGCTCTTTCTTAAATCATTAACGATAAGTCTTTGAAAAGCCATTCTATCAAACTGCATTCGGCTAATTCTTTCTTTACTTTCTTGATTTTGCTCTGACATATTTCAACCTCCTTTTAATTCCAAATTTTGTATTTTGCTTCTTTGACTGCAAAGAAACTTGATGCATCGAAAGTTTGTCTCTTTCTTTGCTTATTTTTTTGTTCTAATTGATACATATAGAAGATACCGTATGCTAAAGCCGAGTATCTATCTTTCTCAATACTTCTAGAAATCTGTTTAACATTTGTTGTGTTACCAGTTTGTACATACTCCAAGTTCATGATTTCATCAATCATTCTGTCCACTTGAATGTGTGGCATAAGCTTTTCAGCTAATCTATTACCATCTTTATCTCTGATAATACCACGCATATTTGCTTCTGATTTCAACATAAAGATATCACCATTCTGAATCGTTGACATGAATACGTTAACGATATCAGTATTCTTAGATTCTTTAGATTGTGAAGAAATCAAGTGTAACATTGGAATACTATTTGCTTTCTTGTATTTGTCATATCTGTCATCATTGACAACAGCATATGGAGGATTTGCATCAATCTCTGTTACTAGAATATCTGTAACCCCACGACCAATACCGTTGTGGTCAAGAACTAATATACTTGCATTATATTCTACGACTTTCTTTTTCAAGAACAACGCTTGCTCATGGAAGTGAGTACCTTCTTTTGTAAACATGTTTACTAAGAATTTCTGGTATGTACCATCACCACGAGGAACTGCTTTGATAACAGCTAAAGACGAGTTAGCAGTTTGTTTACCTTCTGCACGAGCGATGTCGTAAGCAAGAACATAAATTGCATCCTTATCTTTCTTTTTAGTTGAATTAGGGTCTACTCTGAACTCTGCTTCCTCGACAGTTCTACATCTAGTAATCTCTTCAACAGTTACTAGTGAACGTTCATTTGAACCTGTAAAAATACTTCCATACTCTCTATCGAATGATAAAGGAGAATATGTAGCTGAATTTTTCTTTTCAATAACATCGGCATAATCTAATGTACCGAATCGAGTACCCATTTCGTAAGAACTACCTAATACGATAGTAGGCTCTCCACGAACCATTTCTCCAAACAATTCCATATACTTTTCATAACAGTATGATTGTTTGTGTGAAGCAGTTGTGATATATGCTTGTGTCTTAGAATACTCATTTGGGTCAGCCCCATGTTTTGTCATACGTGGTTGTGCTAGAATTGGAAGGATAACGTTGTTTATCGTATCTCTATCCATCTTCTCATCTACAATCTCTTCTAGTGCAATACCATTAGCACGAAGACCACGAGATGATTCTCCAACTGTTAGTGTATCTAGTGATGCACCATTACGGAATCTTAAACTCACATAGTCCTTTTGAAACTTGAAATCAATTAATTCATTTTTTAAAATAGGATAGTCACGCCATAGTTCTTCTACTTTCTCTTGAACTACTTTCGCACTTTGAGTTTTCGTAGGCATCGCTAAACAGATACTAGCATCTGGATACATAACACATTTTAAGTAATGTGCCATTACATCTATGTATGTCTTGGAAATACCACGACTTGCAACAATTCCAACCTTTTTCTTTCTAAAGAATGCTCTTAAAAACACTCGTTGGAATGGTGTCAAATCAAATCGGGTAACATCCGTTTTAATATAATCTATAAAATAATCTGGATACTCTCTGAAAAAAGATAACATTTTTGCGAAGTCATCTTTAACAGCATCAAAAGTACCGCTTTTATTATTCTTCTTCTTCTGGCTCATATTCCATAACCTCATCTCGCCACTCTGTATCTGGCTCTGTGGTCACTGGCTTATCAACTAATCTTTCTACGAATTGTTGGTAATACATTAACATGTAATCAATATCGTCTTTCTTGAACTCTACTAGTTTAGGAGGAATGAATCCTTCTTTCTCAATCTCAGCCCATACTTGAGAGAATGAGAAAAGACCAGTTGCTTCTGACCCACTCTTCTTATCTACAGGGCGCATACCTGCTGATTTAAGGAGGATATCATATTCTTTATTAATCTTCCCATATTGTGTGAAGTCTTTTCTTGCTAGTGCGTTGTCGGCTTCTACAGATAATTTTGCTAATTGCTTTAACATGTGTTTGTGATTCGTTTCTTTTACTTCGTAACTCATCATCATATCTTGGTAGTATTTTTCTAATCGTAAGTATTCGTGCTTTTGATAACCAATGCCCCAACGAGACACTAGAGAATCTGAATACTCGATTATTTCACCGTCTTCTCTTTCAATCTTTTCTGAAAGTTGTGAAGCTTGTACATCAAGTGCAGTACCAATACCAACAGCTTGACTGTCATCGAAACTTTTATTTTTTACTTGGTTAAGAGAATTTATTTTTCTAATATATTCTCCTAATGGATGATTTTTTGATTTTGTTGCTTCATCCCAATACTTCTGATTGAAAGGTTTATCAATCTGTCTTAGGAAACTAATTACTTGTTCCATATCATTAACATCGACTTGTGCACGAACACAATCACGACATGTGTTTATCATTCCATCTGGAAATAACGGACTATCAACTTTAAAAAAGAAAGTAGTCGCTTTATCCTTACCACAAGATGAACATTGTTTCTTTGGTGTAGGCTCTTTTTTCTTCCTTGTACTCATTAACTTCACTCCTTTTCTCAATATAAAAAAGAGTATTTAGAGAACGTCCCAACCGCAAGGGAGAGTTAGCGATTGAGACATTATAAAATACCCCTCATTAATAATGCCTTTAACTAAGGCACTTTGTGACCATTTTGATAAAATTCCTCTTTTATCTTAAATAAAATCTCTATCATGATGGAATCCACCACGAATATGTTTGTACTTTCTGATTTCTTTGTAGTCTTCGTATCTTACACTGCAATCTACTAAAATACCATTAGGGAATTTGCGACCCATAACTTCATGATATTTACCTACCATTACAGAAAGGTTTTCTCCACGTGCACCAAACTCTTTAACAGCAAGTTCTTTTGCATGTTCTACTAAACCACTATGACCTACTAAAATAGGTATATTAAAATCTAAAGACAGACCAATTAGTAAAGTTGTTTTCCCAACTTGTCTATCTGCTTCGGTTACTCTAATCAACTTTCCTTGATTTGCTATACCATCTTTTAATCTTGAATTGAAAACTTGTTCCTGCAATAATTTGTTAAGTTCTAAACGTCTGAAAGATGCTTGAATCTTACCATCAAATCCAAATTCTTTTTCATGTACGATTTCTAAAACTTCTCTAATTTCCTTTTCACAACGGAATCCATTAGAGTTTAACCCCGACAAAATTCTTAAATAATCCAACATTTCTTCTCTTTCAATATTACTCATCATCATCATCAATCTTCTTTCTTTGAAAAATTTATTTAAAAGTTACCCAACGCACTTCAATCTCGCCATCTTCATGAATGATATGATAGCTTTGTGAAGGAGAGGACACCTTTCTTAACTTGTTTAAAACAAAATCATCTGCACCCTTTAAACTTCCACTTACTGAAATAAACTTGTTATCATGTACCTCTTTTAAATAACGTGTGTGAGTGTGTCCCATCAACACTAGGTCATAATCTATCTTGTCAATTTCAGAGTGTCGTGCTAGTAAACCTGCATCATTCTGGTTGTCTAGGTCACCATGTAATGCCAAAATACTCTTACCATTTACAACGAATGAGTGCTTATAGTCTTCTGCTTGCTCATATGTAATTCTATCAATCTTTGCATTAGTGATAAATTGTTCAATTGCATAGTTGATAGCTTTTACTGCATGGTCACCATCAATGCCTTTGTTCTTATCTCCATCTACTCTATCGTGATTACCTGCGATACCTGCATAGGTTACCTTGACATGCTGTGATAATCCGATTAGGAATTTCTGGATTAAGTCAGATGCTCTTACAATCTGTTCTGAATATGAAAACTCTACTCCAAATCCTTGTGCAAATCGCATTGAAGAATGTTCTACAGTGTCTCCAAGGTTAATTACGTATACGTCTGTAATACCATTAGTTTTAGCTTCTGCTACGATTTTATTTAAGTATTTTTGCATTCTTTCTTGTGCGATGAAATAATTATATGTATTAACTTTGTTGTCAACGATTGCTCCAATATGTAAATCTGATAAACTAACAACCATTTTTGAGTTACCTTCAAATTTAATATCTTCTGCTTCTAACTTAAACTCACTGAAATCATGAGCCTTAAATGCATTTCCAATTTGCTCTGCTGTCAAAGCAAAATCAATAACATCTCGTTTTACTTTATTTAGTTCTTTTAACACATGTTGATTCTCACGCTTCTCATAAGCCATCTCGCCAACGATTTCTTTAATAGACTCTAGTTTACTATCGGCTACCATATCAGCGTACTTAGGCGCTTCTGGAAGTTCTCCGATGGACTTCTGATAAGCTTTAATCATGCAACGATATGATTCATTGTTATCTGCATCAAAATAGCCTTCTCGCTCCATCATTTTAACTAACAATGACCATGAGCATTTTCTAGATGGTGAAGCTTTTTGTAATTCTTGTTTAATTCTTACAGCAGTGTTTAAGTGGCTTTCAGAAACTTTTACAAGTTCTCCACTCTTATTAGTATATGACCGCATTACTCAATCACTCCAGTTCTTATTCTTCGTCTTCTTCTTCTGCTTCTACACCCATAACTTCGATATCTTCTACAATAGAAATCTTAACTGTCTTACCATCAAACTCTTTTAAATACTCGAAAAATTCAATTGTTTCTACTGATTCTTTCTTAACTTCGTAAACTACACCTTCTGCCATGTTTAGTTCACCTTTAACACTAAAACTATTTGTACGCTTTGCCATTTCATATTACCCCTTTAATATTTTTGATTTATACTAGAATAAGCCAAGAACACAAGGCTCTTGACTTTATCTATTTCTCTTCCCGACCACTTGCATTATGCAAGAAATTATTCAGTTGTAGTTGTTTCTGTATCAGTTCCAAACACTTCATTGTAAGGACGAGGTTCGCCACCTACGAATACTTCTTGTTCTTCTACTGTTGTATATGTACCATCTTCGTTCTGCTTCACATGAGCAGGAATACGTCTAATTGCTGATTTGTATTGCGGTTCAAACTTTGTTTTATTCTTACGTGCTTCTTCTCTACGCTCTCTACGATTCTTCATATTATTATCCCCTTTTTCTCATAATATGGAAGATACGGTTTTTAAACCGTAACCTTCGCATATCTTTCAGTCTCTAAAACATCTAACATAAACTCGTATGGAGTCTTGCCATTGGAATCTAGTAATTGTTGTAGAATACTTGGTGAGTAACCACTTACTAGCTGTACGCCTTGTGCGTTCATCGTCATTGGTGTATTGCCGACAGCACGTACATTCCAGAATACGATATTAGGGAAGTCATATCCTGCTTCTTCAAAACGCTCACGCATCTTGTTGAAGATATCAACGCTATTTCCTTTGATACAGTATTCGTCAAACTGCATATCAGAGATTATGTATAACTTCTTGACTACATCATCATTTGACACGTTATTCTCAATAGCTACATCTAACACTTTTTGCAAAGCAAGTTGGATGTTTGTGCTATAGCCTTTACGTGCATTGATGTTTCTTACCTTCTCTACGATGTCGCTACCTTTAATCTCTACGAATGAAGGACGGTCTGTGAAAGTTAAGAAGTGGTTATGGTAAATACCTTTGTTGCGTTCTGCAATATACATTGCTAGTGCAATAGATACTTCCATTGGTGTTCCATTCATACTTTCACTCACATCAGCCATAACTAAAGCATTATCAGTTTTGTCACCGATGAAGTTTGGTAAGTTTTCCCATTGACCTTCAAACAACTTAATATCTTGTGGAGATACATAGCGATGAAGAATTTTACCTACGATGTCGTTTGGATATAATGTTTTCGCATTAACCTTCACTTCACCTTTAGATAAACTGTCAAGGAAACCTTTGTAACGTTCTTCGTCATTTCGGAAGAATGCTCCACGATAAACCATTCCTGCACGTGATGGAAGTTTGTCATACTGGATGTCTCCATAACGCTTTTCTGAAAGCTTTGTCTCAACTAGGTTAAGCTTCGCTCTCAATTCAGATAACAGTTTACGATACTGTTTTGGTTTTACACCAAAATGTTCTCGCATAAGTTTTGCATACTTCTTTGTAACATGACTAGAAGCATTTTCAGATGGCATCCACTTAGCTAGTAAGGATGGACGGTCTGTTTGCTTGTCTGCTACTAACTGACGTTTAACAAACGCTAAAACATCTGCTTTCAAGTCTGTTTCTAATAATACCCATAAATCATCCCAACGACCAAATGCAGGTACAAGTTCAATGTTATTACGTAAAGCTTCCTTGTGATGTAAAGCTAAGTGTTGCATAGCTAAACGGAAGAAACGTCTTTCCCCTTGTCCTTGTTCAATGTCACGTAAGTAGAAGATTGCTTTCAATGTCAACAATTGATTTTCACCAAATGCCTTAGACACGATTGCTTTAATATCAGCTTCACTACGTTGTCTCATTGCACCGCCTTGAGAGAATAAATCTAAAACATCAGATTTTGTACTCTTATAAGCGATAGCACCATTTTCAGTTGTTGTTTTATTAAATTCATTTTTTAAGTGATTCAACATAATATCACTACTCCTTTTTATCTTTTATTAAACACTTTCTTAAACTCTAAATCTACGTTTCTAATTTAAAATGCAAGAAACTGCTTAATAACAAGACACTCCTATTTTTCATCGCATATGATATAAAATTTAGGTATTTGCTGTATGTGTCTTTAAGCAATTTTGCTAGGCTCTACCTCTAATCCTGCATCGGCTGTGACCCCTAATGCAAGACGACCTTTCGGAAGGGTCTTTCATCGCTTTGGATATCTTTTAATTGTTCTTATGTATTTTAAGATTCGCTGTGATGAGCCTAATTTGGGTGTTCCTCCCTCGATGTGGACTCTTAGGAAGAACGGGTTGTGAGAGTAAGACATTGCGAACTCTTAGTTTTTGCCAAGAGTTATTAGGTGAGGTATCTGGGATTACTTAACCCACTATGGGCTTCTCTGCCCTGTGAGCCTTTCATTCCTACCTCGTTCCCCTTACGGGTTATAATTAACTAGACACTATACTTTTATCACCATTGATTGTCGTAAGTATGTATTTGCTGTGTGTGTCTACATTTATTATTATACCATTATCTTTTACTTTTGTCAACAATTTCTGTTACATTCTATAAAAGATTTTTGACACCCCAGAAAGGATTCGAACCTTCAACCTTGTGGGTAGAAACCACCTGCACATCCAATTGTGCTTCTGAGGTATGAACATCCCTATCTGGATTCGAACCAGAATTAAAAGCTTCGTAGGCTTTCGTGTTAATCCATTACACTATAGAGATAAAGAGTGTGGTATATCGGATTCGAACCGATGTCTCATGGTTGGAAGCCACAAATCATAACCCCTAGACCAATACCACATAATATAAGGAGAGTAAGGGATTCGAACCCTTGGAAGTTTTACCTCCACTTGGTTAGCAACCAAGCACAATAAGCCACTCTGACAACTCTCCATAAAATAAGGAAGGTAGCGGACTCGAACCCCTAGACCATTGCTGACCACTAGTTTTCAAGACTAGCTAGCACTACCGATATGCAAGACCTTCCATAAAACTAGGCACTTTGTAGGGAATTGAACCCTTTATACATTCTTCTGAGTGATTGTATTCATACCAAAGTATATTAGCTGTGTGTGCCTAAAATGCAGGTTGAGGGAATCGAACCCCCGATTATCGCTTACAAGGCGATTGTTATAGCCCCTTAACTAAACCTGCGTGGTGGAGGATAAGGGAGTCGAACCCTTGACTATGGCTTGCAAAGCCATTGTTTTCCCACTAAACTAATCCCCCGAAAGTGCGGGTAGCAGGACTCGAACCTGCGACATCTAGCTTCCAAAGCCAGTAGGCTACCAACTGCCCCATACCCACATATTAAGATGATACAGAAGGAGGGACTCGAACCCTCACGCCACTAGGACAGCAGATTCTAAATCTGCCAAGTCTACCAATTCCATCACTCCTGCATAATGGTGGGGCAGATAGGATTCGAACCTACTAAGCCGATGGCAGTGGATTTACAGTCCACCGTAACTCTCCAACGTTACCGCTACCCCATATTTAGATGGTGGATGGAAGAATCGAACTTCCGTTTATCGGTTATCAGCCGATTGTATTACCTCTATACGAATCCACCAGATTGAGAGATGACCAGTCTCTCACAAGACACAAACTTTTGTGCTCCCACTACACCACATCCCTTAGGTCTTAGGATGGTGAGGAATCGAACCTCACGCCACTACATTGATTGGTTAGTTAGTTGTATGTATTTGCTGTACGTGTCTTTATTAATAGCGCATACGGGACTCGAACCCGTTACTGTAGCGTGAAAGGCTACCGTCTTAACCCATTGACCAATGCGCCATGATATTTTGGAAGGACTAACCAGATTCGAACTGGCGATTGTCTGGGTTGCAACCAGATGTGTTTGTCCACTTCACCATAGCCCTTATAATATGGCTCCCGTTGGTATCGAACCAACCTCCAAGGATTTTCAGTCCTTTGCTAATCCATCTCAGCTAGAGAGCCATGATTACGGTGGTGGGAATCGAACCCACTATCTCTTGGTTATGAGCCAAGCAACTTAGCCGTTTGTCCTCACCGCATTAATATGAATGAAAGCTTCTTTTAGAGTTGAAACTGACCAACATTCTCTATCAGCATGGAGGGAATCGAACCCTCATTCGTGGATTCACAGTCCACTGCGTTAAGCCATTACGCCACACACTGGAAACTAAATACTAATATCTAAGACTAATATTTAGTTTCCAAAGAATGGAATAAAGATGACTTCCGAGGAAGGCTTCGAACCTCCAAACCCTAGCTTCAAAGGCTAGTGACTTTACCAGTTTGTCTACTCGGAAATAATAGGATATGTGGAATAAGGGAATCGAACCCTTGACCTCTGAATGGCAATCAGAAATTTTACCTCTAAACTAATTCCACATGGCATACCCTCTAGGATTTGAACCCAGACTAGAAGTTTTGGAGACTCCTGTGCTACCATTACACTAAGGGTATATGGCGACCCGTAGGGGAATCGAACCCCTAACTCTGCATAGACAGTGCAGTATTTTTCCTTTAAACTAACGAGCCATTGGCTGGGGTGATAGGAATTGAACCTACACTCTTTCGGTTAACAGCCGACTGCTTTACCTTTAAGCTACACCCCAATATTCTAGACACTCAACTTTATTATCCAAAAGTTGTAATCGCTGTATGTGTCTAAGTAGGTTTCTCAACCTTATAATACTATTATATCATAATCTTTTGTGTTTGTCAAGTAAATATGTTACATACTTGAAAACTTTTTTTTGAAGTTAAGTGGCGGTTTGATTACAACGTCACCACTTAACTTATACTAAGTATACCATTATCTCTGATGTTTGTCAACAATATATCTTAGATTATTTAAAACTTTTTACATTAGGTCAGCAATGTCTGCTACACGACTTCTATGTACTCGTTGAAGTTCAACTTCTCCGAATAGGTCTAGACCTCGGAATACCTCTGACATACGCTTCATACCATTGTTAGAAGAATATGCATCTCGGTCAACCTGTGCGAAGTAATCACCGTCTACAACAACCTTAGTATTCTCTGAGATACGTTGTAGTCCCAGTTTCATTAGGTCTGCTGTTAAGTTCTGTGCTTCTAGAATCCATACGATTGTTTTGTTATCGCCTGTGTCGAAACCACGTAGGTCTACGAATGGAAGGATGTCTAGTTTTTGGTCAAAGATTTGCGCTAAGATTTCTTCCTCGCCACCAAACTTAGATTTAAGCATTGTACCAACTGCTGACTGCATTAACTTCTCCATACGGTCACCTTTGTAGAATCCAAGTTCTTGTGCTTCACGTAGAGGTGTTGGGTTAACAAACATTACTAGTTTGTATCCTTCTTCTTCAACCATTCTCCAAGCAGTGTTCAGAGTGATTAATGATTTACCACTACCTGCACGACCACGAAGGATTGTTAACTGGTTACTTCTGATTGAATCAATTGCCATGATTTGATGCTCATCGAATGGCTTGAATTTACCGAATTGATTTGTTCTAAATTCAGCACCTAGTTTGCCTTGTACATCACGTAATGATTTTGTAGTTGTCCCAGTCCATTTTACGATGTCAAGTAACTCATCATCCACACGATTATTTACGATAGCGTATTCATTAATCATTAAACCAAAATGGTTGTGCTCTGGAGTTTCCATCATTCTATTATATCCTGTCTCTGACATTGCAAATTCTTGGAATCCCTTATTGTCAACGAAATTACTGTCATCCATTTTCTGGATAGTGATATTGTATAACTTACATTTCTCTTTTAGTAAACGGTCATTAGTAATCATTCCATAACCATTATCTACAGCTACTTGAAGCAGGATGTTGTCTACATATTGTGAGTCAAATCCATCTTCTTCTTTTTCTAAAGAAAACTTGTAATCTTTAATGTCAATGTATACATGAGGGTTGTCTTCATTTTCATCAAGGAATTTTTTAAGTCTACGAATCTCAAATTGTAAAGTTCTGTCACTCTTACGTTTAAGTTCAAGTTGTTCAATCTCTCTTAACACATGTGAAGGAATCACACAATCAAAATCGAAAACAACTTCTGGTTTTCTTAGTAATGCATTTGTATCTACAACAAATTTCATATTAATCTCTCCCTAGATTATCATTTGATTTTTTTTAATCCATCTTTAAGTTTTTTTGAAGGTTCTAGTCCGACTTTGTGATAGTCCTTACTGTGCATAATTTCACCAGTTTGAGGATGTCTCATTCGTCTTCCTTTTGCTTTGCGGATATCCAAAGTGAATAACCCCATAACTTTCAACTTACCATATTGTAGTAATCCTTTTACCATATGGTCTACTGCAACTTTTACAATTACTTTTACTTCACTTTTTCTTATCTTCAACTCTCGTACACGTTCGTCCTTCCAGACTTCATGAATTAATTCTGTTAAGTTCAATACTTTCACCCCTTCAAACTCTGATATTAATAAATTGTGGTTCAATATAATCATAATTTTGATTATAGAATTTCAAGTCACCAGTCTTAGCAACCACTACCAATACTTGTTCCATGTAAGCTTCATTAGTGTATTCATCAACCGTACCTGCTTTGTTATAAACCTTGTATTCATCAACACTATCATGGATGACTAATTTCAGATTCATAAACGTAAATTCATTATCTGTATTAACGTATCGCCATTCGGATTTGATTGAGTTTGAGATAATGGCTGTGCTTCTTTCTAATCGTGTAAGCTTTTTACCCATTACTCTGCACCTCTCTCACCAAATAATAATTCATGCTGTTCTTTTGATAAATCTGAAAAGTTAATTTGCTTACTTGTCTTTTTCATTTTAGACATTTTTTCTAATTTCTTACGGGATAGAATCTCTTTATCTTCCAAACCCTTTTGGTCTTCTTCTTTATGCCAGACTAGATAATTAGCTAACGAGTCTAAAAAATACTTTACCGAATTACTGTGCCAATTGAGCCTAAGTACGTGCATCCACGTTTCGGTCAAATCTTCAACAATTTTCTTTTTCTCTTCAATGGAGATATTCTCATCGAGCGTTTTCTGTTTCCCATCGGGTAGCTGAATCTTCATTGTTGCCATTCCCTTCACTATATCGCTCCATTAACTTTGTATGTATTGTCTTCATCCGTACAACCTTCTTTCTTTTATTTTAATATTAATCCGTTGTTCCCAACTGTATAGTACCAAAGTTCATTATTTGCATTTACTACTCGTTCTACGATTCTTTCAAACATTCTATGTACTACTCTACGATGTTGTCCTAGCATTTCTGACACATCGACTAATGAATTTCCTTCATACAACAAATGTAAAAGATTCAATTGCTTCTTAGTAAGGGAAGCTTCCTCTGTAGTTTTGTCCAATGATGCATATAACACTATTAACTCTTGATTAAAGTCAAAGGTGTCACCTGCTTGATTCATTTGAATGTTTGTATTTGCACCATAGGTCTTATCAACTTTGCTTCTATACAGGATAAGGTATTTTACTACATTCTCATCGGAAAGAGTTAGATGTTCAAACTCTCGTTCCTTCTTTTTTGTATCTATTGCTACAGACCCCAACCCATTCACCGCCTATCCTATATGTAAGGTAACGTATTACCTTATAATATTATTATACCATTATTTTTTGCATTTGTCAAAAAAGTATGCTATATACAGATAAAGAATATGAGAGATTTCATTGACAAGCACGAGAAATTATGATATCCTATACTTTAAGCAGGTTGCTTAACCGAATAACGAGGGAGATGATAATGTGTATATGATTGAGAACTTTAACAACATTCAGAAGTTATATAGTAAACCTTCTGTACAAATCCCAAACTGGATTTTCAGAAGATTAGCAGAAAGCACTAAAGGGAAGGTGCAAAGAACAAATGTAAAACAATCTTCATTTGCTTATGCTTATGTAGTCACGATTGCGTTTTTATATAAATATACTCACTTTGTGGATTTAGACAATGGTACATATATCCAGAACAAGGACATTAAACAGATACTTGGATATGACCCATCGACTAAGACAATTGATAAGGTGATTAAAAAAAATGGCATACTCGATGAAATAGGACTCACGTGTACAACTAAAAATTATCCTGTAACTTTCGAGTATACCACAGAAGAGATTAACGGATTTCCCATTAGAGAGTTTACAACAATTAACATGTTAACTGTTGATGACGTTAATTATAGCAAATACAAAGAAATTGTCAAGAACAGAAACTATACAGTAAAAGAGCCTACGTTCTTCTTCAACAATGATGGAGATGTAGGAACACTATATAACTACAACAACACCCATACAATAACGTTAGAAGAATTTATGGAGTTTGTCTATAACGATGACCTCAACAATGTAGATTTCTTCTTGTATGGATTCTTCAAAAGTAAATGTCTAGGTTTGAACAATGATGAACGAGGTATCAGTCAAGCGTTAATCATTTCCGAAATTGGATTATCAACAGAAACCTTCCACAATCACATAAAGGTATTGGAGAAGAAAGATTACTTGTCAGTCGAAAGAAAAAGGTGGAGATACGATGTAGGAGAAATATTAGAGCCGAATATTTATGTCTTTAAAGGTGTTCATTAGGAGCACCTTTTTTTCTTTTGTTTCGATAGGAATTTTAGCAGGTTGCTTTATCGAACTAATAGCTATATTATTATATTTATTATTATTATATTTATTATTTATATATATATAATATACACTTATATTATATATATTAAATTATATTATATATAGTAATTAGTTCGATAAAGCAACCACCTAAAAATGCTATCAAAAATGCAAATAAAAAAACCCTCTCATTTGAGAGGGCAATCCATTAACATACTGTTGCTAACTTCGGAAACATGATTGGTTCGTGGCTACCTTCTACTATGGCAAACACTGTACCTTCCTCGTCAACGATTAATTCGATAATTGCTTCGTGTCTCAACTTTGCGTTTGAGATTTTGCTTGGGAAGATGTGGTTTAAGTTTCTTAGATTCATATTCTCAACGATACCTTTTAATTCCGAAAAACTTACACCTTTAGCAATTGTCATTGTTGTCATTTAAAACCCTCTCCTTTTGGTTGTTGTTTTTGTTTTGCTTTATATTGTATTCTATGCAGGTGTTCTAGGAATGTTGCCTAATAAATTAAAAAATAATAAAAAAAGATGGGTTACATTTTACCCATCTGTCTCAATAACTTTATTTGTGTGTTTCGGTCTGTATTCATTAGTAGTTCCAGTAAATCATCTCGTGTTAATGTTTCAAACTCTTCAACAGGCACATGTGCATTTACATCTACTGTTACTAGGTCTTCTAGCTTCTTGTTAGCAAGGTAATTATTAACTGTTGTTGTTGGGTCAGAGTGGTCACCATGTGCTTGCATTGCCTTTAGGTCACCACCAGTAATTACGTTAACTTCTTCAATTGATGCTTTCTTGAAACTATGGAATACGATTCTTCTGTCACCAAAATCAATCTTCTCACGAATAAGATTCATCATTTTGTTTACAGTTTTTGTTGTTAAAGTAAAAATTTTCTCTCTTTTTACTTCTGCTTTGAAATCCATAATTTCTTGGTATAAGTCATCAGTTAATTTTTTGTGCGACCATTTGTTCCCTTTACCTAAAGTTTTGATGTACCAAATTCCATTAATGTCAACCACATCGGTAAATTTCAAATCCAATAACGATTGCTTACGGAAAGCAGTTGCATATGCTAAACGTACAAGTAAAGCTTTTTGACGACCTGCTCTCGTTGCTGATACAAGATTTATAATTTCAACAACCTCATCATGAGTGAATGCATCCCAACTTTCAGAATCGTGCTCATCATATCTATCCAGATTAAACCATGAAGCATTAACATCAAACCCTTCATCTTCCAATTGGTCATAGCATTCTTTTAATGCACTAATAGCATTGTTTACTGTGCTACCCTTATATTGCTCTTTTAAAGCTACTTGATACGTCTTAATTTGATTCTTGTTAAAGATTAAGTCAGATTCAATTAATGTTTCCAGTTCTTTGTTTCTCATTGTTCTAAAGAAATCTCGAATATGTCTTTGGTAAGTATCCTTTGTATTTGCACTGTCTTGACCTTTGCGTGTTAAAAACGTAAGAATCGTTGAATATGGATTTCTATTTTCACCTTTATTGTTTAAATGAAATACATTTCCTAATTTTGCCATAATATCATCCTCCTAATTTGTAAGTGACCCTATAATCATATTATATGCTACTTGCATAAATTTGTCAACACTTTATCTCACATTATCTAATTATTTTTTATGTATTACACCTTGGCTACGTTAAAATCAATTTTAAAGCCCCTAGAATCCCCGTAGAGCATTTTTAATTTGATTCTGGTGCAATGACATTCAAACCCTCCAGAATGCAAAAGAAAAGCATCTAAACCATTTTGGCAAGATGCTCTAAAAATCTGGTATAATTTTTGTGATAAACTCCAAACCCCTGCAATTCATTTTTCTTACATTTCTTATTAAAGTATCCAATTCGCTTATCATCTTCTGTAACTAGAAGTACAATTGGAAAGTGGTCTGAATGGTTTTGCCATAGTTTGGACTTCTTATATTGTCGATACTTTACAACCTTGTCATATATAACAGGAAACTTGTTCTTATTTCTGAAATTCTCTTGACCTGTATCATATTCTAAAAACAAGTCAACAACCTTTTCACCGACTTTCAATCTGAAAAATACATCGGGAATAAATGCAACATCTTCATTGTTGAATCTGAATATTGAAGTTTTCTCATGTTCCCATATTTCAATCTCATATCCATTTGCTTCACAAAACAGTATAGTATCGACTTCCATTTGGTTAATCCCATTGGTGTGTCTGTATATTAATGGCACATGTCGTTCAATGACAACCTCTCCATTGACAAGCGATTTTTTCTGTGGTATCCTACGTTTGTGAGGAATGCCAAGCAGGATAGAACCACCCCTCTCTAGAGCGAGGATAGCAGGGGTGTTTCCTTTTCCTAGTTCCTGTTTCTCATGCACCTTATCTAGACACATCGAGTCGAATAACTTCCTAATAGTTCGATTAATGAGCCTTGTTCTGTTGTTAGTTAGGTGTCGAAATGATGGTGCGATGATTTCCAAATGTGACCTGTTAACCAACTTACGCTTACTCACTATCTCCAAAAGTTCCATATCTCTGTCTGTTGGTTTAACGTTAGATTTTAACCAGTCTAAGGTCACTTTTTGGATTTCTTCTCTTTTGTACCAAGGTCTTCTAAAGTTTGCCAATCTTGCTCACCACCCTCAACAAAACCACTTAGAATCGACTGCTCAATCATCTGATAACTTCTATCAAGATTCTCATCACGTACTTCATCCTTGTCTCGACCAAATTCAGACCTGTAAGCTGTTAAGAAACTAGAATCAACTTCACTATATTTTTTAAAGTCTGGATTCATCCCTAATGGCAATCCCAACTTTGCTTGAAATACATGATTCTTGTCTTTCCAACGTATTGCAAATATTCCACAAAACTTCATATTCATTAAGTTGTTGAAGTCAGCGATTGTCATTGGATGTAAGAAGTCTCTTAAACTTTCAAAGGCTTCTCCACCACCTTTTAACATAACTAAGTTACATCCATTATCCATAATAGATTGTTTAATATCACCTTCGATACCTCGACCTGCTTTTGCTAACGATGACCAACCATGCAGTGTTAACCAAAGTCGTAGTGAATATTTACGTGGCTCTTTAAACAAGTCAATGAATAATCGACCAATTAATGGTATATCTATAATTTGATGTATTTCATCAATTACAACTAATGTCTCTGGTCTATATTCACGACCTGCAAACCCAACTTCCCTAGACAATGCAACGTTCCAGATTTTTGTAAAGTAATGTGCAAATAAGAATTTTCTGTATAATTGAGATACACCAGATTTTGGGATATATACTAGAATCATATATGCCCCGTCCTCATCTCCATCCATCATTTGTCGGAAGTTTAATTTCACTTTACCTTCTTCATCTCGTAAAGGCTTTTGTGCGATGCAGTCCCACAATTTTTGGTCACGTTCAAGTTGTGAGAATCTATTTTCGATTGTTTGAATGATTGTAGTTGTTTCTCCTGCCATAGCCATATTATGGTAAGTCTGCATTTCTAATTTCAAACGTCTGTTCTCTAAGAATGGTATAATTTCAGTTGCTCTAAAATCATCATCAATAAGTGCTCTCATTGCTTCAATATATCCATAATCCTTGTCAATAGTGTGTACTGCTTGCAATGCAGAAGTAAACCATCTATCCATAGCCATTGTTTTGTCAGACTTCAAAATTTCTAAAACTAACTTTGCTTCCATCTCTGCTAATGTGTAAGCATAATCATCATCTTGCATTATCTCTTCGTTGTATTCTTGAAGGTCAGCATTGTTAACTGCAATTGGATTCTTAAAGTTACTATGATTTAAAACTACAACCCTGTCTCTCAACCAATCTGGAATATGGTTATAGATGTTGTTAATCATTGCTCCATCTGCTACATCGAATACCACAACCGACTTACTTTGCTTCTTCCATTCGTCCCTATCGTTTAAATGCGCTCCAAAGCTGTATAGCGCTTGTGTTTCACTCATGGTAGTCTTACCACTACCCATCGAGCCAAAGAGCATGGTGGCTGTGCTACGGTCATCTAAACGTGTCTTATCCTTAACGTATCTCCCTTTAGATGTCCACCAATCTCTCTTGTACCCTCCAAAGTATATTTTCCTAGATTCTTTCTCTAATGTGAAGCCCAGAGGAATTGCACCATGTTTATCTGAAAAGAAGTCAGCACTAATGTCAGTTCTTGTAAAGTTATCCTGCGTAATCACCTTATCATACTCTTTAAGTGTTTGTTTACTTGGGATTTTCAAAATATTCGTCATCTCCTTCTCAAAAAATATGTCAGTCGTCTTTCCAATTTGAGGGCGGTCATCTTCAACTGCTTTAATGATTGACTTGATACCTCGTTTTGTTTTTACATGACTAACTGTAAATTTGTTGTCACCATTTAATAGTGTGAAGGATGTCTCAATATTTTTAAAAGCATGTTTTACCTTCTTATCTTCTTCGGCTTCTCCTATGACCCTAATCTGCATTTTACATCCTTTGGAATTTGCATGTATCTTATTATCTGTATATTTCAACTCAAACAACTGTTCTGCTTTCTGGTCTTTCTTATTTTCTGCTCCCATCAGTCCTTCTATCATATTCACAAACTCATCGAATATGACATTAAACATGTCGAAGACTTTTCCTGCTACTCCATTTACAGTGAAAGTATCTTCTCTGTTTGGTATTTTACCATTCTTGAAATCTTTAATTTTCTTAGTTGCCTTTTCTTTCCAACCATTATTGACTGGTTCGATATTGTAGTCAATTAAAACTTTATCGCCTTTATCCATTGTTGAAGCAATAGAAGCTAATGCAGAATAGAAAGAATCGTTTTGTGTCTTGTCATGTTTCAAGGAAAGTGCATAATGATGTCTCAAATGCACCTCCATTGCTTTAGCCCTTGACGGATTAAAGTCTACGATTCTTTCAGATACCTCTGTAATATCCACCTGCCCCCAGTCTTTCTTAATTGCTCCTGTAAAGCTTTTAGCCCACTTTTTGGGTACAGTCAGATAAAATTTCATTTCCCCATCTACTAGTAAAACTTTGTAACTTACAACATCATTCATTTTAATTTTTACACCATTCTTTGAAAATCGTATTCTTTCTGGGGCATAAAACTTTGAAAACAATCCACTAATCGTATTTAATAGTAATTCAGATGTTTGCTTTTGGTTATAGACATCATCCTCAAAATCTATATATCTAGGTCTACGACTTCCACGACCTTCTCTTTCTACAACCTCTGGTGAATTATTTGGAGTTATCTGATAAGTTATAACAGGTTCACGATACAGGTTTACAAATTCCTTGAGGTTAAAAGTTTTCTTTTTCTTTTGAGGAATGACCATTGGTAATAAACTTTCCATTATTTCACCTCTTTCTCATTGGCAACAGAAGTTTTATAGTCCTCTACATATTGCCATCCAGTTTTTGCCATATAGCTAGTAGCGATTACATATCCAGTGTTCACGATAGCCTTTACAAAGAAACCAACTTTAGCCAAGATAATAAATTCCATATTAACCTCTCCCTTTGTTTTAGTTTACATATAAATTTTATGCAAGATTGTTGAAACAAAGTACCCCATCCATAACGGGACAATAAATTTTGTATATTTATTTCTTCCTACAAAGAATGTTCCAAACATTAACAATATTGCAGGTATTAAGAAAAACAAGTCTGCATTGTCAAGTATGCACTGTCCTAAGTCTCTGAAAAATTCTATAAATGTATCTTTCATTACATCGAAGAAACTCTTTCCATATATAGCGTGGAAAAATCCTTCTTTCCTCCAATCGTTTAAAAATTCTAAGAATCCCTTGTCTTCTATTGGATTCAATGACTCCCTGCTACTCAAAAACTTCTTATAATTATCATTCAATAAGCTTTCTGGATTTTTGAAGTTGCCATTGATATCCTTTAACCCAACATGCAGATGCGCTCCTGTTGAATGTCCAGTGTTTCCAGATAATCCCACAAATTCACCTCTACTCAATTCTTCCCCTATTTCTAATGTTGAAGTATCAGACATGTGACCCATAATGACAGTTTCCCCCTGTCTTGTTTTTATTATTACTCCTTTACCTATATTCTCCTTTCCATAATCCACAATCCTTTCAACAAATCCTTCTACTGGACTGTACAATTTTGTTCCTTCTTCCATTACTAAGTCAATTCCAGTGTGTGCAGTACGATGTATCGAGTCCGTAACACCATATGGACTCGATACATGAAAGAAATCATTACCATTTAATTTAACCTTCATATGACCACCCCTTATTCCCCATAAGGTTTAAGTGTCGGTTTAGTTAAATCAATCTTATTGTTTCTTAATTCATTAAACATTGTTCCACCGATACCATCAATAAGTTCTGTAATCCAAGGGATACACCAGAATACCAAGTACCACTTACCATACTGCACAACTGCTTGCATTCCTGTACCACCTTCTCGACCTCCACGCTTCTCTTCATAGAATGCTTGTGCTATTTTGATTGCACAATACACTTTTGCAATATCTAACATCCAAGGGAAGATATAAGTTAAGAATGCTTTCCAGAAAACACCACTTCCACCTATTGCAACTGTCGCAAACCTTCCATCTCCTAGACCTTTTCTTACATATCTATGGATTGATTCCTTAGTTCGAGGGATATCTACGATGAAAGCTGTAGAAGTTAGTGGTAAAAGTTCCTGCATTTGAGTAACTGCATCTTTCTCAACCAAAGTCCACTTCTTATCAACTAATCTATATCTCATAAACCGCACCTCCGCAATTTTCATTTCAGCCCGATTCCTTTATATAATAAAGTCTGCAAATTTGGAATCTTTTCAAACACTTGATAACGTTGATGTCCTTTTCTGTCCAAAAGTACCAAATTATTATTAGGTACACCCATTTGGTACTCATTTTTTAGTGAAAAGTTGAATAAAATCACATTTTTCGGACAAAAACTATACTTTTTACTAGTTTTTTAGTGTTTTTTACTACTTTTGTGCTATTTTTTAGTATTTTTAAAGTTTCTTTTAAACATTTCTCTTAATATCATATATATGCCCATAATCTTTAAAAGTTCCTTTAAATTATAAGAAATTTCCAATATCTTTTGACTTTGTTTCTTTCTTTGTTGATTTTTGTTCAAAATTAGACATACCTTGTGAGTGTGTCCCATATACTAGACTAGATGATTCATTAAATCGCATTGCCAATGTCTCTTTTGCCAAACCACTGAATGATACTGACAACATTAGAGCCTTTTTAAGCAAAGCCATCTGACGAGGGCAAGTTTTATTGAAGGAAACACCTTGGGTAATATAATTACCCTTGGTGCGGTTAGTCATTTCAGCAATCATAGTATCTACCTCTTGTTCTGTTCTCATCAGTAACCCTCCTATTCCATGTCGTAAGCTAATCGACCTAATTGATACATTGACAATGCGTTAACCATTTGTGGATTATCCATTACACTTGCTTTTGGAAAGTATCTTCTTATATTATCAACTAATTCACCATCCATCGCTCCACCACCTAAAAGGAAGACTTTATCATTCTCCTTCCAGATTGCAGATAATTTACCACAAATATAATCCGCTAATGATTCTTGGTCATAGTCATCACCTAATGCTTCCAATCCTTTATCCTTAATCGTGCCACTCTCTGTATCAATAAATCTATTTATTCCATCTTCTAAAATAGTTGTTGCGTATCCAATTGTCCGACTACCTAAATCAATGAATCTAGTTCTTCCTTGTGGCTCATCTAACCAATAAGCAACTGCTGTCTCTGGTGCAACTTTTACATCCATTATAGTGAAGGTTTTTTTATAACCATTAACTGTAATCGTGTGCTCACCAGTTAGTCGATGCATTCTTTCTGATTTCTCTGAATCTGTATGAGTGCTGATTGGTACAGATGTGATTAGATAGTTTACTGGATACCCATATTTGTGAATCGCAACTAATACTGATAAGTCGAAGAAGATGTGACACTTTGTATTAATATGCATTTGTAATGGATATTTACAGTCGTACTTTGCAAGTGTTCCCATTACATACTTCTTATCTTTATACTCTACAATGAAGTCATGCTTCCCTGTTGTGTTGACTAAAGTTCTGTCACCGTATAAACCTTTAACACTTGGAAACTTCTCTTGAATGTGTTTCGTTACAATACAAGTGCTACTTCCACCATCATCAATCGCAATAATTCCACTTTGTATCATATTTAAAACCCCTTTCAAATTTGTTTGTGCTTTTGCCTATACTTCACAATATGTTTAAAAGATGTTTTTGATACTAAAAATTTTAAAAACTTTTATTGACAAGCATTAATATTAATGATATACTATTGAAGTAGCGCAGAAAAATGTTGTTTGTATACAGCATATTTCCTTGACAAGAACAAAAAATAATGATATAATAATAGTATGTTGATGAAACGAAGGGAGAGGATAACATGGAGAAAATTGAAATTAAAGTAATTCCTACTAAACAATTGTTTTTTGATTCAGAATCATCATTCGGTATCTACGCATGTGAAGTAAATCCAGAACATATCAATAAGGTTGTAGTTAATAATTATGGTAACATCAGTTTTAAAGGTATCGCACCTAATCTAGATTTGGGAACGGAATATACAGCAATGGTTACACCAGATGAGAAATCTACATATCGAGGGTCTTACATCCTTGAAAGTATTAAACAAGAACGTCCAACAACTGTAGCAGAACAAAAGAATTTCTTTAAAATGATTCTCACAGAAACACAAGTTGAAAACATCTTTGCAGTGTACGAAGGGCAAGATGTCATCGACATGATTCAAAATGATACATTCGATTATAGTAAAGTTAAAGGTCTTGGTGACAAGACTTATGATAAGATGAAAGAAAAAGTTTTAATGAATTTAGATATGAGTGAATTATTAGTATTCTTAGGTAAACATGGAATCAAGTACAACATGGTTTCTAAACTGTTAAAAGAATATAAGAATCCGCAAATCGTTATGGAAAAGATTGAAGAAAATCCTTATGTACTATCTAAAGTGAAAGGTATCGGATTCAAAACATGTGATGCTATCGCTAAAGCAATGGGATACGATATGAAATCTAAACATCGTATTCGTGCTTGCATCCTATTTGTAATCAATCAAGAGAACACAAATGGTCATTCTTGGATTGAACGCAAACAACTTTTAAACAAGGCAATCGAACTTTTAAACATCAATAAAAGTTATATTGAAGATGTGTTAGATACGGGCTTTAAACACATTGTCAACATTGATTCACGATATGCTACTCGTAAAGTGTATGAAGCAGAAGCATTCGTCGCAATGAAAATGAGCCAATTCAAAACTCAATCTACAAAATTGTTTGAGACAAAGTTTCTTGATGAATTTTTAGATGACTATTGTAATAGAAATAGTGTTGAGTTAGAAGAAAACCAGAGACAGTTTTTCCATGATTGGAACGAAAACAACCTCTTACTATTAATTGGCGGAGGGGGCATGGGAAAAAGCTGGCTTCAACGAATCTTACTTGAACTCATTGACACCAAGTATTTAAAGACTGCACTACTTGCTCCAACAGGCAAGGCATCAAAAGTAATGACGGGATATACTGGCAAAGAAGCTAGTACCATCCATAGAAAGATTGGGTCATTCGATGAGGACAGAGAAGCAAACCTTACAATTGAAGAAGATGTTATCATTGTCGATGAGTCTTCAATGTGTGATATTTCTATCCTATCTAAACTTTTCGGTGCAATCACAAATTACAACACTAGAATCCTATTTGTTGGAGATGATTTCCAGTTACCATCTGTAGGTGTGGGAAACTTCCTCTATGATGCTATCAATAGTGGTTGTGTAAAAGTGTCCCGTCTGAAAAAGGTATTCCGTCAAAAAGATGGTGGTATCCTAGATATCTCAACAGATGTACGTCATGGCAAGAAGAATTTTGATAATAGTCTGGAAGGACGTAAAGTATTCGGCAAGGATTGCGTATTCCATTTAGTAGACCAAGAGTATGTATTCGATGGTATTGTACATCACTACTCAAATGTTATCAAACGTTTTGACCCAGAAGAAGTTGTAATCCTGTCTCCAACTAAAAAGGGTAGACTAGGAACAATGAGAATTAACCGAGCAGTACAAGAAATTATCAACCCTGCTTCTCCTACAAAAAAAGAACATGAGTTTGGTAGTGAGGACAATAAGACTATCTTCCGAGTTGGCGATTCAGTTATGAACACTGTTAACATGTATAACATGACAACAGTTAACAGTCTCTTTGGAACTCTGGATGATATGTTTGAAGATGAGGGTGGAGGAACAGCAGATGTGTTTAATGGTGATACAGGTAAAATCGTTGCCATTAATGAAGAAGATAAAACTGTCATTGTTGACTTTGAAGGTGTCGTAATTCGATTCAAGTTTGAAGATGCTAAGTCAACATTAATCCATTCGTGGGCTATGACAATCCATAAATCACAGGGGTCACAGTACAAAGTAGTAATCGTTGTCCTTGACAAATCTATGAAATACCAATTAAATGCAAACTTAATCTATACTGGCTTATCTCGTGCTAAGAGTTTCTTGTTAGTGTTAGGTCAAGCAGAAGCATTTAATCATGGTGTTGGTAAATTTGCAAACATGGAACGTAGAAGTTTCCTCCAAGAGATGCTACATACATATGATGGTAATCCAAATGCAGGTGAATTACTTGAAGAGTTTAAAGAGAGTTATAACAAGAAATATGAAGGAGAAGATTTATTTTAAATCTTCTCTATAAACTATAAATAATGTAACAGATATGCTTGACAGACATAAAAAATAATGGTATAATAGTATTATAAGTTAGCAAGACCAAATAAACTAAAAGCGAGGATGATAATATGTCGAACTTATTCGAATCATTAGTATTTGATACACACAATAAAAAATTAGGTGGCATCGTAGAAGTTAGTTTCCTAAAGAATACATACACACTAGAAACAGAACAAGATGGTAAAGTTGTTAATATTACAACAAAGATTGAGGATGCAATTATACTAAGTGAACTAGGTCATATGGGTGGAGAAGTTGTTTTCGAAGGTGATGTCTTCGTTTCAAATTCAACTGACTCTGTAAAATACGAGATTGAGAAATTAGAAGATGGTACGTTAGTATTACATAAACTGAATAAACGATTAGAACGAGAGAAACATGGTGAACCTTTTACACCAGAAAAGTTAACTGAGTTTGCACCGTATCTAGAATTATTCGGCAACATCTATGTATTAAAAGAACAACGTCCACAAGTGGATTTCAATATCCGAGTGGTACGACAAGTCATCAATGGAGAAGTTGCATATGCGTATGCTTGTAACAACAAACTAGAAGAATCAGTTGACTTAATCGCTGTAGTATTCGTTGGGCATCAATTGTTAGAAGAAGAAGATTATACTCGTATTACATTACCATACGAAGGCTACCTTGAGTCTATCGAACGTGGTGTAATCAAAGAAGTTAATCCTCAAGAACTAGCAAACTACGTTACTGGCAAAGCAATGGGACGTAATCCAGAAATCAGTGTTGATGGTTTAATCATGGACAACGAAGGTTTACATATCCAAGAGGACGGAAAGAAAATTACTATTACAGCAAGTGAAACAGATAAAGTAGCGATTGACAAATGTAAATGCGGTGAAGACGTAAAAATCTGTGACTGCAACCTATGGAAGTATTAATACATAAAACGGGGCGACCTAGCCCCTTAAACTTTTAAACTAATAAAACTTGGAGGTTGATATTATGAAGTGGTTAGATAAATTGTTAAATAAGAAAGCACCAGTGGATTTAGACCGAGATGGACAAATTGAAACTATCGGGCAAGAGGTTGATGGATTAGTAGAAGGATTTAAACGTGTGTTTGATGGTATTGCAAGTAAGACGGATAAGTTACATGAAATCGTGAATGAAGCAGAAGAAGTTATTATCAAAGCAGAATCAGACATCGAAAAAGCAAAAGAACAAATCGAGAAGAACTTACGCATCAAGAAAAAGTTAGAGGATTTATTTTAGAAGGTAGGGGCTTATCCCCTGCCTTATTTGTGAATAAAGGAGAGATTCATATGAATTTAGAATTAAATGATTTCCAAACAAAATTGTTAAAAGAAAGTGTTAAACATGTTGAGTATTTAAAATTAGGTCAAAAGACGACTGTTGCATTCGTTACTGCTGTTAATGGATTTGAAATTACTGGTACTTCTGGATGTGTTAACCCTACAGACTTCAACTTTGAAATTGGTAAACACTTTGCATTAGTTGATGCATTGAATCAGTTAGAGAAATTCCAAGGTTATTATAATCAACAAATGAATCATATGCTTGAAGCAATCACTCAACATGGATTCAAAATTCCAGTCTTAGATGAAGAAGATAAAAAGAATGTCGCAAAAGAAATCTTAAAAGAGGTTAAAAAAGAAAATAGGAAGAAGGGATTCTAATGTCATTCATATTGTGGACTTTAGGATTGTACGTTACTTATGGTCTAGGAATGTACGCTTATGCTGTACTGAAAGCACATGAATGGACTGACCTTTGGGACTTTAGTATTAAGGATGGTTATATTGCAGGTTGGATTGAATACCCTAAATGGACACTATTCTGGTTAGAAGGATTAGTAAAATTATTTAAATCCAAGGAGTGATGTTTATGTTGAACGATATGATGAGAGTATTAATTGAAAGAAATTTTTCAGTACATATATATTCAAGTCTTGGTTATGGTGAGCAAAATGGAAGACTGTCAGTTATAATAACTCATATGATTAAAGATAAATCAGCAATCGGATATGATGACTGTCCAGAGAAAGCATTGGCAAAAGCGATGCTGAATTATATAGAAGGTCATGGAAGGATTGAGTAATATGACTAGAAAAACACTTCGTTTAGATATGATGTGTGATAAGTGCTTTAAACCTTTCAATACAAAAGAAGGAGAACATGGTGCAATACCTGTTGTAGATGATGTAGGTAACCAGAAAATGTTTAAAGGTCATATAATCTGTATGCAGTATTTAGCAAAAGAATTATCGGATATTTATAATGGAGATGATGAATAATGGAAGAATTTACTATTAAAGATGTCAAGTATAAAGAAGAATGTTGGTGTGAGCATTGTGGTGATTTAGAACCATTTACTGCTACATATGGTGATGGTTGTGACTATTGTGTTGATTGTGGTCGTATGGGTGATTTAGCAATTAGTGATGAAGATTATGAAAAGATTGCAATCGAAGAAGCAAGACATAAAATCCAATACTTCGAGAAACGAGTAGAATCGTTACATAAATTTTTGATTACAAAGGAGTAGGAAAATGAAAAAGATTAAAGTAATACAAATTGATAATTCTCGCTTCTATTATGAAATGGTTGAAGGTGGAGTTAAAACGACTAATCATATCAAGAATGCTACAGATGTATCAGAACTGAATTATCAAGTAATAAGTTGGATTATGAAAGGCTTAAAAGATAAAGGTCATAAGGTTAAAGTCATGGATTACATAAAGAAATAATCATACGGAATATTCGTACTGTAAAACACTCTTTGTTAAGGGTGTTTTTTTGTGTATTTACATATATATTAAAAGATAGCCCCATCTCTATATACCATAGAACCTCGTATATAAACGTTACTTTTCAATTGTTGAAAGTACACCCCCTCCCTTTATCGTACTAAAATGAGGTGCGATTTATTCCCTTTATTAAGGATACTTTAACGTGTGAAAAATACTGTGTAAATAGACGTATTTTTGTGTTATATTCAAGAATGTAAATGTTATGATTTTCTTGGACGATTTTCACACGAAATGAGTAATTTCCGAACAATTGCACGTGCACGTTGGAAAATAATTTGAGTAGCTGTTAAGGAGTGCTATAAGGATTTTGATGAAGTTCGTCAAGTGTTTTGGTGAAAAGTACCCCCATAAGATTAATTATGTGATACTTAGAAACATTTAGGTATGTCATGTAGTTGGGCAGTTCATTTTCGTACTGTTTTTATATCGTTCCCCGAATACGAACATTTGCATGATTATTTTATATTAACGTTCGTCCCACATTTCCTATTCAATATCCGTTTTTTGCGATTCCCTTTTTTGCATTCCCATGCGAACATATGCACGTAACATATCCTATAGTGAGCGCGGGAATTGCTG